CTTTGAATCCCCAAGAGCGGATATATAAATACTTGGGATTTTTGGAAATATTTCCTATACACTGAACTTAAAGCCATAATTTTTACAATTTTACATTACCTAATGCTAGATCATATGGTAAGTCATACCTTCTGTTGTCATAATGCCATTTAACTTTGACAATTAACTCTTTGAAGTCTGCTTTCCATTTCTCTAGTGTTTCTTCACTCACTTGAAAAGGATAAACTTGATTGTATTTATCAATTACTATAAAAGTAATTTGAATTTTCCAATCTTCCTTATCCTCCCTTCCTTTTAAAAATTGATTTGTTACTAATACAGTATAGATAACAGCTTGAAGCCAGTATCTATAGTATTCAACACTTTCTGGGAAATCTTGAATTGATTTTGCAGTGGTTTTTAAGTCATTAATAAAGATGGTTTTTGAGTTTTTGTCAACAACTACATTGTCAAGTACACCATGTAATCCAAAAGCTAAGTCTGGATGGTCATAAGTTAGTTTTAACTCTGAAACAGTTTTAATAGAAGTATCTGAAGAATCTCTATCTAACTGTAATAAAGCTCTGACATCTTGATTAGCTCTTAAGACCTCAACTTGTGCTCTGCATGATGTAAGAGTCACTTCATCTACTACTGTTTTGCCTAGGCTAGCTTTTAAGAATTCAAAATACTCTATGTTTTCTGAAGTTAAAACTTTGTCAAGTCTTTGTTGATCAGTTTTGAGAGATTGATAGAGATTAGCTGTGAGTAGTTGAGAGAGTATATCCTGCGGATAGTCCACCAAAGATAAAGTATTATTCCCAATTGTCAAATGATATTTGAAAATATAATCAATAATTTTCTTTTGACTATCAGTTGGAACTTTACCCGGTAGTGTTAAAAATTGTTCTTCAAACTTATCTTCTTCAAACAAAAGACAATGTAATACTCTACCAGCAACTAAATGTGCATCTGTAGAATCTTCTCTTTGGTTAAGAACATAATGATTGTAGAACATAGCTGGGGAAAATAGCAACTTATTAATCCCACTGTAACTAAAGTAAAATTTCTTTCTATAAAATTGTTCTAATTCCTCATTAGAACCAATCAATGCTTGACTCATCTTCTTCTTTTTTAGGTTCAACAATAGGTGCTTCAATATTTTCTTCTTCAGAAACTGTACCTGGAAGCTCTTCTTCTGCAATTTCTTTATAGTAATCATCAGAAGGTTCTTCATTTAATTCAGTAAAAGTTTCTTCTTCAACAGTTGGTATGTAAGTTAAGAAATCTTCCGGAATCACCTCCTCTACCGTAGGTACATAGTCTTCTTCAAGATTGAACTGATAAGGCTTGTTCATAAAAGCTAAAATTTCAGGGTCAACTGTAATATTCTTTACTTTAAATATAGCTGTTGAACCTGTATCTGTAATTTCTTTATGATATCTATATAATAATACATCTAACATATCTGTTGTAAGAACTCCTTTATCTTTTAACAGCTCAACAATTTTGTCTAAATTGAAATGCATATAACCATCAGAGTTTAGATAACTCAGTAAAGATTTAAAATTAACATGTCTTTTTGAAGGAAGATTGTACATTATATTTCTATATTCATAGAAAAGAATAAGTAAATACAACAAACTTTTTTCATATTGAGAATTAGCCATTATTTCCATAGCCAAAACATGGTTATCAGTATCTGAACTATCCAACATTGTACATAAACTACCAAATAGATTTTCATCAATGATTGCAGCAGTAGTACCATTTAAAAGACTGATTAAACAAGATTCATCATACAAAACTTTATTTTTAATAGAATTGTATATATAAAGATATTCAGAGCTTATTATGTAATTATGAGATGAATTAGCAATACTACCAAAATCTTTATGTGCTGCAAAAGTAGCATAATTAGGTAAACCAGTATCTTGTAATAATTTCATACTTGTATAATCACAAAAAAGAAGATCATGAGGATAAAATTCTAAAACTTGTCTGATATCTTCTTGTTCTTTTTTATCAAAATAATCCTTATATAAATCAAAAAAGAATTTAAATAATTCAGTGCTTATAGTATAACTCCATTCATGTTGAGTATAAAGCTTTATAGTATCTTTTGATGCAAAAATGTGTGTTGCAGATTCTAAATCTCTTACGGTTTTAGTACCATTTTGTTCATTAAATTCCTTTAATTTAACTCTAGGTATAGAAACTTTTTCTAAAAAATAAAACTTGTCACCTTTATTTACAACATAATTAGTTAAAAGATTTGGGAAAAAACTTTCAGGCTTTTCTCCGGTATGCAAAATTCTTATATCTTGTAGTATAAGATGATTTACTTTAGATAATTTACCACTACCTTCTCTGGGATATCTTATATTAATATGTAAAGCATTTTCTAACATAACTTTAGTATAAAATAATAGGGGATGTAATCACCCCCTATCTTTGTTAATAATTATAAATCTGTTATTTTAAGGGAACAGCACACCTTTGATTACTTCACAGCCATTTTTACTACATCAGGATTTATCATCAAAGAACCAAATTTCACTTTGTTTCCGTTAACAATTTCCTTAATCAAATAGTATTTTAAGTCTGTAGTAAATGATTCACAATCAGTTACTAATTTGATTAATCTTTGTGACATATCCTTACTAACAGGATTTTTATCAGCCCAAACCAAAGAATAGTTTACTAATCTTGTTGCAATAATACTTGATAAATCAGCTCTGAAATCATCACCTTCACCAACAGCAGCTTTAAGAGCTCCTAAAACATAGCCTTCTTCTTTGGTAAGAATAGTTTCCGGACTAATAATTTTATCAAGTTTATTATTGATAAACAATGTAAACATTGATGCAAATTCCGGACCTACAGAACCTTCTCCAATCATTTGAATCATTGGTAAATTTTTTGCAAAATCTTCAATAGAACTTATTGAATTAAAGAAAGTAGTGATTGCTCTTGGATTAACACTTTGAGTAACCAATTCAGGATGCATTAACATAAAGTTGATACATCTACCATCTATGTTAACTTGCTCTGCCCATCTTGCCCAAACATTCACATCAAATTTTACTTCTGTGGAAATAAATCTTGTTTTTTGAGCAATATCTAATGAAGTTACATTGTAATCTCCATTATCAGGATTGGTAGTCAATAAAATATGCCAGTTCTTAGGTAATTTCCAAGAAGCATAAGCTTGCTCATCAATAAGAGTCATTGTAGCTTGCATAAATCTATGGTCAGCTCTGGTATAATCATCAAGAATTAAGAATCCACCTTCTCCCTTACCTTGAATCCAATCTGGAGCAGCATGTGACATTCTTTTATCCGTTACCTTGTAACCTTTCTTCATTGCAGCATCAATCTGATGCTCATTGATCCATGTCTTTTTACCTTCAGCATTTTGGATTTCAAATTCTTTAACAGGGAAACCTACTAAATCACCTAATTCTTCAAACTCAGCTAAGTTTAATCTGATTACATCCATGTTAAGTTCTTTTGCAAGTTGCTTAACTGATGAAGTTTTACCAAGCCCCGCGTCTCCTTCCACATTTATAGCTACAGGAACTTTTCCTTGTGATTGAATATGTTGGTTATTCTTAACCATGAATTTTACAAAATCCTTAATCTCATCTAAATTTAATTGAACTGACTTACTCATAACTTTAATTTTTATAACTCTAATTTGATAACTTTTCCAGGAAGTGACTTGTTTAATTCTGATCTTTCAGAAATAACCCATAATACATTTCCTTTTGGTTTCTGACGGGTATAACATTCACCATCAGTAAAATATACAAGACTTGTAAACTTCTTTCCATTAGCTGAATAATAGTCAAGTACAGGTTCAAAACTTGTGCCTCCCCTACCCCTTACAGTAATTTCATTTTTGCCTTTATAAGGCTCAATACTATTGATACGGGTATCACATTGAATAATTGTGATTTCAACCCCTGCTTTATAAATGTGATGAATCTCATTCATAAATTCTTTAAGCTCTGTATCACTTACAGAACCAGAAGTATCAATAGCCAACAACATATGTTGTTTCATTTTGATTTTAAGTCCAGGAAAATCTGAGAATCTTTTGTTCTCCTTTCTCCTAACTTTTTTAGTATATACTTTGGTACTGATTCCAGTAAATCTTCTGATATAACCCCTCCAATCAAACTTAGGTGGAACTATCTCCTCTATTTTAATAAGACCTTCCACTTCACCGGGTACATGACCTTGCTTTTTGACTGTTTGTTCTTTAGCTTCAGTAAGAATTCTTTGAATCTGTTTATCAATTAGTTTCTGCTCTGCTTCACTGATACCTTCAAATTCTTCCCATGTAGGATGTTCATTTCCAGTATTCATTTCTGAATCCATTTGATCACATAATTGATCAAATGCTTCTGATCCAGATGTTCCTGTTTTTTCTTTTTGTTCTTTAGCTTCTTTCAGTTTATCATAATAATATCTGCAGCCTGCTTTAAGATCAAGATTCAATTCAGGATAATCTTCAATAAGTACACCACGCATTGGTAACTTTTTAGCTATTTGATCTAGCTCTTCTTTATCTTTTCCGGCTTCTTTAGCAGCCTGATATTCTTCTAATACAGCTTTCTTCAAAGCTTTATATTGTTCATGATCAAGTTCAGCACCTGGCAACCAAGATCTATCAATATATTGGTTGATTTCCATATCCATTGCAACATTTGCTAACTTATGGTCACTAAACATGAAATATGTTGTCAAATGTCCAAAAGCAATATGCAAGCATTTTTGTTAACTCATGTTTTCACATGAGATCAGACTATACCTTCATCCACTTGGGATGGCCTATTGTAGTCGTTGAACCTCTTTCTTGGTACATATGTGTCTAAATAATCAATAAAAATTTGTCTTTTTCTATTCAAGCATACTGTATAATTTTTATACATAAAATTATATAACTTAAGTGTATCATGTAAAGAGTGTTGTGTAATATAACATTCCTTACTTTGCTTGATAGTTTTATTTTTTACTGGTAATATTTTCAATAATTCAATAATAAATTCTTTTGAGCCTGAACAAAAACCTGATTTTAAGATTTTCCAATCACTATTTTTTAAGTTTTTGTAGGCTCCAACTGTACCATCACCATCAAAATAACCTCTTATAAAATGATGAATTAATGCATCCTTTAGTATAGGTATTCTTATTGTTTTAGTTTTAGCTGGTGTACATCCTAAATTATTTAAATCATTATACATTTGAGCTGATGTTATTTGAGCTTTCCATATATATTTTTTAAATACTTTTTGATATTCACAATTAGGAGAATTATTTGATCCAACATCTGATAAAAATTGTTCTACCCAATCTTTATCTTTTGATGAAAAAATTATCTGTCCTGATTTACTTGCTTTTTTTGTAATATTACCATCAGCAAAAAGAACACCTAACCAATATGCTTTTTTTTCTGTATCTATTACATTAAAAAAGTCATCTTGACAAGTATATTTCATTGATGATTCAGACAAAGTTCTTGATTTTATATTATTTCTTTTTAGAATTGCAAATACCCTTTTTATATTTAACTGTAATATACTTGCAATCTTTTTACCTGATAATTTATCAGTAACATAATAATCAATTACTTTTTGTTCTATTTCTATTTTCATATATGTAAGTATTTATGTTACAATATACCAAAAATAAACAGTATAACCAAGAAATTTGGCTGCGGATTGCCCATTTAGACATCTTTATCTTTTTTACTATACCTGAATGATTAGTTCAGCCACATACTACTTCACAGTGTATGCTTAGTAGATAAAGCTTTAGGGAGTTCCCGTCAATTTAAGACATTTTACATATACATTACTGTATAAGGAGCCCTAATTGAGCTCATGCTTCAAAATTCCAAGTCTGTGATTATCAGTTAATTCTAACCAAAACTTTTCATTAATAGCAAGCTGATAGTTTATACCATTTTTACTAACACCTGCTGTAGGAATATCATTTCTCCACGTTTTATTAAGCATTATAAGAAAGTAGCCATAATAGGGCTCCTTCATCATAAGATCTTTACTTGTCTTACTAAGACTCTGAACTTTATCCATTATTTCATCTTAATTGTTAATTCAAATTTCTCAGTTTCAAATCCTAATTGCTCCATGTAACCTTTAAGCTCATTAGTAAAAGTTTCCATGAATAACTCCACAGAAGCATTACTTGCTTTTATGTTTGACATAATAGTAAGTGTTCTTGGAGCAGATAGGTTATTATTACCTTGAAGATGTTCTTTAACAAAATTATACACTTTAGGAGCATGCTTTTCCCATTCTCCCGCTGTTTTACCTGAATACTTGTAAAGTAATATTACTTCACCTTCATTCTCTTTAGAAAAGCTACTTTCAATTATCTGAAAAGCTAATTCAGAATTACTATTGTCAGTTGACTTCATCATATTCATTAAGTTCAGCACTTCTTCTTTTTCAAATTTTATTTTTTCCATCAGTCTTCTTTCTTAATAACACCATCTACATTTATTACTTTTGGCCCAAAGGTTTCTGGATCAACACCTTTTACCTTTATTAAAAATTCTTTGTATTCCTCAGTAGTTATTGAATGTAAACCATCATACATTTCTCCAGAATCAAATATTTTTTTAACAGCTCCTAAAATGTTTACTGTATTCATATACATTTCACCCATAAATGAGTCTTCTCTATTAAAAACAGATGGGTCTAATGCCAATGTTGTAACTTTTTGATTATCGGCATCTCTTGTAACAGTAAATTCTAATGATAAACTTGACTCATCAGGATTTGCTTCATTTGTGAAAACCACTTTGATTTTCTCATTTTTCAGTCTAATAATTTTTTTTTCTTGTGTCATCAGTCCTCAATTTTTAATGTTTTAAGCATCCACTCTTTTGGTTTTCCAGACTCTAAAGCCTCAACCCATTCTTTTGCACTTGGTATATAACCAAAGCAATCTTCCTTTACATGTTGTTCTCCAACATATCTTGTATATACAGTTACCCCATCAGAATTAATAAAACTGGATCCAAATCTTTTTTCACATTCAAATATACCTTCACTATGGTGACGGAACATTCTATGTTTACTGTGACCTATCCAAGCTTTGGATTCATCAAACCATTCATGAATTGCTTGATAATCAGATATCTGACCTCCCCATTTCTTAACAGAGGATTTAGCATGTAATAAAGGATGTGCCATAATTATACATCTAAAATTTTACCAGAATGATTAAAGGTTTCTACATAATTTATGTTATTCTCAATTTTATATTCCCCAGAAGGAATTTTAATATATAAATAACCATAGCCACCATCATTATTCCACCAATCTTCAATATCATTTAGTAATTTTTCAACACACCAATCAGCAATTATTGTTCTGTTTTCAGAATCTATTTCTTCAAAAAAATCTAAACTGTATACATCTTCAAAATCATCTGCATTATCTCTTGTAGCTAATACTTCATCAATTGATCCATCATCACCACTTCCAGAATATGAAATTCTTATAGCTGTTATACCTAAATCAGCAAGTTTTAATAAACTCCCAATTAATTTGTTTTCTTCACTCATAACTATTTTGTTTTATAAAACCGACCAAGAATGTTTCCATTAAGAAACTCTTCTTTCTCTAATACTTCATATACAAATTGATGTTTTGTTTCTTGATATGTAAGCTCCATGCCTGAGTAGCAGATCATTAAGATCTCTCTTTTAATATGCACACCTTCTTTATGAGCTTTTTTCAATATAGCATTGGAGCTATAATAGTTAAGAAAATCAGGCTTGATGACTCTTGTGTATTTCTTAAGTCTTTTATCAGTGGTAACAGCCAGAGCTTTCTTACCTAATGGTCTCTTTATATTAGCAAAGAAGTTCTTCTTACCTATATAAGCAACAGACTTACCATCTATTATTGCTGTCATGTGATAAATAAAACCAATAGCTCCTTCAGGAATATCTAGTTCACCAAATACTTTTCCTTTGTATGTCCAAAAATCTATCATAATTTTTCATTTTTAGTACCAAACTTAGTTAATTTTAAAAAAGCCAAAGTATTTTCCAAACTTCTTATTTTTTCATAAGCTTCCATAAGTTCCATGTCAAGAGCTCTGTTTTCTTTTCTCAGTTCTATGATTGAAATATCTTCATTAATTTTACTCCATATAGGAGCTGTATTTGTTGAACTCATAAATCAGTTATAATTTGTTTTTAAGTCCATGTCCAATTCTGAAAAGTTTAAGCTGTGATCTAAGTTGTGATATTTCACAAGCTTGTTCCATCATTTCAAGTTCTAAAGCTCTATTTTCTTTTACAGTATCTTCAAGCATTTTTGACATTTCTTTTAGAGTGAGATCTTTTATGTAACTCATAGTATATTCTTTAAGAGTTGAAACATTGTATCTCTAGTTTTTACTACACCATGCTGCTCAACTGAATCAGCAATGTCTTTTGCTAATGGAAATATAAGATATTCAGTCTCATATTTTGCAGCATATCTACCAGTAGCTTCAATACCTGCTTCATCATTATCAAAAATAACTATGATCTTGAAATACCTGCTTTTTAATTTTTGCATTTCAGTTAAAGGTATAAAACTATTTTCACTGTCTGGAGCAATGCATTCAACATTTTTGATACCAAGAGTTTCAAAAGCCATCATGTCCTTTAATGAAGAAGTAATGATCAAATACTTTGAGGTAAAGGTAAGTTGTTCTGATCCCTGGATATAATCCTTAATCTTTATGAACTTACTCTTTTTATTCTTAGGCTGATAGATTTTATACAAACTACCATCTTCCTTAAAATAACCATAAGTATATTGATTCTCAAACTTCAATTCTTTATAATCACCATTGTTATCCAACTTGCTAAGAGTAAAAAACTTGAGAGGCTGTACATTATACTTAGACAACATTTTAGATGAAATTTTGTAACTCATCCAAAAGTCTTGATCTAAGCTATTCCAATGTCTAATCTCATAATCAGATACTTGATATCTACTTTCTGGTACAGAGTTAACAACAATAGTTCCATTATTAGCAATAAATTCTGAATAATCTTCTAGTATCTTCATTGCTGCAGAACCACGGTTACTTAAATTAAGATACTGATGCACAAATTCAATAGCATCTCCATTTTTACCTGAAGAGAAATCTTTAAATTTATAACCCTTAAGAGTATTATAGTAAATACAAAAAGATGGAGTATTCTCTTTAACAAAAACAGAATGCATCTTAATATCCTGACCAACTAATTTTTCTGTAAGATTCAAGTAATACTCAAATATCCATTCAGTTGGAACTTGTCTCAAATCAGTAATGATATTTGTAGTAGAAATCATAACAATTGTTTTTAGAATAAAAAAGGGAGCTATTAACTCCCTTTAATATAAGTTAGTGTATTTTAGTCTAAGCTAAAATCAGTAGAAACATTTGGTGCAGAAGAAAAATCATCATCTTCAGGACCAAATTCTTTCTTCTCAGCTACCACTAATTTCTTAAGGTGAGTTGCTTCAACATAATCAAGTACTTTACCAGTATTTGCTGGACCAAAAGCAAATTTGTTATTTGCAGATTTTGGTAAACACATATCATAGTTTAAGTAACCAGTTTTACCCATGTATTCTTTACCACCAATACACCATTTCAAATAAAGATCTTTGAATGGAGCATTATCATTAAAGTTTTTAACAAATTCTTCAATAGTACCAAATTTGTTATTTTGAGCTTCAAACCAAGGAAGAATATCTAAAGACATAGATAAGTTTTTCAAGAAGATCATGATAGATCTATCTCTACTAACTTTAATACCACTTTTAGTTTCACCATCAGCAAATGCATACTGAGAAGCTTTTACTCTACCAATTTGACCAGCATAATGACCTTTACTTGCATCATCTTTGTCAATCATAAAACCTTCAAAACCGTCAATTGGTGCTGTTTCAACATCAATTACTAAGTGATATGCTCCTTCAATAAAAGAGAATTCTTCTAAATGAACACCATTAATTTTTAACTCATGATTACCTGGAGTTATTGTTTTTGGCATTCCTGTTCCTGTTCCTAAATCTGTTGTACTTAACATTTTTTTACTTTTTAATTATTAAACATTTATTTTACATATACCTCATCCCAGGAAATTTTCAAATCTCCATCAGTAGAATCAGCAATTACTATTTCTTTATTTCTCAAATGATCTGGTCTTGCACCACATGTTACTTCATCATTAGACTTAAAAGACAAGATAGTTTTCGGCCCTTTTCTGAACATGTACATTATCTTCAAATTAATACGCAACATTAATTCCGTTTATTAAACTGCTTAATATTTCTATTAAGATGAGACTATATCTTCTTCCTTGTTAGGAAGGCTTCCTTTTCCACTACCATTAGCTTGCAGTGTACTCCCCTTTGGGATAGTCGTTGAACCTTTTATAAATAAGTTGTCATACACTTGCTTAATCCAAAGTATCCATTCATCATATGAATAATTCTTTTTAGCAAAATTACATTTTTGACAACAAGGTACACAATTTTTTATTGTGTAACCTATATTATTATCTTTTCTATCTATACCATTATATACAAACTCAGATGTATCTTTAAACTTTCTTTTATGTCCTTTAAAAGTATTTGCTGGAACAGCGTTACAGTAATGACAATTTTGAATTAATAGTTCTTTGAATTCATCTAAATTAATATCAAAAGCATAGTTTCTAAGTAAAGCTTGTTTTTGGTAATTCATGTAAACTTGATAAAACATTGCTGTAAAAAGAGGTTTAGAACTTCTTTCAACTATTTGTTCAATATTATAACAACCACAAGATTTACTTGCTCCAGACTTAACTGAATAACCCGTAACTTTTTTAATAATTCCACAATCACATTGGCACACATATCTTTTAGAAGATTTTTCCCAATGTAAAATTGTCCATCTATTAACTTTTGTTCCTGGTTCTAAACTTAATTTACTCATAATAATTTATTTATAACTTGGCTGCTGATTGTCTTCACCTTTAAGTGGTCAGAGTTCCCAGACAATTAAAAAGCTTTTTCAATCTATATTACTATAGAAAGTGGCTACTAAGTTAACCAATAGCATCAGCATTAGCACAGATTAGAGACTTTATTTTACCTGTCAAATCAATATTAGCAGACATAACAAGCTCACCTTTATCATCTACTTGTTTCATTTCTACCTGTTATTTCTAACAGGATTAGACTATATCTTAATCTACATACTTCCAAATATATCCTTTTATTTGTTTTTTCCTTCCTGCACAACAGTGAGATATTGATGCATAATGAACTTTGTAAAATTCTGATGCATCTTTTAAACTATCCCAAACTTTTATAAGAATTCCTTCTTTATACTGACCTATTTTTCTTTTACAATGTTTACCATAATTACCTTTAGGATAAATTAATCCTTTATGACTTTTAGATAAATTTCTTATATGGGTTTCACTAAGCTTTTTTCCTTTTATACTTTTAGAAAGTTTTTGTTTAGTTTCTGAACTAACTATTTTTCCTTTAAGTTTAATTGAAATTTTTTGTTTATGTTCTTCAGATAGTTTTTTTCCTAAACCTCCCTCACCACCTAATGTTTGATTTGTTAAATTAAATCCCCAAACTTTGCATTGATTTATCCAATAAATTTCCCAAAATTGCCATTCTGATTTATCAACTTCATCTAAAATAATATAACTTATATTATAATCAATTGATTTTAACCAACATGTTTTATGAGTTTTTCCTTTATCTAATAAATGAAACTTAAATCTTTGTTGTACATTATTAGCTTTACCTATATACCTAATATTATTTGTATTATTTTCTAGCAAAGCATAAATAAAAGTTGTATGTAAATTCCTCCCTTTTCCACTATTGCTAGTGTACTCTACTCCCTTGTCTTTATAAAAAGTGGTTTTGATAGTCGTTGAACCTTTCTCATATTCATGTGAACTTAGAGACTTGGCTGCTGATTGTCCATTCATATAGTGAATTTTTTGGTCACTATAAAGATACAAAATATTTTCAAACATTCATAGTCTAATTTCTTGACTATTGTAGTTATTTTGTCTTTAGGATATTCCAGCAATTAAAGAGGTTTTATAAGAACTAACAATTAATCCTTAATGTGTCCAGATAAAATTACATGATCAGCAAGAGTATCTACAAAGTCAAGCACTTGGAAAAATGCAGTGCGGATATATAAATAACCAGCACCGTTTGGTAAAGTGGTAATATTATCTCCATCAAAATTCTTTCCCATCGGCGTTTGTTTATAAAGTTTTATGGCAAGTGGGTGTATCATATCTTCTAACGCAGTAACAGTATCTATAGTTATATACTTGTAAGGCTTACCTGCTTCTCTGATTGCTTTTCCAGTATCTAAAAGCTGTTGTAAACTTGTAATTGGAACTTTGAGAGCTTCAATAAAATCTGCACCATGCTCTAAATCTAATATCAGATTATCTTCAAGACCTGCATAACATGTTGTCTTGCCAGTTTTAGGCTTAGAATAAATAACCATTCTTTTTGGGTTTACTCTTTCTGCCTTAACTTTTGAAGTTGGAAGTACTATACTCATGATTTTGTAATTAAGTCATTTAACCATTGTTTGTTACTTACAGGCTTTTTCCACATAATTGCTGCAAAATCTTGTATTGTCATTTCAGATACAAAAGCATCTTTATGAGTAACAATTGCTTGAGCTTGTGCTGTTAAAAGATTAGGTAACTCTGCTGTAAAGTCAGGAAATTCATCTTGTACTAAAGAGTTTTGTAATTTTGGTAAATCAATATCAAAATCAGAACCTTTAATATCTTGAGCAACTGATTCAGCACCTCTTTTTTCAAAAAGGGCATATGTAATTTCTGTACCATCTGGTAGTACTGCTAATAACTCTGACACAGGAACAGTAAATAATTTATAAGGATCACCTTTATAATTATTACCTTCTTTAACATCATATTCTTCAGAATAAAATGGATTGTATCTGTATTTAAACAACTGTCTATTTGCATAGAAAGGTTTAATGTCTACAATAGAACCAGATGAATCTGTTACATTATCATAAAATTCTATGTAAATGTCTTCACCTTTTGCTAATTCTGATTCAAAGAACTGCACTTGTCTTCCATACTTACCTTTCTGGAAAAATGCAGTCTTCACTAGAAAAAATGGATCCCCTTGTCCAATTTTCTTGAAAGTATTCATATGCTGTGCATAGAAATCTCTTTCTCTTTCTTTTCTAACTGTCATACACTTAAATTTTCATTTTTGTTTTTACTGCGGTTGGTGGTGTTGGTATTTCTATAATTCTCATTACATTACGGTCAAGCTTAAAGAAGCTAATTCTTGTAGTACCATTTCTTGATTTAAGAAAGTGAAATACTAACACATCTTCATCTTCAATAATGAACTTGTCCGGACCATAGAACCTAATCTTTCTAATAGATGGTTTATTGATACCCATAACAACATCTGCATGTTGTAATAAAGCATCTGAACCATAGATATCAGAATCTAATACATAGTTACCATAAGAACCTTCTTCTTGTCTTTTAGGATCATCAATATTTCTATTGAGCTGACTTAGGACAATAAATGCTACAGGATATTTCTTTTTCATCATTGTGAGAGCCTCACCTAAGCTTCCTAGCATTTCAAATTTGTCCTTTTGTCCTTTTCCTACTTTAAACAAAGCAGAGTGATCTATTGCAACCAGCATGTTAGGGAATGTTCCGTCATCATTCTTGTACTTTTCCATTTCATAATGGACTGTAGCACACATTTCATCTACAGTACATGCATCATATACCACATTGATAAAGTCATTAGCTTTAGTACTGTTGTAATAAGCCACACATTGTTCATATATGTCTTTATCAACTAACTGGCCGCCTTTACTCATCAAAGTGTTATAATCTGCTCCTGTATTTAAACTGAGCTTTCTTACACCACTTGTTTCATCAACCATTTCCATCTGGAACTTTAAAACTCTAAATTCCTGGTCTTTATTGTAAGCAATAATATCACTTATCAATTGTTCCATAAATAAAGTTTTACCTGTTCCCGGTCTAGCACCTACTACGGTGATAGTTCTCCATTCTAATCCATCACAGAAAGCATCATTAAATTTTGGCCATGCACTTCTTAAGGATCTAACTTGTCCTTGTCTTCTGGCTTTTATTTTGTGAATGGCTTTTTCAACAGCCTGTCTTTCAGTTACAGGTAGCAATGCCCGTGCCCCATTAAATAAGTGACTCATTTTGTGATTAATTACAGATATACATAATTACATTGTATGACTATACAATGGTTTCCTTAAAATAGTTTGGCATTTCTCCTGCTCCAGAAATAACCAAGTCACAATAATTAGCTAGTTCTGACTCAAAAGACTTGTCCAGGTTTTGCTTTCTTAAGAAGTATTGTGAAGTTCTCATATACTCAAATCTTTTCATTTCATATTCAGATACATATTTTTCAGTTGCTTGCAATATTGTTTCCCATGTGTAATCATAAGTCTCAAAAAACCATTTAAAAGCACCATCTAAGTTCTTTGGATTTACTCTAGCATATCTACCGGAGCTGAGTTTTCTATCTGGAAACAATTCAACATAAGTTTCAATGTTTGCCACATAGTCTGTTCCCATAAGATCTGAGTTAACTTTCTTCTTGACTTTTTTGAAATATCCTGATATTTCTTCCATAAAGATAATGCTTTTAGATGTTAATTGCAAATCTTCTGACAACCAGTCATTTGCTTTTAATACACTATAAGCTAGTTCTTTACTTACAAATTTATGAGGTATAATTTTGTTTTTCAAGCATGTAAGAATATAAAAATTATTTGGAGTAATTCCTTCTTGAATCAGTCTATTAAATACTTCTACCATATCAGTTCTTTACCATAATTATTAAATACATCTTCAGAAACTTTAACAAAAATACCTTTAGAATCCCATTTCTTATTTGAACTGTAAACAGCACTTGCTGGATGTAAAGTTGAATACTTTATGTTATTATCTGAAGAAACTAACTCATCCCACTCTTGTGCTTTTTTACCCATGTAAATATACACAAGACCATTATGATAATTATTCAACCAGTCAAATAAATATGCAGTGAATGGTTTCCAGATATCATAATGGACACCAATTTTACCTACTGTAGTTGTCAGAGCTGTGTTTAAAAGTAAAATACCTTGATTAGACCATCTACTGAGATCAGGTTCATAACTAACATACTCATCTTCATACACAGTTCTATTTACTTCTTGTAGCATATGCTTTAAGCTTGGTTGTACATCTTGTGGTATTTTAGTTTTGCTACAGCTAAAAGCAATTCCATCGGCCACATTTATTGTAGGGTAAGGATCTTGACCTACAATGACAACACAAAGTTGATCGTAAGGACATTCTTCAAATGCTCTAAATAAATCTTTAAAAAGGGGTGTAAACTTTTCCCCGGTGTTACTCTTCTTAACTAATTGAAAAATGATATTGTCAAAGTCACCACTAAATATGAAAGACTTCAACACTCTTCCCCAACCAGATAGTAAAAGTTTCTGATAAAATTTCTCCTTAATTTCCTCAATGTTTAGGTTTTGACTCATAAAATAAATATTTTTGTTATTAAAATTAACCAGCTATGATTAAAGTTAAAGAATTAAAAGATGATGCAATTGTTAAAATACCAGTAAGTAAAGGTTACTACTTCATGGTAAAAAATTTAGCATTTGATCTTGTAGGTAAAATGATTAAAGAAGATAAATCAGAAGATTACCTTAAAGAAATTGGTAATAAACCCTATAATGAGCTTGATGATAACCAAAAATCACTTCATACTGTAACTTTATTAGTTGCAGAAATTGAAGCACAAGCTCAACTTCAAGGTTTATTTAATGAAAAAGAAGTATTAGAACCAGGTGATGAAGGTTATGTTGCACCTACCGAAGGTTAACATTCAATTCGACTCCTATTTCAATACAAGCTTCAATACTAAGCATGATTTGGTCTTTTGTACACTCTCCAAAGGATTTACAATACTCACCTTCAGAGTCTGTGTAGCAAAGACCAGATCTTTCCTTAATAATCTTCTTCATTTCTTCAAAAGTATAGCCGGATTCTTTGGCTAATTCTCTAATACAAGCATGGACTTTATTAATCTGTGCTCTACTATGATCTGCATTAGCAAGATCAATATACATTTCAATTTCCTGCCCCTCAGGTAACTTCTGTAGGAACAGTTCATAGGCCAACTTATCCTTTGGATGAGAATAAGTAAGCTTACCATCTTTCTTAATTAGTTTTCCTGTAAACATTTAGGTTGAGTATTTAACATAAGACAACATTACTTCAACAGTAAAGATTTTATCTTTATAGTTAAGAGCAGCTTCTTCATAGTGATCTTTGTAATCTTTGAACAAACCAAACTGTTCAAGTCTCTGAGTTCTGTAAAATTCTAAACTAGCAAGAGCTATGTAAAGATCATCTTTAAAATTATTTACATCAAACAATCTTATCAAACCTTCTCTCTCAGAATCATCAATTATACCCATAAAATGATTAAGGTTTATTTCAGCTAAAGCCATAAAAGGTTTAAATGTAAAACTTCTAGGACTTTTGCTTAATTGTGTAAACCAGTGATAATAAAGATTCTTGTCTGTGTTTTCACATATTAAAGCATGTTCATTACAAATACTATGAAGAAGACTTGGACTTGCTTCTCTTCTTTTTTTCATTTATATCAATATAACTTTTACAATTTTCTCCTGGAGTGTACATACTGTACCACTGTGGAGTACTAGGGGTTGCTAAAAATCTATAGCAGGTTTTACTAAGCGGACATGTGCTTTCACTACATAATGAAATATCAGGCATATTAGTCTTTTTTATAGATAAAAGAAATAATAAGCAAATTAAACATATCTCTTATCCAGGTTACAACTTTTTTCATGGGTTCTTTTTAAAATGTTCATTAAGTTTTTCAATTTCCAGATTCAACTTATCTATTTCTGTAATTACATAAATACAAGCAGAATGAGAACTTCTATACTTAAACTGTTTTCTGAAATTTAGCAATACTTCTTGTTTAGTAGTCAGCTCAACCTTAAGTAAAACTGCTTCTAGTTTAGTCATAACTAAATATAGCTTGATATATGTTTGGAAACTGTACCTTGAAGATATCTAAGATGTTTAAAGCAATTTCTCTGTGCTCTAACTGAGTTGTCTCATCACATCTAATCTGTAAGTAATGTATCCAAGATCTTACTGAACCTTTAACATAAAGTGTACTACTTGTTGCTAATGGTAGTACCATACGCGCACATTCTTTAGCAACTCCTTTATTTATTAGTTCTTCATAAAGTTGTTGAGAATTTTCTAAATGTTCATTAATTATATCCTCAGCATATAATGGAGAATTAAATAAAGTAGGATTACATGGTTCAAGACTTGACTGTCTGTTGGTAGCTCCGGCTGCTCTTAACTGAATAGTCTCAATCTCTGCTACAGCAGAGTATCTTTGAGAGAACTCTTGGAATGAAAAAGATCTATGTCTTAGTATCTGAGCAGCAATAGCTCTACTAGTCTTTATCTCTACAGTAAGGTCAACCATCTCAAATGGACTCCAGTGCTTATGCTTAATTAAATACTTCAACAACTTATCTGCTGTTTCCATATTCATCTGATTCTCCGGATTACTAACTCTTGCAGTATATACAATAAGTTCTTCTGGACTATTAACTCCTTCAATCTGTGACTGAGTTATAGATATTAATTTAGTCTGCATTCTTCTTTGGTTTAATAGTTGTACAATCTCTTACTATGTAATCATACTGAATAAAAGAAGCAATAGCCTCTAGAGTAAAAAACTTTCTTAAGTCATCAAGACTTACTCTACTAGTTTTTGGATAAAACATTACATGCCTTACAACAGTATAGTTTTTTACATTTTCTTCATGGGGAATTGTTTGTTCCATAATTACTGTATTAAGTTGTCAATATTTATACCTTGATCCTCCATAAGTTCATAAAATAGATCAAAAAATTTATCTAAAGTATCTTGACCTGATAATGGTTCAATATCAGAAGAATCTATAATATCTTCCATTTTTCTTTTTGCATTATTTTTAAGTTCCCATAATACTAAAGCCATACCAAGAGAATGAGACATTCTTCTATGCTCCATTACATCATCAGGCTCATTCATATCAAATTCAAATGTTGCTTTCATAATTTTCTTTATAATGTTCTTCTTCAAACTGTTCATACAATGTAATTAATGTTGTTGTATGCTTATTAGTTAGCCATTCTGCAAAGTGAATAACCTTGTTATCAGTATTATTTTTTTCCATTTCTTTGGCATTATGGAATAACACATTATCAGGATGAATACTTTTAGGTAATAATTCACATTTAATCATTTGTTCAACCAACCATTCTACTGCTGTTTTCATATCAACTTTTTATGTTTATAACAATCTATACATATGTGATACCCAGGAGTTACACTTGGTACATATGTGTGCTTACAAAATAATCTTTTAATCTTTTTCCACATTTTCTTTTAGTTTTAAGTTAATAGCTTTTTCTAAATCTTTGAAGCTAAATCTATGCTTTTCAGGATCATTGTTAGGTCTTGCAATGTAGTTATTCCAAACTTCTACTGCAATTTCATGTGCTGTGTCCATATTATTTTTAAAGTGACCTAACTGCGCGCACGAAGCAAGTACTGAGCTTATTGGTGAAGTTGGCAATCCCATTGAAGAAGTAGAAGTACCAAGCGTTGTTACTATAGTCCTCCGAACTACTCCAATACACATCTTCTGTAATTATTTTATTATTGTACATAATAAAGCATTCTTCAATGGTTGGTAATCTCCAATCATCCCCTAAACTTTTTGCATATGCTACTGCATCATCCCAGTTTAATTTATTAGTTGATATGATGGGATGCAATTCAAACTTATAATTCTTTTCTACAATTACAGGTTCAACTTTTTTTTCTAATTCTTTAGGAACATATACTATTCCATCTATTACTACTTCCATGTTTTCACTTTTATTTATTATTACCTCATCTTTCAAACACCTAACAGAGAACCCATTTCTCTTATCATAGAAGTTTCTGGCCGCATTGCCATTGGTGCTATTCAGGAAGCGGGTCCAAGCATTGTTTGTAAGGTACTCTGAAGAACTCCACCAGTAACCGTAGTAGCCAATGGAGTTGTAACTCCCATTGAGGTAGCGGAAACCGCCCGGAAGATCAGTACTTAGATCTAGTAATTCAAATTCTTCTATTTTAGGAATTTTCCATCCTTCAGGGGCAAGTCCTCTGGAATCATTTACAGCATGCCAATTATATAATACAACTTTTTCAATTTCATTATCATAATAACAATAAGCACCTGTTGTCAATGCTTCCCATTTCTTTTTAGATTTTACATAAGGAATAGGATCACCATTTCTGTAATGTGTAACATCTAAGTTTTCTTTACTATAATCTTTCATATTATTTCTTTTTAAACTTTATTTGAAATTGTATAACCTTGATTAATTAATTCTTCTTTCATCTCATCAGTAATAATATCTATAGTCTTACATTGATACGTACTTGACTGCTGTACTGTACAGTGCATTAATTTGTAACTAATAATATGTCCGTCTAAGTTTTGAAAACAAATTGCTTTTGAATCCCAATCCCATTGACTTATTACCCTTAATTGATACCATTCTTTAGTTTCTTCTGGGTTTACCCAAATAGTGCTACCATATATTTCCATCTTATTTCTTTTTAAATTGCTCCATTACTTTCTGCGCTTCACAGATTCTACAAGGTGTATTATATCTATGACTGTCCTCATCACAATCCCAGTTAGATTCACAATCTTTAATGAAATCAATCAAAGGCTTTATATCTTCCTCACTATACATTCTTTCAGTTTGCCATTTAGCACCATTTTTAAAAGCAAGTCTTCTAATCACAGCTTGTTCTTCAGTCCAAACATCACCACCAGGATAATTATGTTCAGCAGCTTCTTCTAATGTAGATTGTTTAGGTTTAGAATTGTGCCACCTCATAGATGATGGTATATCAAGTTGCTGTTCTAACTCAAACATTTCTTTTTCTAAATCTTGTTTAGGTTCTTCTTGTGGTATGATGATTCTGTAAACTAACTTTAGGTCAGGAGCAAGAGAACCTGATACATACCAATTTTTATAAGTTTTTTTTACTTCAGCAAACTCACAACTTGGATTCTTAACAAACCATTCTAAAAATGAATTATCAATCTCTTGAACACCATCTGCAATTAGAATTGTGTCTGTTGTTAGGATTATTTTTTTACAATGCCCACAATCTCTATATACTTGTACAAGCTCTTTAGAAACTTTTTGAATGTTGTAATCTTGTTTTGTACTGTAAACAAAATCATTTTCTTTAATCTCTTCATCAGATGTTATGTTGATGTTGTATTTTTTATAATAATCTTTTGGAATAGTATCTAAATGCAATTCATTTGCAAATTTGAATAACCTACTTGGTTGGTCTGTTGGAATTATGTGTATATTTTTCATGATTTCTTTTTTAAAGTATATGACATCAACAACCCCATTGTTATTGCCCATGCTAATATTAATATATCTTTCATGATTTCTTTTTAATTATTTCTATTAGTTTATCTAAGCAGGCTTGTTCTGCTTCTTCATATGTATAATAGTCTTCATTATACAGTTCACCTAATTGTTGACCAGGTTTTTGAATGTGCCATTGCCATGATTCTTGACTTATAGATGTAATAGTACAATGAAGATCATACTTCTCTCTAAACCATCTAAACACTTGTTGTTTAAGTGGTGCTAAACATTCATAAACTCCTGATTCTACTAATTTTAATGAATGATCATAATACATTAAACAAGGTTCATCAAAACCCAACTTCTTCAAAGCTAGACTCTGATTATATGTTGCAAAGTAATTTTCCATCTTATTTCTTTTTAATTTGTTCAATTAATAAATCTACTTCATCTGCATCTACTATGAACTTGCTGTAATATCTACCATTAATGTAGTAGACTAAGTTCATTCTATAATGGTTAATTCTTCACCAGTTAAAGCAAAGTATAAGTTTTGGAGTTGGTGAATATATTTAATTGTAGTTAAATAGTAACATGTAGCTTCTGATTCATCAGTATTATAATGCCAACTGTCATCATATTTTTTTATTGAATTAAAATAGTCTCCATTTTTAATAATAAAATGATCATCCCACTTTTTATATTTAAAACCAAACTTTAACAACCATTCTTCTGTTAGTGATATTGGATTATACTCAATTTTATTTTTTTCCATTAACTCTAATCTCCACCATGTAACGAATACAAGTTCATCATCTTGCATTATTGAATTTCCAATTCTCAATTCACTTGCTTTCATCTTAATTATTTTTAAGTGCATGAAACTCATCAAAAAACTTACTTATGTAAGTACTGTAACCAGCATGAGCATAGCTTCTGTCAATATGTAATAAGTATTGAGCTCTTGTCATTTTATGTCCTCCTACAAATTCTAAATATAATTTGTAATCAAGTACACTATGCTGCCATTTTTCAAAATGTGCAAAACCTTTCTTGCTTCCCAAACTTTTAGTAGGTCTTACTCTAGGATGTCTCATACCAAATAAATTATTATTTGTTTTAAACAAATTACTACACATGTTGCTCTCCTGTCTGATTATTGCATAGGCAACTTCAGGATGATGGATTTTTTTGTGAAGTAAATAGCTAACCAATAACTCTTTAGTTAAGAGTGAACTATCTATTGATTCAGTGATTGTATCTTTTACCTTAAAAGATTTCTCATTAACAATTTTTTTTGTTTCAGTGCTTTTCCCTAAGCTCATTAAACCAGTAATTACAGTAGTAATTCCAATAAATAATACAATAATTTTCATAAATAGTAGTTTTACAAATCCGGTGCTATTAACACCGGATTGTTTATTAATCTCCTTCTTCATTATTAACTTTCTTTTCTTTCTTTTCACCTGTTCTAGGTCTTTCTTTGTCAGCTTCAGCATTAAATCTTTTTAATCTTTCAGCTATTTTCTGGTTCACTGTGTTGTAATCCTTCTTTACTTCTTCCTTTGCCATTTCTTTCATATTTTTCTTGTTCAACAATTCTTTGAGCTTCAGTTATAGTAAGATTACCTGGAATCTCACCATCATACATATGGACAATATCCATGTACAATTCTTTCATTTTCCCCATAGTGATAAAGCTTTAAACATTAAATTTTTCATTGCTTCTGTTTCATCATCTATATTCTTGTGTCTCATGTAACTTACCAGTTGATCTCTTTTGTATTCATTTAAGACTAACTTAAAACTAATAACTTGGCTTGTTTTTATTCTTGCAGTAGATTCAGGTGCTGTAAAATCATATGGAAATTTCTCATACAATTCATTTACATTATCCATGAAACCTTTGTTTTTTGTAACAAACAAATCACAAACCTTTTTCTTACTATAGTTAATAGTACTGTGATGCATATCAGAATAGGAGCCAATAACTTCTTCTGTTACAAAAAACTTATAGTAAAGTAAAGCAATAAGATAAGATTTTTTATCTACTTCAGCTCTTGCACGGGTTTTAACTTGACATAGCTTCTTCAATTCAGAAACTACCTCTTCTTCTGAATAATACATGTTATATTTCAGCAAATAAAGAACCAATGGTTTTTTCTCTACCAATTGTACTACCTAGTTGATAGATACAAAAAGCTAATTCATTTGGATGAAGAACTTCTTCACTGATGTTAACCATCATATCTGTTACTGTTTGTGGATTTTCAAATTGTTTGTGAATCAATTTAGTCAAGAACTCTGTTCTTTCATCTGTTATACCTAATGTGCCTGTAATACTTCTGTCATTATCTTCAACAATAACAACACGGACCAAGTCCTTGTAATTTGGAAGTGTCATAAATAAAATTTGGTTGGTTTAAAGAGCCTCAAGCTCAACTTCTTCTTCTTTGAAGATGTCTTCTTCAAATTCTTTTTTGCATCTCTTCTCCTATGATTACAGCAAATCTTTTAGAATCATAGAATTCATAAGGTGCTGATAAATCTGATAGAGATATCTCTATTAGTTCAAATCCAAATACACCAGGTTGAAGATTCATCTTATACACTTTTTTAAGAGTATATATTTTTTCTTCAACTGGCCATTCAGAATCTACTATATTTTTTGGTTTGTTTGAACTATCAATAAAAATCACTTGCATAATCTTCTATGTCTGATTTAATTTCTAATCTGTTAAGTTTCTCATGTATTTCAAATAGTTCATTGAATTCACCTGATTTAACAATACACTTACCTTTACTATGAGCTATCATAGCACATTGTTCAGCTTGGTGTGGATGATGCTCACAGAACTTAATTAGAGTAGCCATGATATATTGAAATGAATGCTCATCATCATTATATATCACTATTTGGTGTGTTTTAAGAATTTCCATAATATAAGTTAGTAAATTAATATGAGATATTGAAATCTTTCCACTCAATTTTGTCTTGATCAAAACCTTCAAGTGCTTCTGTAACCCATTTCTCATCTATAGTATCCATATAACATAAAATATGAATTATTGCAGTTTCATCAGGATTTAATCTGGCCATTCTTCCTATACGCTGAGAACTTTTACGCTCATTACCATAAGCATGCATAATAATACCTTGTTTTAAGTTAGGAATATTGATACCTTCACTTAATTGCATTACACATGATAGTTGATTAGTAACTCCTTCATTGAATAATTCTAAATTTCTATCAGATTCAGGATTGTTACTATGATAACTCCAAGTACACAGTCTATCTGCTTGCTCTTGAGTATTAGCAAATAAAATAGCTTTAGTGTTTCTAGAAATTGCAGGAAAAAGTTTCTTAACATAATTCTCCTTACTTCTATACTCCATCATAGCCCTCATTCTCATAATTCTCATCATTTGTAAATTACCCATTCTCATGTCTATTTTATTAGACCAAAATAAATAATTATCTTTTTCAGACACCATGAATGTTTTATTATTTGCCCTTACCGGAAATGTTTTATCAGTACCTAGTTTCAATTGATGCACTATGATCTGATAATTATTAAGTATACCATTATCAACAGCATCATCTAATTTAAATGTATAAACAACAGGACAGAATTCATTTACTAATTTACCTTTAATACTATAGTCAACTTTTGGTGGAGTACCTGTTAAACCTACTATTTTGCCTTTATAAGCATTTAGAAAGATACGGTGACTCTCAAGTAAACTATGAGCTTCATCAAGATAAACAACTTGATAATCTCTAGGATCATGCTTGTTTATACTTAAGTAAGTAGTAAATACTATTCTACCAAGTAGATAATCTTTGTCAAACTTGACAGCATCATCTTCCCATGATTTAAAAATTGCTTTCTTTGGAGCAACAACCAAAACTCTATCCATAGGAGATGTGTTCCGGTCCATATGTGTGAGACCTACAAGAGTCTTTCCCACACCAGTTCCAAGAACAGCACAACCTCTTTTATGCTTTTCTAATTCAGCAAGTGCTTCAGTTTGCACATCTTGTCTATCTTTTAGCATATTATTTAGATTTTTTCATTTTTAATTAGTAAGCTGTTTGCATACAAAGTGTTTCTAAAAGCATTAAGAGCAACTTTAGCGGCCTCTAATTTATTTGTTTTTTGAAATTCTTCATAGCAAATGTTACCAATTGTTTCAGATTTTTTTGCAACTTCTGTTATCTGTTTTACATTTGGTTTACTCATGCTAATGCTCTTTTAAGGATTCTTGATTTGTGTTCAATTTCAATCATTTTAGGATAATCATTAAGATCTTTGTATTTTACACCCAATTTGTTTGCTAAATTTATTTTATCTAATGCATAATCTCTGCTTAAAATGATTTCTAGCTCCTCCAATCTAGTTTTAATTTTTTTTCTAGTTGGAAAGCAACAACAAGTTTTTAAGTCTTCTTTTAATTTCTTAAATTCTCTTTGTCTATCCACATGATATAATAAAATGGTTCTATTAATAACATTATTATAATCCATGATAATTTATTTTAACCAACCCATTATTCTTGCTTTTTCTGGAAAATTATGAATCCAATCATGACAATTCCTACATGAACTTCTCCAAGTGGATTGAATTAAATAGTAAACACTTCTTTCTTCACCTCCTCTGATATGATGAACATCTGTAGAATTTCTTGTACAACCTGATACACCAATTTCACACATTGGATTTTCTGTGAGAAATCTTGCTCTTAGCTTAAGGTACTCAGCATCTTGCTTTTTCTTTTTAGCAGATACCTGTGGAATCACATTCTTATGTTCAGGATCACCTGATTTAACCTTAGCCCAACAATACTGGCAGTAACGGTTTCCTTCATGATTTTTCCAGATAACTTTTTCTTCCTGACATCCACTACAAACTTTAAGCTTTTTCATCCATTAGTTTTAATACTGTTTCAGTAATTGCTTTTACTCTATCAGGAAAGCCTTCTTCAATACCTTTCCATTTACCTTCAGCTAATAAGCCTTGAGTAACTGAAGCAATAACATATTCTTTTTTGGTTAGTCCTATTTGAAGGAAGCCAGCATGTACCGTAGCAAATGCTGGCTGATTATCATTTTTTCTCATTATGCTTTTTCTTTCAAAGATAAGAAGTTCTTTGGAAGTACTCCTTCATTGATAAACAATTGAACTAGATGATCCTTAGTAATACCAAGGTCTTTGAATGTAAGGACATTCTTCAAGTTATCATCAACATCATCTATCTCCATCATAGTTTTAGTAATAAGACTATTTGGAAATAATGTAGCAAAAAGAGTATTTGTTTTCTTTCTAGTAATCTCATGCTTATATCTATTGATAAGACTCTGAGCTTTCTTGTAAACATTTACTATTCTTTGCTTTTTCTTACCACACATGAGTAAGACTTCTTCTGAAGGCAATGCATCCAGACCATACAACACTCTCTTATAGAGATAGTTTTGATACTGTGAATACTTGTCTTGTTCATATTGCATGTAAGGCTTTCTATCCCCATGCAACATGTAATTTTTTACATCTTGTTTTAGCTTTTCCATAATCATATACATTTTTTAAATCATAAAAAGAGCCTGCCTAAACAGACTCTTTACTAATTACTATTTTAAATCTTCCTCATCTAAGTCAGATATTTCCCATAAAGCATGTTCTAAAGACATACTGAGAACAGCTGCTGGATTTTGAAGTTCAATATCTTCTGTATTGTAATTTTTTTCTAAGATTTCAACAGCTTTGCTAACTAAATCTTTCAATTCAGCTTGAATTTTTATTACATTTTCCATAATCATATATTTTTTAGTTTCAGAAATAAAAGGGGCTTTTACACCCCTCTGTTGTTAATTATAATTCAAATTCACCATTAGGTTTAACAGCATCATTTGTTTGTTCTGCAGCTTTAGCTTTAGCATAAGCTCTTTTGATTTCTTCAATGTTGTCATGTTTAACATAAGCATCTTGAGTAGCAGCATTTTCAGTGTAAATTGTTTTTCTATAGATTGGCATTCCACCATATGTACAAACAATACCTGTTTTACCAGCTTCTTTGATACCTTTTAATGGTTGTTTTTCATTAAAAGGATCTAATGCTTCTATAATAACAATTTTACCATCTAATTCTTGACCACCAAAATAACCAGCATCTTCAAGATCACTTACTGTTCCATGAATTAAAGCAGATAACTTTGCTCTTTTCATAAACCCATTGTCATCAAAGACATTTTTTACTTGTTCTACACGGATAAATCCAAATTCTGGATTGTTTGATGAGTTGATAACAGCACCTGCTTCATTAGCAACAACTTTAACTTTTGAGTTCATAACACAAATTTTTTAAGAATAAATAAATTGATTTTTGAGAGTATAGAAATACTATATCACATGCATACTCCAGCATGTAATAAGTAAAAATAAACCTGTAGGTTTATTATATATTCAAGGGATTGTTAAGGTCTATGATATCATCAAATGGTTCATCATCTGAGATAATATTGTCAACATCTTCTTCATCATTAGGAAGATAGTCAAAATCATAAGCTTTTTCTTTTGCATTGTTGACTACAGCTGAATCCGTGAATGGATTAGTAGCATAGTCACCACCATTTATAGACATAAAATACTGAATGTCTTGATCTGTCATATCAAGATATTGTTCAATAGAAATATTGATTACTTTGCCGTTAGGTAATTGATAAATCATTCAGTTTGTATAAAGCATAGTAAATGTAAGAGTTTCTATAAAACAATAGGTCATCATAACATTCTTTTATGGCATTATATAGCTAAACAATAATAAAGGGAAGTTGTTACACCTCCCTTCTTATTTACCGGGAAAAGCAATCCACAGATTACTATCTTAAAACTCTTCTATAATTTCAATATCAGTGGCTGAAGTTCTATCTGTTGTAGTAACTTCATCACTATTAGCATCAATATAAATATACTCTAGTGTATAAGGGGTATAGTTATGCCAACCGTTGAACTTTACAACTTTAGCTGAAACTTTATTATCAGCATCTTTGTGCTTATACTGTCTACCTGATGAAAGATAAAAATTACTTGCACCAACTTTAACTAGTGTATTATCTGGTATAACAGAAGGTAATCGGTTACCCAATGCTATCTTAATGAAAATACCACAAGCTGGTTCATTATCAAGAAACAAACCTTCAATCAATTGAGCAAAGTCTTTTTTTTGTTCTTTTGATGAATTCTGTAGGAAATGATTCAGAGTATGTTTAATATCTTCCATGCTTAGTCTAACATTTACATCTCTAATATTCATAGGCATTTGTTCTTGCATCTCTTATTTTATTCAAGAGAGCATCATTAAATGAAGTAAACCATTTTTTATTCACCATTTTAGGTGCAATAGGCTCAATATTATCTGGGAAGTAAGTTGACTTAATTCCTGTTGGTAGGAGGTTATCATTCAAATCAACTATATCAGCCTTAAAATTAAATCCCAAGACTGAAGTTATAATTGTTTTCATTTTCTTCTATCTTTTAATATAGCACCTAATATTCCATCAAATGGGTTTGAATTCTGTTGATAGATGTATTTCTCAAAGAAATTTAGTATTACTACAACTTCATTGATATGTTTGCATTCAGCTAACATTTCTTGCATAGCAGGAATCTTTTTATCATTAGCATCATATGCATTAATCATAATCTTTATTAATTCTTCACTTCTTTCTTCAGTAACACCAAGTTTCTGATATATACCATCAACTTCATCATTTATCACAAGTAACTCAAACTTGTTATCTTGTGAATAGGTTTTTCCAAACCATTTCTTCCATAATTTTTTCATGTACTTTTCCCTTTTAAGCATAAAAAACAGAGCCTATTTCTAAGCTCTGTTTCCCAATTTAGTTGTAATGTCACTCACGTAGACTATTCACGCTTGTCTTTCCAAGTGTCTAAGATCTTAATACATAAAAGAAAAGTATGAATAATACTACAACTGCAAAAACATACAATGTATACTCAAACATTTTTATAGCTCTTTCTGTATCTATGTGATAGATCTTCTTCTCATAGCTTAAGATTTCTTGTTGAATCTCTCTCAGCTTTATTTCTTTGTCTACACCATCTGGATAGCTTCTATCTACATTAGCATAGTAACTTTCTAAATCATATATCTTATGATATAGGTCTTCTGTTAGTCTTGGTTCTTTCATTTTTAAGTTTTTAGTACATTATATGGCTAACTCAGGCCCTGTAATTAAACAGAGCCCTTGTCAACCTCCTTCCTACCATGAAAGTTATGGGTTTAGTTGCTTCGTTTTTTGTGAAGCTTCTAGTTTTAGTTCAGTACCAGACTTGTGGTAGAATGTTTTAGTAAGTCTAGACTTAGGCATATAGCCAATAATTTCATTGTTGTCAGCATATGATGCTAATACACATAGGTGTTTTTCTAATTCAACACCCAATGTTCTGTTTTTAATTTTTTTAAATGGTTCCATGGTAGGTTTATTAAAGTAATTTATAAATAGCTCTTTCTTCTTTACTCAACTCTGAGTATTTGGGTGGCTTGTACCCTTTTAACATTTCTTTTTCTGTTTGGTAAGCTTCTTTCTTGCTTCCAAAGTGTACACCAACAGCATCATCATACCATTCGGTTATTTCTGAATGTACTGTGATACTGTGGTGTACTGTTTCCATATTAACTTTAAGATAATCTGCAATTTCTTGCATTGACCATTTAAGGTTATACATCCTGGCTACTTTCATGTGCCAATCTACACTTTTCCGGACCATAATATTAGTTCTTACTGTAGAATACTTCTTCATCTAGTTGTTCACCATACTCTAGGTCTTCATCATATACAAGTTCACCTGTCTTGATGTAGTTAACAACTTCTCCTTTATACATATAGTCAGCAACCTTGCCGTCTTTGAACCACATTGTATATAGTTTATGTCCTTCATGTTCTCCCGCAGGAGTAACTGTTCCATTCATTAGAAACCATACAAATATTAATTTACTCATGTTAGTTGTTTTTAAATTACTTTAAGAATAGTTCATTGATTATATCTTTAACTTTTTGGTTGTTAGACATAATCTTAATTGTATTGATGTTTTTTCTTATGTGACTGATAGTTTCTGCATGCTTGTATTTGTTATAGTTCATCATAAATGCACTATAGAAAGCATGTTTAACCCATCTGTCAACTACACCAATGCTGGTAAATACATCTTGAAACTTGTCACACATTTCAATTGTTTTGTCATTTGTTTTCTTAAATGTTCCATCTTTTATTTTAGTTGATATCATAGTAACAGTATTGCTGTTAAGACATATACCAGCTAACATTGCTAATTCAATGGAGTATTTAAGGTTAAGTTCAAACAATGCTTGATAATCCGGATCAATTGCCTTATAAGCAACTATGTAATCTAATACTGTCCAAGACTTGCTAGAGTTATTTAACAGAGCCATTTTATATATCAAGTCTTTGAAGTCTTTGATATCTAATGTTACATAAGGTATTTCAGACTCTTCTTTCATTAGAGAATAGAATAGATGCTGACCATCTATGATGTATAGCTTTTTCTTTCCATCTATAACATCAGTGTTAATACATACTATTGGTCTGGTAGCAGACATGTTTCTTAAACTAACAGTCATCTTGTTAGTGTGTTTAGGATCTACAATTCTGTTTGATTGTAGGAAGTGGAACTTAGTGTAGTCTTTCTCAAACTTTAAGTTCTTTAGTAACTTGATCATGTCACTGTGGTTTTCTTTAAACATTTTCATGGTAGTTTAGTTTAGGTTATTATTTAGGTTATATTCTTGGGTTTATAAAGAGTTCCGGAAGCCTTTACTGTGAAATACTATCTTCCTAATGTAATAGAGAACATACAAGTAATAGTAAAGGTGTATATAGAGTTATACTGATTAGTATAGTAGTACTGTTATTAATGTGTGTATGCCTACTCTAGCTATATAAAATGTATGGTGTGAGATAGTTAGCATAATATAGGTTAACATGATATACCTAAGGTATAGTGAGAGTATTACACCTTTCAACAACTTCACACACACTTTAACATACTTTTTAATCACCTAACCATTAGTAAGTTAGAGTTACTTAATCTGTCACAGCTTCATTAGTTATTCTATTGTTGATAACTATTGTTAATAACATAACTACTTGATTAATAGAGTTAATAACTAAATCAAGTGCTACTTCTCCATAGGGTAGAGACCATTATAATTAACAATTTAGCCAAATAGTGCACATATTGTTGATAACTACTCCATGTAGAGAACAAGTTAACATGTTAACATGTAAAAAAATAACTATACACTTAAAGCAATTGGAATGTCTAATGACAATTGCAATATCAATAGAGGGTTAGGAAAGAATAGGGCAATTGAGCAAAAAAGAAACTACCCTTTCGGGTAGTCTCTGCTGTTAGATGTTATCTAAGTCTGCGTCATTAGTTGTTTCTACAACTTCTTCTGCAATGTCTGCTACAGTTACAATAGATGCAGTACGTGAGCCAAATAATTTACCTGTTAAATTGTCAATTACTTGTTTGTTAAATTGCTCACTTGCACCAATGCTGTTAGCTATTGCTTGCATAGCGTCAAACTCTGAAGAGTCTAAACCATAGTTTCCTGTAGTAGACTTGTACATAGGAACTCCACCTGGTTTCATACAATCTACTGTTGGGTAAATAGTTGTAAAGATAGGTGCTCCTGTTACAGGATCTTCACCCGCTTTAGGATTGTCTGCTTTGTAGTCTTCTATCTCTTGTTTAGTACCCTTTACATGGAATCTAAACTTGGTTGTTAATACACCTTGTGCGTTAACTGACTTGTAAGTCTTTTCAAATACTGCTTTCATAACTTTTTGTTTTTTGGTTAATTAATAATTGTTATCCAATTAAGTTAAGGGTTAGGAAAAGATAGGGTCTGTGCAAAGAGGTTAGGTAGCAAACCAAAGAAACTTTTTCTCCGGCAGGAAAAAAGTTTGTTGGCGCAGCTGTGTGCCAGCCAGCAGGGCAAAGGCATAGGGGGTACCCCAAAGCTTTAGCGGAGGGGGGCGGCTGGTACTAGGGGGTCCACTCAAGTCATTCCACACACAAGCCCCAAATACCGTAAGTAAAAAATTAATAAAGTTGTGAGAGCCATATTACCATGTGGTAACTTACCTTGTAGTAACATGCTTGGTAGATAGACCCGGAAAGTATATATTTGTTTTATGAAAGTTGAAATATTTACTATTAGTTTTAACAGCATGTATGTAATGCCTTTCTTTATTGAGCATTATAGAGAGAGATTTCCAGATGCTGTCATAAATGTTTTTGATGATGATTCTACCGACAACACTACTTCTTACTGTAAAAGCATGGGCTGTAATGTTGTTGAAATACCACAACCTGATGATTGTTTATCTGGTGCTGAAAGAACATATGGTTTAAAATCAAAAAATCAAAATAGAACAGTCAATCATGTAAATAAAATTAATAATTTAAGAAGTGATTATTGGAAAAAATCCACAGCTGATTGGGTTATAGTAGTAGATCATGATGAGCTGGTGGATATGTGGGAAAAAGATTTAAAAGATGTAGAGGAGTATGATGTTATAGTTTTTGAGGGTTATAATATGTATAATGAAACAGGTAACTCTGATGTTGATTTAAGAAGTTTAAAGTTTGGTGTTGATAGAGATTATGATAAAGAATCTCATTTATATGATAAACCTTTGATGATAAGAAGTAATGCAAAACTTAAAATTACAGGAGGTGGTCATAGTATAGTTACAGAAGAAGGATTTGCTTTAGATAATATGCAAAATCAAGTAAAGATTTTGGATAAAGAATATAGAATGTATCATTATCCAAAACGGTTATTATCAAAAGAAAATTTTCTTAATTATTTTAGATTTTATATTTCTTTACCTGAACATGAATTCATACCACAAATAGAAAAATTATATTTAAATTTCATAACTAATATTAAACTTGTAGAAGTAAGATGAATCCTCATGATATAACAAAAGAGTTTGAAAAGAAAGTTTCTGATTATACAGGAGCTCCTTATGTCGTAGCAATAGATAATATGAGTAATGCTTTGTTTCTGGCTTTGTATTATGAAGGTATTAAAGATACAGAAATTGAAATACCTAGTAAGACTTATCCATCTGTTCCTTGTGAGATAAAGCATGCCGGGGGTAAGGTTAAGTTTTATAATGTGCCGGGGGATACAATAAAAGGATGTTATCAACTGAGACCGACACGTGTATGGGATTCTGCTTTACGGTTTACAGCAGATATGTATATTCCAGGAAGTCATATGTGTGTTTCTTTTACTGGGCCATACAAACATTTGAAACTTGGTAAAGGCGGTGCTATTCTTACTGATAACTATGAGGCATATCTCTGGTTTAAAAAAGCTAGATTTAGTGGTAGAGATGAATGTTCTTATTTAGAAGATGATTTCACTATGTTAGGATGGAACTTTTATATGATGCCAGAGATAGCAGCAAAAGGTTTGCAACTAATGGGTCAGTTTTATAAAGGTGACGGAAGTAAAATAAGTAATGAAGATTTGGAACTAGCTTATCCTGATCTTTCTAAATTTGATATATATGTTTCTTGATGATCAAGCATTAAGTAAGATAGGGTTTGGTTCCTACGGTAAGAATGTTCTGATATCTGATAAGTGTAGTATTTATAATCCTGGTAATATACATATTGGTAATGATGTAAGGATTGATGACTTTTGTATATTAAGTGCTGGTGAAAAAGGTATTGAGATTGGTAGTTATGTACACATTGGTTGTTATAGTTTACTTGTCGGAAAAGAAAAGATAGTAATGAAAGACTATTCTGGTTTATCATCAAGAGTTTCCATATACTCTTCATCAGATGATTTTACAGGAGAATACTTATCTAATCCATGTGTGTCAGATGAATTTAGAAATGTAAGATCTAGCCCAGTAATATTAAATGAATTTGTAACAATAGGAACCAATACAAGTATATTACCCGGAGTAATTCTAGAAAAGAATAGTTGTGTATATGCACATTCTTTAGTATTAAATAGTGTTGAAGCTAACATGTGTGTAGCAGGAGTACCAGCTAAAAAAATAAAAGAGAGAAAATTGTTTTCGTTTAAGTAATATATTAAAAAAGTTATTACATTTGTTCCAACATTAAAAGGCTGTTTCCGCTTCCTTATATGTTTAAGCCCCGGTGCCCTTCTTGTCACACCGGGGCTTTTTATTTGTTCTTCCCCTGTAGATAGGATCTGCAGGTTCAGTGCCAGGTAAGCATACCATAAGAACTGCTCACTAGATCTGGCCTTCTCTGCGCAGGAAAATGAATGTGCACTAAGTCTGGTTGACGAACCCCGCTTAGTCAGTCATATAACTGTTAGCAACACCCAGGAAAGTTTCTCTGATCAAGAATTACTTCCTGGGTTTTTTTATTTAAAATAATTCATATATTTGTACAACCAACAAACAAGATTAACAATGGCAAAAAAGAAAGCGGAAGAACCTATTAGAGTTTTAGAAATTCTATCTTATGACAAAGGGAGTTATGAGATAAGAATAGCTCAATTTCAGAAAGAAGCAATACCAGTTTTAGTAGGGTTACTAGAGAAAGCAAAATTTGATTTGCTTGCTAGAGACTTTGATGAAGATGGTGAGGCTGAAGAAATATCACCTATGGTTAGTATGAATAATAAATATGATGCATGATGGCTGAAAGATATATGAGTAAACCTGCATATGTTGATGTATTAAAGTATATAGATGATGATAGAGATTCTGTGTTTGCTTTTGCAAATGGTAAAGCAGAGTTTATCATACCAATAAATACAAAGCAATTGACATTATATGTGCATACTGATCTGGGCCCTAAGAAGTGTAATCCTGATAATTACATTATAAAGGATAATGAAGGTGTCTTGAGTGTATTAACAGAAGAGCAATTAGAAAATAGTTTTTTAAAAGTTAAAAGCCATGCCAGAGAGAAGTGATTTGGCAACATGTTGTTTGATTCCTGCTCATAGGAGAACATATTTTGTTCTAGCTTGTAGAGATCGTAAACATGCTTTTAGTAAGATTAAACAAATGGCTAGAAATAAAAAGATGAGTATTCATCCGGGAAGTTTTGAAGAGTATAAACCAAGAATTTACATAGCAATAGGAATTCCAAAAACAAACAATGATGGATACTAAAGAATTTGAAAAAACATTGACACCTAATAAACATGTTGCTGTAGGAATAACAACTGTTGAAGTTACAATAATTGGTGATAGATATCATATTACTGATTTAAGTACAGGTTTAGATTCTTATCCTGCTACTAGTAAATCATGTCATATGAAATTTACCCCTAAAGTTGATTTCTTAAAAGTTGACCGTAGCAATCTTGAAAATTTAAAACCATATCAAGAAAATATTGCAAATGACTTTGGAGATATTACAATGAAACTAGTAAATATAAGAAAGCTATTTGCTGATGAAGAATTTCTGGCTAGTATATCAGAAGAAGAACTAGTTTCTTTTAAAAAATACAGAGAGTTATTGGAAGCAGGTGGTTATGTAATATCAGAATTATTATCTAAATTTAATAAATAAGAAGATGAGTAAAACAAGTAACAAAAGTAAGATTGAAGCTTTGAAAGGATGGTTGCAAAGCTTAGCAGTAACAATTAAAAAATATAAGTAATGAGTGAGAAATCAATAATAGATATCCCAGCTACGGATATTAAACTGAATGAAGCTAAGGTGCTTTCATTTGGTGAGAAATTAGTAGGTATTGAATTTAATCCTTCTAATGATGATGAGGTAGCTAAAGTAAAAGAGTTATTTGCAGAAGCAGCAAACATTCTTAAAGATAACTACTCAACCACTGATAGCAGCGCTTTAAAGAGTTTGCTATTTGATCATGCAATTGGGGAATTAGTAAGTGCACAAATGGCAGTAGTAAAAGTAATCACGTTTAAATAATGCATACATTAAAATTATTCAGAAAAGAATTTGGTTGGATAGGTTTAATAACCTTAGATGGTGACAACCAATGGGGTTATAAAGTATATTATAAACCTGATGAAAAAGCACTTTCAGTTATAGGTGCCAAATATGATAGCTATGAAGAAGCAGAATATGGATGTATTGAGTATATTGCAAAACAATTAAATAATAAATAAAAAGAAAAATGGAACTATTCGGAAAAAGAATTTTGATTAACATCCCGGTGATTGAGAAACCGGTGATTGAATTAAGCCCAGCTCAAGAAGCAGAGCGCGAGAAAGAAGCTGTTAAAAAATGGACAGAGCTTGAGATCTTTGCAATTGGAGATGAGGTAGAGAAAGTAAAGGTGGGTGACAAAGTATATGTACAAGCTTTTGGATTGGAGTCTGCTGAGAAGATCATAGTAGGTACAGAGATGAAACTATTAGTAAAAGAGTTTGACATAGCATTTAAGTACTAAGATGGTAACAGCTGATTATGACACTTATATAAACAAGCAGCGTAATGAGTTGCTGAAGGAAAGAGCTGAGGAAGCAGTTAGGAGTGCAAATAGTTTACATGTAGTAACTAACCCACAACCTGCTCCTACCGCACAACTCTTTTGTGAAAAGATGGAAGCTATCAGACCAGCGCATTATGGTGGAGCTGATAATCCTTACGAAGTATTTGCAGTATTAGAAGCGTGGAACTTAGATAAAGACTTTTATCTCGGTAATGTAATTAAGTACGTTGCGCGCGCGGGAAAGAAAAATCCTGCTAAAGAAAAGGAAGATTTACAAAAAGCTTTAGTATATTTGCGGAGAAGAATTGATAGTTTATGAAAACAGCCTTTTACATAATGGGAATTATAGTCCTGATTGTGTTATTTCAATTACAAGATAAGTTAAGAAAACCTGTCTATAGTAGAATGCACAATGTATGGAATGAAGATAAGGATAGTATCCTTATGGCAAATGCTATTGTAACAGTAATGTTAATCATGGCATTTATTCTTGGACTACATATGTAATTAGTTCTTGCCAAAGAAATCAAGTCCTTAGTTTACTAAGGGCTTTTTTTTGTGGAAATTTTTTTGTATATTATTAATAGTATTTATAATAAAATAAAAAATCATGGACATATTAAATTGGTTTAGCTGGACTAAACAAAATAGAGTAGTTACATCAGTAAGTGACAATGCATTAATTGCGGTAGGTGAACCTGATCCAAACAGAGATGATAAGTATTTAACAGTTGCTGTTAAAAGATCTGTTCTTTTACCAACTGTTCCTAAGTTACCAAATTATACAAATGATGCTGCTGTTAATGCTGTAGTTGTTACTGCTGAAAAAGGTCAAATGTATTTTGATACTACATTAAATAAGGCTAAAGTATACAATGGCTCAGCATGGCAAGCAATGAACTAATAAATTATAGATATGAGTTTTAAAGGACAAATTAATTTTGGGTACCCTATAACGTCCCAAAACATTATTACAAATGTACCAGATAATGCTGTATTACCTTTATCAATAGGTACTAGCTTACAAGGTAACATATTAGGAATTACTGTAGCTGATTTTGCAAGCACTTTTATTACAACTTATGCAGCTGATCAAAATGTTAATATTGGTTACAATACAGGGATTAATGCAGATAGTAATTTTCTTGCTAATGTTTCAATTGGTTCTGGTTCTGGAGTAAGTTTTACAAGTGGTAGTAGTAATAATATAGCAATTGGACACAACGCATTACCTGGTGGTGTTAATAGTTCAACAAATATAGCAATTGGGCAAAATACATTAGCAGCTAATACAACAAGTAGCGGAAACATTATTATGGGAGCTCTTTGTGGCTATGATACTACAACAGGTTCAATTAATGTAGCAATAGGTCAAGGAGCATTTTATACCAATACTGTTGGTTCTAATAATGTTGCGTTAGGTTGGTGGGCATTAAGAAATAATACTACTGGATCTGAGAATACAGCAATAGGTTCTAGAGCTGGTTCTGGTTCTGATACATCAAGTTTTACAATATCAATTGGTTCAAACGCAAGGGCAAATCATGAAAATTCAATTGTAATTGGTATTAATGCATCATCATCAACAACAAATCAATTTGTAGTTGGTTCAAGTACAAACAATGCAGGTTCTGTAACAAATGAAGTAAATACTTCAAGTAAAGTATGGAATGTTAGAATCAATGGTGTAGATAGAAAAATTTTATTAGCTTAGTAATAATTTAAAATTAAACTAAAATGTCAGTAGAACAATTTAAAGAAGAAGTAACAGTTGAGCAAGCAGCAAAGTCTGTGTTAGCAGCTTATGATAGTGTAAAATTAATTGCAGAGTTAAAAAGAAAAAGAACATTATCTGAAGAAGAAACAGCTACAGTAAAACGTAATGTAGATCACATTGCAATCATGTTAGGTAAAGAATGGTTTGCAAATGCATTAACTCCAGCACAAAAAAGTGAACTAGAAGCTATAAAATAAATTTAAATTTATTATATTTACAGAAAATAATATAAACCAAAAAAATTTAATTATGACTCCAGCTGAAGCATTAAATGTAATTGAACAAGCATTAAACCTTGCTAACTTAAAAGGTGTGTATTCTTTACCAGATGTTAATAAAGTATTATTAGCAGTAAGTACTTTCCGTAACTTAGAAGAAGTAAAAGCTTCTATTCCGGAATTAGTAACTGAGTAATTCCTACAGCAAACATCTTAAACCCTGGATTAACTTCTAGGGTTTTTTTGTTTATGTGATTTTTTTTAGTTATATTAATATATAGCCTAAATATTTATTATGGATATTCTAAATTTTATAAGTTGGATTAAAGAAGGTAGAGTTGTAAAAACTTTTAATTCTTCTAAAGTTTTATTACCTATAGCAATTAATGATTCTAAAAGAGATGATGGTTATTTAGCTGTTGCAATGACTGTAGAAGATTTTGCAAACAATATTTTATATGAACCAACAAATCAATTTTTTGTAGATCCTAACAGAACTGATAGTTATGTAGCTAATGGTAGTATCATTACTCCATTTAAAACTATTAGTGCAGCACAAACTGCAATTAATAATTTAATTGCTGAAGGTGTTACTATAGCTACTGAACTTAATCCAGCTTTTATTAGATTACAAGGAGCTGTTACTGAAGATGTAACTTTAACAAAAGGTCATATATTTTTAGTAGGTGAGAATGGAAGTATAGCTAATCCTATTTATTTAATAGGTACCATTACTGTAAATGGTGATGATACATCGGCAAGTGCTTTAGATAATAATCATTTTTCTATTCAAGGTATTACAGTATTACCTAATGGAAGTAATAATGGTATAGTATTTACAGGATCAAATGCTCAAAGACTTTCTTTAGAAAATATTTGGATACAAGTAGGTGGTACAGGTACAGGAATTTTATGTAATAATACAGGAGTAAGAATATCTGATGGTTTTAAATCTAGATGTTATGGTACACAAATTAAAATAAGTCATACTGGATCGGGTAATATATATTGTTTTAATATAATAAAAGGATCTGCTGATTTTACATTTGTAGATACATCTGGTGCAACAAAAGTAGCTGTTGTACAAACAGGAGCTACATTAGCATTTGTACAATCTCAATTAAATGCAAAAAATGAAGCTTGCTTAGAAGTTTATGGTACAGGTATTTTATCTGTAACACAATCTAGTATTTCTAATTTATTTGGATCAACTGCTTGTTATGGTATTTGGTTACATGATATAGGAAGTGTAGCTAATGTTGGACAATCTTTATTTCAAGTAAGCTCTGCTAATATTAATTCACGTGCTGTACATGGTATTTTAGGAACAGCTTTTTTTTATGCTTATAATGCATATTACCCAGGAGCGTTTACAGATAAAGTTGATGCGGTTATTGGTGCTGGTCTTATTCCAGTTGATACATCATTTACAACAGTTTAATTAAAAAATAAAAATAATGTCAATAGGAAACTTAAAGGATACAGGAAATCAAGGAAATAATTTCCCATATCAAATGAAAACATTACTAGGTCTTCAGCAAATAGTAGATGGTATTTCTGGTATTGCACCTCCTGGTGGGGCAGCTACAGAAACAACTCTTTTACTAGTTGAGGCATATGTAGAAATAATTAAGAAAAATTCTATATCTAAAATAGGCAGGATTCAAGGATCAGCAAATTATAATAGAGTTTTAGCTTACAATGTTAATAATGATGTAACAAGTGTTACTCATACTGGAACTACTGAGTATGGTGTAGAAACTATCATTGAAACACTCAGTTATGATGAAAACAGAAATGTAACAGAAATTCAATACTCATAATTATGAAAAATAAATACAATCCGGTATCTGGTGAGTTTGATCTTGTAAACTCACTTCAAGACATAAGTTATGTACACACTCAATCTGTTCCAGAAACTACATGGGTTGTTAATCATAATCTAAATACTAAATGTTCTGTGCAGGTAGTTGATGAGGATAAGAATGAAATCATTGCTCAGATTGACTGGATAAATAACAACACTGTAAACATAACATTTAATATTCCAGTTTCTGGATATGTTTATTGTAATTAATAAAATAAAATTGTATATTATATTATAACTTAAATTTAAACTAAAAACAAAACAAAATGGCAGAAAAAAAGTTTTTTGTAGACATTAATCTACAAGGTAGTGCATTAACAAATGCAAAAATTGGAACTAATTCAGGTATTGGTTCAACGGAAGGTGCTTTTGGATATGATTCAGCAGCACATAGATTACAATATTTTGATGGTACTGCTACTAAAGAAGTAGCTAACTTATCTGATATTGCTGCAGTAACAGGTGGTTTGATTTTTCAAGGTGGTTATGATCCAACAACAAACACTCCTGATATTACTGATGGATCAGCATTAAAAGGTTTCTTTTGGGCAGTAACTGCAGCAGGTACTTTTTTAGGAGAGTCAGTACAAGTTGGTGATTCAATTGTTGCTAAAGTTGATAATGCTGGTGCAACAATTGCAGACTGGTTAATCTTACAAGGTAACGTAGTTATTGCAACAGAAACAGTTGACGGTATTTCTCGTTTAGCTACACAAACTGAAGCTAATGATGGTACAGAAGGTGGTGCAGTTGTTATTACTCCAGCTACATTACAAGGTAAAATTGATGCTCAAATTACTCCTGAGATTTCTAGCAAACTACCACTAGCAGGTGGTACTATGACTGGTAGCATTGACATGGGATTCAATGACATTAGTAATGTTGCTATTGGTACATTTTCAGAAGTACAAATAAGTACTCTTATTGATAAAGATGGTATTGGTAATATTTATGTAGATACTGATTTAAACTTAGCGAATCATAATATAGTTAATTTAGCCACTCCATTCCTAGATGGACAAGCTACTAACAAACTATATGTTGATGATGCTGCTTCAACTGCACAAGCAAATGCTGAAGCTTATGCTGATTCATTAGCTCCTAACTATGACGCTGCTGGTTCTGCTGCTCAAGCATTAACTAATGCTAATGCTTATACTGATACAGAAATTGCTGCTTTAGCTTTTTTACAAACTCTTGCACCAGAAGATTGGGAAGCTGGTGGTGGTATATACAGTGTTAGTGTTACTCATAATTTAAACGTAGTTAGTCCTAATGTAACAACTTATTTACGAGCTGTTACAGGAGAATATAAAATTGCAGAGTTTGAGGTAATAAGTATGTTACCTAATTTAATTCAAATTTATTCTAATGTATTACCATCTACAGAGGTTAATGTTAGAGTTTCTAAATAAATAAAGTTTAGGATTTTTTTTAACCCACTCCATAATAGGGGTGGGTTTTTTTAAATTTACTATATTTGTAAAAAATAATAATATGGCAGAGAAGAAGTTTTTTGTTGATGTTAACTTGCAAGGGAATAACATCAATAACTTAAAAGCGGATACATTAGATATTACATCCAATTTAGCAAGTGCTAATACTAAAAGAATAGTGTATTGGTCTGACCAATATTATTATTCAAATGGAACATCTTGGATTGCATTAGGTGGAAGTGGAAACTTACCAACTGGTGGAGCAACAGGAGATATTTTAGCAAAAGCAAGTGGTACTGATTATGATGTAGAATGGATAAGTAACTACACTAGTACAGTACAACATGAAGTAAAAGCCGGAGTTGCATTAACAAAAGGACAAGCAGTTTATGTTAGTTCAGCAAATGGTACAAACATGATTGTTTCTAAAGCATCTAATGCATCAGAATCAACATCAAGTAAAACAATGGGGCTTGTAGCAAGTTCAGCCGCATTAAATGGAATTATATTTGTTATCACTGAAGGTTTACTTACCGGAACAGGTGGTGCACCTTTAAATACTAGTACTGCTAATGCGGGAGATCCTGTATGGTTAGGTACTAATGGTAACTTAATTTTTGGTTTAGCAAATAAACCAGTAGCTCCAGCACATTTAGTATTTCTTGGTATTGTTACCAGATCAAGTGCTACTGTAGGAGAAATCTTTGTTAAAGTACAAAATGGTTTTGAATTAGGAGAACTACATGATGTAGATGCTTTAAATGCATCTAACAATGATGGTTTGTTCTATAACTCATCTAACAGTTTATGGGAACATAAATCAATAGCTACTGCTCTAGGATATACTCCGGAAAATGTAGCAAATAAATCTACTAGTACTTCATTAGGTACATCAGATACATTATATCCAACACAGAATGCAGTTAAGGTTTATGCTGATAATTTACTAGGCAATGCTAATGCATTAGTTTACAAAGGAACAATTGACTGTTCAACTAACCCTAATTATCCTGCAGCAGATGCAGGTTATATGTATATTGCAAGTGTTGCCGGTAAAATAGGTGGAGCAAGCGGTACAGATGTTGAGGTAGGAGATATGATTATTTGTAATACAGATGGAACTGTGTCAGGTAATCAAGCTACTGTAGGTCAATACTGGAATGTAATACAAAAAAATATTGTAGGTGCTGTAACTGGTCCTGCTTCTTCAGTAAGTAACAATGTAGTATTTTTTGATGGTACTACTGGAAAAATTATTAAAGACTCTGGATTAACATTATCTGGAAGTAATACAGGTGATGAAACTACAGCAACTATCAAAACTAAGTTGGGTATCGCAACTTTGTCTGGTTCTAATACTGGAGATCAAGATTTAAGCGTATATGCTCCACTTAACCCAAGAGTTCAAACAGTTGCTAGTTCAGCTACGGTTACTCCTACATCTACAAATGATTTAGTAATTATTACAGCACAAGCCACTGGACTTACACTTGCTAATCCTACTGGTACTTTCGTAGAAGGTCAATCATTAATGATTAGAATAAAAGATAATGCTACAGCTAGAGCAATTACTTTTGGAACTAACTATAGAGCAATTGGAATAACTTTACCTACTACTACTGTAATAAGTAAAACAATGTATCTTGGAATTATATACAATTCTACGGATGCAAAATGGGATGTTTTAGGTTTAAATCAGCAAGCATAATATGAATTACTATAGTTTAATAAGTTCAATGTTAAAATCAACAGTAAGCTCATTACTTACTGGCTTGTATGCCGTATACAAAGGTGAATCTAATGCTTTAGCTAGTTTAACAACTAATTTGTATGCTGTATACAAAGGTGAGTCAAATGCAAATGACTCATTAGGTGTTTATAATGGAACTGCAGTAGGTGGATTAACTTATAGTGCTGGTAAGAGTGGAAATGCTTTTGTAGGAAATGGTACTACTGCGTGTGTAAATTTACCTAATAATGCGATAAATTTTACAGGTAACTTCTCAGTAGTTGCTTGGGTAAAAGTTCCATCAACAAGCGCAGGATTAAAAACTATCGTATCAAATAATAAATTACTCCTAAGCCCTACACGTCAACATGGTTGGGGTTGCTACTTAAATAATACAGAGGTTAGGTTTCAAAAGTATGATGGAACTAGCACACCACTTACTTTGGCATATGATTTAACTACTGCTCTAACCATAAATGTTTGGCACTTATTTGTATTTACTTACTCAACGACAACAGGAAGGAAAATCTATTTTGACGGGTCAATGGTAACGTCAGATTCAAACGTAACAGCTATTGCGTATGATACTACCCACTACCCAACATTATTAGCACAAAGATATGATGGGGTTAATTATGAGTATTTCAATTCAGCATCTTTAGATGAAGTAGTATTTTATAATACAAAAGAATTAACTTCTACAGAAGTAACAGATTTATATAATAGTGGAGCTGGCAAGTTCTACCAAGGAAATGCTTTTTATTCTACAATAGCAAATGATTCACTAGGTGTTTACAACGGAACGGCAGTAGGTGGATTGACTTATAGTGCTGGTAAGAGTGGAAATGCTTTTATATTTAACGGAAGTTCATATATAAGTTTACCAAATAATATGTTTAATACGTTTACTGGTGATTTTTCTGTAAATATGTGGGTGTATATAGTTAACACTGGTGCTAATCAAGCGTTATTAACATGCTTTCAATATACAGGTGGAAATTTTTATGGGTTTTCTATTTGGAATTATGGAGGTACAACAGTTCAAACATGTTATGGTACACCAACTGGATATACTAATTTATCAGAATCAAGTCCAAATCCGTATAACACTTGGTATATGGTTACGGTAACTCATAAAGCAGGTGTAGGTACAAAGATTTATTATAACGGAGCATTGTCAACTTCAAATTCAGATACAAATGTTATTGCATACACATCTCCAATGAGTACAAATATAGGTGTCAGAAATTCAAGTGGGGCAGGGCTTCAATATTACGCAGGAAACGGAACTAAAATTGATGAAGTAACTCCATATAGTAAAGAGTTAACATCTACAGAAATAACAACATTATATAATAGTGGAACAGGTAAGTTCTACCCAACATTTTAAACTATGATTAAAGTAAGACAATTAAACGAAACACAAGCAACTGCCTTAGAAGGTCAAGTTTGGGGTTTTAACGGTCAATTTTTTAACATACAAATTGATGCAGATGGTAAAAAGTTTATTTCAAATGAAGAAGTAAACGGATGTACTTTACAACAAGCACAATTAATTGGTTGTGATGCGTGGTTATTAACGCTTCCTGAAATTGACCATAATCCTGTTGTAATTCAATTTCCTATAGAGAAAAAACAATTTACATTAGAAACAAGTTATTTTATTGAGCCCGATTTACAGGCTACTGTTTGTTTAAGACCATCTGATCCTGAAATATCAGATTACCTTGCAAGCAATTTTACTTTTCCTAATGAGCAAGCTGCATTAGATGAAATTTATGAATTAGCTATTACTCAGAGACCTATCTTATTTGAGATGTTTCAAGCTATGGATAATGTTCCTGTAGAAGTAAGAGATACGTATTTTTTATAGGTTTATTTTAAAATTTTTTGTATATTATTATATACATTTTATAAACTTATTTTACATGGATGCAAGTACACTAACAATTGTAATATTCATAGCAGCAACAATTATTACTGCTTTTGGTTTCTTTTTAAAGAATGCCTATAATGATACAAGAAAAGACATTGAAATTTTACTAAAGGGAGCTCAACATCATGCTGAGGAACTTGGTAAATTAAAAGGAAAGATTGAACTAGTTGAGCAAGAAGCAAGACTTAAATATCAAGCTATCCAAGAACAAACACAGTTAGAAATAAAAAATCTTGCAAGAAATGTAAGTGAGCTTTCAGATGCTGTAAGACAGTTTGTAATCAATAAATAAACATATGAAAGAGTTAAGTTTAAAAGAAAGATTTAATGCACCTACACCTAAGTTTTGGAAGAAAGTACAAAGAGTAGGTTTAATTTTAACAGCAATAGGAGCAGTTTTAGCTACAGCTCCCGTAGCATTACCAGTAGCAATCATAACAGCAGGTGGTTATGCAGCATTTGGTGGAGGCTTGTTAGCAGCAATGTCTCAGTTTACAGTTGATGATTCATCAACAGAAATAAAATAGAATTTTATGATTAATGTAAGAACATATAATGATGTACAACTTTTAAATAAAGTTAAGTCATTAAAATCATTTACAGCTCTCCCAAAAGGATATTGGATACTTGGTATAAGATCAAATGAAGATGCACCAAACAAATTTGATGATAAATTTTATTTGTTTAATGAAGCTTCTTTTGTTGGTGTTACATCTGGTACAACAAATCCTGGTACTCCAATTTTAGAAGGTGGTTTCCTTAAATACAACAAAGCAGGAGCAGCAATAGTTAAATCAGATGAATGGTATTATGATGTGTGGACTTATGGTTTACACATGGGTAAGATGCCTGCATTAAAGCAAGTAGGAAACTTTATTGTTTTTCGTGATGGAGATATGGATGAAAAATCAGAAGAAATTGGGATTCCAATTATTGGTGCTGGTTATGGTATTAACTTTCATGCTGCTACTTATGACAATAACTTTAAAGGTTTGCAGGAAAACATTGGAAGTTGGTCTGCTGGTTGTCAGGTTGTTAATAACAAGCAAAAACATTTAGAATGGATCAAATTATTAAAACCTCAGAAAAAAATTACTTATGTTTTATTAAATGAATTTGAAGTATGAAATTTAGAAACAATTGGAAATCCCCAACTAAACAATGGGATAAGTTGATCATAAAACTTAGACTATCTAGTCTTGATTTATTCAGTATAGAAATAGATGCAACTAGAAACTTTTATTCAATTACTGTATTAAATTTTACAATTAAAAATAGGTAACTTCCATTACCGTAACCCACATTACTATAATCCAGGTACTATTAGTGTCTGGATTTTTTATTTTAAACCTGTAAAATTTAAACTTTATTAGTATCTTTGTTTAAACTTAAAAAGTATAAAATATGTCAAACCAACTAGAAGAGCAAGAATTAACTCAAGAAGAGTTAACTGCAAGAAAAGAAGAAATGAAAAAGTTCTATGAGGAATCAATTCCTTACTTAGAAGCGCAAGCAAAGTATGAAAAGCTTCTAACTGAGATTGATGAAGCAAGATTCAAAAGATCTACTTTAAACTATCAGTGGGCACAGTTTATTGAGAATACATCACCAAAAGAGAAAAGTGAAGAAGAAGAGGAAGAAGAAAGAGCTTTTGAACAAGAAGATACTTCAGCTAGAAAACTTAAAAAATCTTAAGCAATGGCAATAGTTAACCAAGTTCAGAAAAAGGTTAAGATGCCTAAATGGGATGTGGTTAAATTTCAGATCTTGACTCACTGTTATGTAAATCATATAACAGTGAGTGAATCTGATCTTAATTGTCTTACATTACTAAGCTTTAATCAGCCAATTGAATTAACACACTTTTGTTATGATGCATCTGCAGAAGAAGATTGGATATTCAAAACACCACAGACTGTAAGGAACTGTATTAATAAAGCTGAAAAAAACAATTTAGTAATAAAAGATGGGAGTAACAAAAAACTAATTATGTTGAACCCAGATTTAAAAATACAAACTCAAGGAACTGTATTGTTAGATTTTAAATTTTTAGGATATGAATCCCAAGAGATCTAACAAACTATACAGACCTGTAGCTGAAGAACTACATATTGAGGAATCACTGGTAGAAGATTTAGTAGAGTTTATGTATAAAACACTAAGACAAAACTTATCCGGTTTAACCCATCCAAGAATAAACTTAGATGGTTTAGGTCATTTTACAGCAAGACCTTTCTCAGTAAGAAAAGGTATTGAGAGGGCAGAAAAAGTATTATCTAATCATGATACTTCTACCTTCAGTGCATATCATAATAAGAAGCAGTTAGATGTTAAAGTTAAAGCTCTTATTAAATTAGAAGAAATGATAGCAGCTGAAGAACAAAGGAAACAAGAATTTAAAACCAAAAAGAATGAAACCAACAATTAAAGAAATTTGGAAAAATAGAACACAAATAATGGAGGGTATTAAGAATTCCATTATTAGAGATAGATTTGTTGAGGAGATAGCTGCAGCTAGAATGCAGCATTGTAATGCATGTGTAAGAAAAGATGATAAAGGTGATTCTTGTGCTTTAACAGGAACACAACCATGTTGTCAATTATGTGGGTGCTCATTAAAATTTAAAGTAAGATCTCTTTCATCAGATTGTCCGGATCTAAGATGGAAAGCTGTAGTATCAGAAGAAGATGAAGACAAACTAGATAAACTTAAATAAGATGAGTATATACTTTAGTGCAACAGATCATACTTACAAAAGCTTAGAAGCTGAGGATAAACTTAATTGGATAAGTGTAACAACATTAGTTGCTCACTTTAAAAAACCTTTTGATGCTAAGTCTATTGCTGCAAAAGTTTCTAAAAACAAGAGATCTAAATGGTTTGGTATTGAGCCAAAGAAAATACAAGAAATTTGGGAAACTGAATCTGAAAGAGCTGTTACAATGGGAACATATTACCACAACCAGAGAGAAGCAGATCTTTGTGCATTAGCATCTCTTGAAGTTGACGGGAAGAATATACCAATTTTTATTCCTAATGCAACAACAGAAAGTGGTATAAAACTTGCACCTAGTCAGAAGCTAGAAGAAGGAGTATATCCTGAACATATGGTATATCTTAAATCTGCAGGCATATGTGGTCAATCAGATTTAGTTGAGGTAGTGAATGGTAAAGTAAATATTATTGATTATAAAACATCTAAAGAAATTAAAACGGAGTCCTATATAAATTGGGAAGGTAAATCAACTAAATTGATACCTCCTGTAGATAATCTTGATGATTGTCATTTCTATCATTATGCTTTACAGTTAAGTATCTATATGTACATTATACTTAAACATAATCCTAGATTAAAACCTGGAAAGATGTTTATTCATCATGTTTTATTTGAAGTTGATTCAGAAGATGAATATGGATATCCAGTTATTAAACTAGATCACAATGGAGATCCTGTAATAAAAGATGTAATTCCCATGGTAATTCCGTATCTTGTAGATGAGGTTAATGCTTTAATGCATTATATCAAAGACAACAAAATAGTAATTAAAAAGAAATAATATGTTAGTAAGATTATTTGATGTACAAAATGGTGCAGTAATTCCTACAGAGCATTGTTATACACTGAAAGCTTTAAAAGATATCATGGATAATTATCCGGATGATTACTTAAAGATTTATCAGTATTTTTTTTACATGACTTGTCCTAATCCAGATATGAATCCATTTTTTCATACTCCGGAAATAGATAAAGAATCTATAATTCTTCATGAAATACAAGCTGAGTTTTCTACAGAGGATGATGACATTGCTATTGGTTTGTTATTTTGTCAAAGAATGTATGAAACACCAACATCCAGAGCATATAAAGGTATTGCAACTATGTTAGATAGATTAGCAAAGTTTATGGAAACATCAACTCTTACAACAGGTAGGGACGGTAATATGAACTCTATTATTGCCGCTGCAAAAAGTTTCAATGATATCAGAGCTTCATTTAAAGGAGTATATAAAGACTTACAAGAAGAACAATCCAGCAAAGTAAGAGGTGGAATTGGATTGGGGTACGACCAGTAATATTTTGTTAATCAAACAGTTATGGACTATAGACAAGTATATTACAATTTAATGTTAAAAGCTAAATCAGAAAATAGAAATAAATCTGATTTAGCTTATTTTGAAGCACATCATATTAAACCTAAATCTTTTGGTGGTGAAGGTGATTGTAGAAATACAAATCATCCTAATATTGTTTTATTAACCCCCAAAGAACATTATATTGCACATTTATTGTTAACTAAAATTTATCCAAATTCTTCAGCAATGCAAAAAGCTTTGTGGAGCATGGTGATTACAAAACAAAATGTAAGATATAAACCTTCTTCAAAAACTTATGAATCTTTAAGAAAAACTTATATTGTTTTTTCAAAAGGTTTGAATAATCCTTTTTATGGAAAAAAGCATACTGAAAAAACAAAAGAAAGAATTTCTATAAAAGCTAAAGGTAATACAAGATGGTTAGGTAAACATCATAATGAAAATTCTAAACTTAAATTAAGTGAATATAGAAAAGGCAAGCTGTTAAGTGAAAATACTAAATTAAAAATTAAACAATCTACAAGTGGTGGTAAACATTATAATGCTAAACCTATTATATGTTCTATAACAAAAACTATATTTGCTTCAGGTAAAGAGTTATCAGAATATATTAATATTCCATTTAGTACAGTTAGAAGATATTTAAATGGTTCTACTAATCCTCCTGAGTGGTTTCATTATAAAAGAATAAATATATGAGAGAAATATATCAAGACATACCTACATGGGATAATGGTACATGGACTTCTACTGACTTTAATTCCAGAGAAGAATTATATGAATACTTGCTAACCAATGTTTTTAAAGAACCTGGTAAGTATGAGTTTAATGATACTACTACAAGTTTATTTACACAAGAGTCTGCAAAGTTTAATAAAGACAAAGTTTACTGTACAGCTCCTTTTAAATCTAAAGATTTTATAAGTTATTGGGATGACCAAAAAGCAAAATGCAGAAGAGGTGTTCTTATTAAAGAAAAAGGTAAGGTGTGGTATATGACTAGAGATTACTATATGTGGTTAAACTTCTTACCTATCTTTAACAAAGAAATTCAAAAGTTTGGTTTTGCTGATATCCGGGATGCTCAATATCACATGGCTCTATATGAGATACTAGCAGAACTAAACTATAATCATATTGCCATTCTTAAAAAAAGACAGATAGCTTCTTCTTATTATCACATGGCTAAGCTTCTTAACCAACAATGGTTTGAAGAAGGGGTTACTCTAAAGATTGGTGCTAGTCTTAAAGACTACATTAATGAGAAAGGTTCCTGGAAGTTTTTACAAGAGTACGCGGCTTTTCTTAATGAACATACAGCATGGTATAGACCTATGTCTCCAGACAAGGTAATGATGTGGCAACAGAAGATTGAGGTAAGAAGAGGAGACAGAAAAACAGAAGTAGGTCTTAAAGGTACTATCCAAGGTATGTCATTTGAAAAAGATCCAACAAATGGTGTAGGGGGTCCGGTTAAATACTTCTTTCATGAAGAAGCAGGGATTGCTCCAAGGATGGATAATACTTATGAGTACATGCGCCCAGCCATGAGATCTGGTTTAACTACTACTGGTGTATTTATAGCAGCAGGATCCGTAGGGGATTTGTCTCAGTGTGAACCATTGAGAAAAATGATTCTGTATCCAAAAGAAAATGATATCTATTCTGTAGAAACAGACTTATTAGATAATAAAGGTTCTGTAGGAAGATCCGGGTTATTCATACCTGAGCAATGGTCTATGCCTCCCTATATTGATAACTTTGGTAATTCTCAAGTAGCAGAAGCCTTAGAAGCATTAGATGATCAGTTTGAAAAATGGAAAAAAGAACTTGCTCCAGAAACTTACCAGTTAAGGATCTCTCAGCACCCAAGAAATATTGAAGAAGCTTTTGCTAACAGAACTATATCTAAGTTCCCAATGCATCTTGTAACAGCACAACAAAGAAGAATTGAAGATAAAGAATATGCTTATGAATTCTTAGATTTAGGCAGAGATGCCAACGGTAAAATACTTCCTGAGCACAGTAACAAAAGACCTATTATAGAATTTCCAATTACAAAAAATACTGAAGATAAAACAGGAGTTCTTGTAGTATGGGAAAGACCAGTAGAGAATCCTACATTTGGAATGTACTATGCAAGTATTGACCCCGTAGCTGAGGGTAAAGCTGAATATGTTGATAATATGTTATATACACCAACAGGTAGAAAAAGAATAGGTGATATACAAATAGGAGATAAAGTGATTGGTTCTGATGGTCAACCTATAAATGTAATTGGTGTATATCCTCAAGGTATTAAAGAATTATGTAAAATTACATTTAGTGATGGACACAGTATTAAAGTATGTGAAGATCACTTATGGAATGTAAAATTGAATGGTGGTACAAAAGGATACATTACTCTTTCTGTAAAAGATTTATTAGACAATACTAAAACAATTACTTATACAGGCACGGGTAAAAATATTAAAAAAGAATACACAATTTCTACTTATTATAAGGATAAGCAAAATAGAAATAAATGGTCTATCCCTATTACTAAACCAGTTTTCTTTAAGGGTTCAGCAAAGTTATCTATTCATCCTTACTTGTTAGGTTTACTTTTAGGTGATGGAGGGTTATCACAAAAATCTATTAGATTTAGTACAGTTGATGAAGAATTAATTACTTATATTGAACACCTGTTAGATGATGATCTATTAATAAAAAAAGTAAAAAATTCAAATTGTGATTATACAATTGTAAAAAAAACTGGTTCAAGAAATTCATTAACACAAAAATTAAAAGCCTTAGATTTAAAAGGTAGAAGATCTGAAGATAAACATATACCTCATCAATATATGTATTCAACTATATACTCAAGATTTCTTTTATTGCAAGGTTTAATGGATACAGATGGTTCTTATTCAAATCATGGTGCTGAATTTTATTCATCATCAAAAATAATGGCTTATCAAGTTGTTGAATTAGTACAATCACTTGGAGGAATAGCAAAAATAAGATGTAAAAAAACAACTCATCTAAATTCATATATTGTAAGAGTTTTATTACCTGAAGGCTTGACACCTTTTAGATTGAAAAGAAAAAGAGATATATACAAACCATCAAAAGTATTTAGCAGATACATAACAAATATAGAATGCATTAATGATGGAGAAGCGATTTGTATATCAGTTGATGCACCAGATAATCTTTATGTTACAGAACATGCTTTGGTTACACATAATACAACCACATCTGAATCATTATGTTCTATCTATATTATGAAAGCTCCTGTAGAAGTAACAAAGGTTACCGGTATAGAAACTGAAACATACATAGAACCAGATAAGATTGTAGCTGCATGGTGCGGAAGGTTTGATGATATTAACAAAACACACCAAAGACTGGAGACAATTATTGAGTGGTATAATGCCTGGACAGTAATTGAGAATAACATCTCATTATTTATTCAGTATATGATCTCTAGAAAGAAGCAGAAGTACTTAGTACCAAAAAGTCAAATAATGTTCTTAAAAGACCTGGGATCTAATAATTCAGTGTATCAGGAGTATGGTTGGAAGAATACTGGAACATTATTTAAAGCTCACTTACTAAGTTATGCTATTGAGTACACTAAAGAAGAACTTGATGTAGAAACTAAATCTGATGGTACTATTGTAAGAACTAAATATGGTATTGAAAGAATACCAGACATTATGTTATTAAAAGAAATGGCTGCATACTCAGATGGAGTCAATGTGGATAGACTTGTTGCCTTCTGTGCAATGGTTGCTTTCATGAGAATTCAGCAAGCTAATAGAGGTTATAGTAAAAGAGTTATCATGGATGATACGGCTAAAAACTTGCAAAAGTCAGAAAATTTGTATAAATTAAGTAGTAGTCCTTTCCGTCACATGGGTAGGAGTGCAGGTAGTTCATCAGGAGGAAAGAATATAAATAGATCTCCATTTAAAAATATAAGATAGTTATGCAAGAAAATGTATACTATATATACAGACATATAAGACCTGATAAAAATGAGGTTTTTTATATCGGTATAGGTAAATATCAAAAAAAATGGAAATATAATAGAGCCTATCATAAAACTGGTAGAAATAATTATTGGTTGAATATTGTTAAAAATAATCCTGAATATAAAATTAAAATAGTTTTAGAAGACTTGACAAAAGAAGAATGTGTTTCTAAAGAAATTGAGTTTATTGCTCTATATGGAAGAAAAGATATAGGTAAGGGTACACTTGTTAATTTAACTGATGGTGGTGAAGGAGTTTGCAATATAAGCAATGAAACAAGAAATAAAATATCCATATCTAGATTAGGTAGTAAAAATCCAATGTATGGTAAAAAAATCACACCTGAAAGAAAACAAGCAATGTCTTTATTAATGAGTGGTGTAAATAATCCTAACTATGGTAAAAAAATACCTAACTGGCATAAAGAGATAAATAGAAACACTCAGTTAGGTAAAAAACAAAGCGAGAATCAAATTAGTCATAGAATTCAATTTTTAAAGAAAAAAGTTATTGATTTAAAAAATAATGTTATCTATGATTCAATCAAAGATGTAGCTTTGGTATTTAAAAAGTCACCATCACACATGACAAGATTAATTAAACAAAATAAATTTAATTTAAAATTTTTATAATATGCAAGTATATAATAGTTTGCAACTCAAAAAGGGAGCTAAAGCATCTCATAATAGAATGGGTTCAATCACCCAACCACTTCAATTTATACTACGTGTTGAAAAGGATGAGGAGTGGGCAGCATGGTGCTTGGATTGGTTAGAATGGAATGGACTGAAACAGATCCGTAGAAATGCCCGCAGACTTATGAAAAACTATAAGTTGGCTAAAGGTATTATTGATAAGTCTGACTATATAGTTGAAGAAAACAATGAGATGAAAGATATTGTTGATGTATTAACTAGAGAAGACTGGTCTGCACTTGAATTAAAGTTCTATCCTATTATCCCAAATGTTATTAATGTTCTAGTAGCTGAATTTGCAAAAAGAACTACCAAACTTTCATACAGAGGTATTGATGAATTCTCCTATAATGAAATGTTAGAGCAAAAAAGAAAGCTAGTTGAGGATACATTAATGGATGATGCTAAAATGAAAATTCAAGCAGCAATGCTTGAGCAAGGTTTAGATCCTGAATCAGAAGAAGCACAACAACAATTGTCTCCTGAAAATTTAAAGTCTCTTCCTGAGATTGAAAAATATATGCAGAAAGATTATAGATCCATGATAGAACAATGGGCTATACATCAACATCAAGTGGATAGTGAAAGATTTCATATGGATGAGCTTGAAGAAAGAGGATTCAGAGATATGCTTATTACAGACAGAGAATTTTGGCACATGAGAATGATGGAAGATGATTATGAAGTTGAACTTTGGAATCCTCCAGTAACTTTCTACCACAAATCTCCTGATGCAAGATACATTTCACAAGGTAACTGGGTTGGTAAAGTGGATATGCTCACCGTAGCTGATGTTATTGATAAGTATGGTTACATGTTGACAGAAGAACAGCATGAAGGTCTTGAAGCAATTTATCCAATCAGATCTGCAGGTTATACTATTGGAGGGCAAAATGATGGTACATTCTATGATGCTACTAAGTCTCATGAATGGAATACTAACATGCCTTCATTAGCATACAGACAGTATACTAGTATGATGGCTGGTTCAGTTTATGATGGTGGAGATATTGTTAACCAAATACTTTCTGAAGGAGAAGATTATTATGATCAAGGTACAGCTTACTTATTGAGAGTAACTACAGCGTACTGGAAGTCTCAAAGAAAAATTGGACATCTTACAAAAATTGCTGAAAGCGGTGAGGTGATCAATGAAATAGTAACAGAAGATTACAAGATTACTGATAAACCAATCTATGATAATAGATTATTCAAAAACAAAACAAAAGACACTTTGCTTTTTGGAGAACATATTGACTGGATTTGGATTAATGAAGTTTGGGGTGGTGTTAAAATTGGTCCAAATATTCCTTCATTCTGGGGTATGAACAATCCTGGAGGTTTCTCTCCAATCTATATTGGTACAGATAAGAATCATATTGGTCCATTAAAGTTTCAATTTAAAGGTGATAACAGTTTGTATGGATGCAAGCTTCCTGTAGAAGGAGCAGTATTCTCTGATAGAAATACTAAGTCAACAGCTTTGTTAGACTTAATGAAGCCATACCAGATTGGATACAACATTGTAAACAATCAGATTGCTGATATACTAGTTGATGAGTTAGGAACAGTAATTTTACTTGATCAGAATTCACTACCAAGACACTCAATGGGTGAAGACTGGGGTAAGAACAATTTATCAAAAGCATATGTGGCAATGAAGAATTTCCAGATGCTTCCTTTGGATACCTCAATAAGCAATACAGAAAACCCTCTTAACTTCCAGCACTTTCAGAAATTAGATCTTTCACAAACAGAAAGGCTAATGTCAAGAATCAAATTAGCAGAGCACTTTAAACAACAAGCTTATGAAGTAATTGGTATCAACCCTCAAAGATTAGGACAAGAGTTAACACAAACTACAGCTACAGGTGTAGAACAGGCTAAGAGTGCTTCTTATGCACAAACTGAGATGTTCTTCATGCAGCACTGTGATTACTTAATGCCAAGAGTACACCAGATGAGAACTGACTTAGCTCAATACTATAATTCAACAAAACCATCTGCAAGACTTACATACATGACATCTCAGGATGAAAAAGTAAATTTTGAAATAAATGGTACTGATTTATTAATGAGAGATCTTAATATCTTCTGTAGTACAAATGCAAATAACAGAGCTGTATTAGAGCAATTGAAACAAATGGCTTTAACAAACAATACAACTGGAGCAACAATCTTTGATCTTGGTAAAATTGTTCAAGCTGATAGTATATCTGAAGTTACAGGTACACTTAAAGCTGCTGAAGAAAAAATGAACAAGCAAAAACAAGAGGAGCAACAACATCAACAAGAAATGCAACAGCAACAACTTGATTCTCAAGAGAAACAAAAGAAAATGGAACTTGATGCAGCTGAATTGAGAGATGAGAAAAATAGACAAAAAGATATTCTTGTTGCTGAAATACGCGCGGCAGGTATGGGTGCTATGACTGATGTTAATGAAAATAAACAATCAGACTTCTTAGATGCTATGAAAGAGATCAGAGCTACTGAAGAGTTTCAAGATCAAACAAACTTACAGAGAGAAAAGGAAACTAATAGAATGAATAATGATTCTCAGAAAGCTCAAATTGAAAGAGAAAAGATCCAAGCTCAAAGAGAAATAGCAGATAAACAATTGCAGGTTGCAAGAGAAAATAAAACAAAAAGTGAATTAAAAGCAGATAAAAAAATATGATAACTTATATTTATACTTTAGTAGATCCTGAAACTGATAAAGTAAGATATGTTGGTAAAACTAATGTGAAACCTCAAAACAGGTATAATCAACATATTTACCAATGGAAAAGATCTATAAGACTTACTAAAGTAAATAGTTGGATTAAACATCTTTCATTAAAAGATAAAAAACCTGTTTGTAATATAACTAAGGAAGGTGTAGTATTATTTGAATTTAAAAGTGTTACTGAAGCAGCAAGGTTTTTTAAAATTGAACCTACACATATAACAAGAGTGTGTAAAGGTAAATCTAAATCAGGTTTAACAAAAGGTCATTATTTTAAATATTTATAAGAAGAAAAGAATAATACTTAGCTATATAGTGTGAAAAATTTTATAAGCTGCTTTAAATTTATCAAGTTTAATTAGTATATTAAATTATAAACCAAAACCAACAAAGATGACTGATGAAACAAAAAACCTCAATGAGGATGTTCAAGAAACTACAGCGGTAGGACAAATAGACATAAACATTGATGAGCTTTTTGGTAACCCTGGTGCAGAAAGCATTATGCTTCCTGAAGATGGAGAACCAGAAAAACCAAAAGGTATGTTCTCAAAGGAGAACATTGACACTTCGTTCCTTGACAACAATCCATTAACCTCTGCTGAAAGAAAGGAAAAGGAAGAAGCTAAAGCTGAAACAGAAGAAACAATTGCAGAACTTGACAATCTTATTTCACAAGTAGAAGACAACAGTGGAAAAGGTAGATCGAAAGTAGACAAGAGTGGTCTTTTAGACTTAGCACAAAAAATGATTGAAGAAGGGTCTTTAATGCCTTTTGATGATGACAAACCATTAGAAGAATACACCACTAAAGATTTCAGAGAATTATTTGAAGCTAACTTCCAAGAGAAAGAGAATAAGATTAAGGAGGATACTCCAAAAGAATTCTTTAACTCTTTACCTGAAGAACTTCAGATTGCTGCAAAATATGTAGCAGATGGTGGACAAGATTTAAAAGGTCTTTTCAGATCATTAGCACATGTAGAAGAAATTGTGCAATTAGATCCTAGTAATGAAGGAGACCAAGAAGAAATTGCTAGACAATATCTTTGGGCTACTAACTTTGGTACAGCAGAAGAAATTGAATCAGAGATTCAAGATTGGGCTGACATGAATAAGTTAGAGCAAAAAGCAAATCAGTTTAAGCCTAAGCTAGACAGAATGCAAGAAGAGATTATTGCAAGACAGTTAGCAGAGCAAGAACATAAAAAAGAACAGCAACAAAAGCAAGCAAAAGCATATACTGATAATGTATATAATACACTTGCTACTGGTGAGCTAGGAGGAATTAAGCTTGACAAGAAGATTCAAAGCATGCTTTATTCAGGATTGGTACAACCAAACTACCCTTCTATCTCTGGAAAACAAACTAATTTACTTGGACACTTGTTAGAAAAGTATCAGTTTGTAGAACCAAACCATGGATTGATTGCTAAAGCTCTTTGGTTGCTTCAAGATCCAGAAGGATTTGAATCAAAAATTAGAGAACAAGGTTCTAAAGAAACTGTAGAAAAAACAGTAAGAACTTTGAAAACAGAAGAATCTAGAAAATTATCTAGCTCTTCTACAAACACAGGTTCATTAGAAGAAAACAGACCTTCTGCTAATAAACCAAAAACAATATCCAGACAGAATACTAACATATTCAGAAGGACTTTTTAATTAGTAACTAATAAATAAAATAAATAAATGAGTACTCCAGTTTTAAACAATGGTATATTCCTACGTGATACTGCATACAATGCAAGTTCACATGTGGATTCTTACCACTTAGTAAACATGTTAAAGGATGCGCAACCAATGGATTTAGGTCCAGTTGACTTATGGGCTATGGCTCAAAAAGTTGAGATGCCACTTTATCAAATGTCTTCTTTCGGTGGAAAGAATGTAATTATGGTTGACAATGCAAGAGGTGAGTATAGATGGCAAACTCCGGTTTCTATTGACCTTCCTTATGTAATTGAAGACATTGAACCAGACAATGAATTCAAAGGAATTGAAGGTTCAACATTCCGTATTAAATTGAACAGACGTGAGTTTGGACATGGTGATATCATCACTTATGACAAATACAACGGTGTTGAGATGTACATTACTGCAGAAGATATTCTTCCAATTGGTGATGGTTTCATCTACACAGTTCAATTAGTGAACAATGACAATTTCAAATTCTTGGATAACAAGTATTTGTCTAATGGTACTAAAGTATTCCGTAAAGGTTCTGCACGTGGTGAATATGGAGAAAGATTCTCTGATATCCAAACAAGAGCAGGATTCCGTGAATTCTACAACTTTGTTGGTGGTGCTGAAGCTCACGTACATTATTCTATCTCTTCTAGAGCAGATTTGATGATCAAAGGAGGAATGAATGCAGATGGAACAGTTCCTGTAACTGAAATCTGGAGAACATTTGATTCTAACTTAAATGATCCATCTATTGCTAACTTAGATGACATGGTTAAGAAATTAGGTAAAGACAAAGTTAAAAAAGCTTTTGACAATGGTGATTTATCTAGAACATTCTTAACTACAATGGAATCTGCTCACTTGTCTAAAATTGCTACAGATATTGAAACTTACTTAATGTGGGGTCAAGGTGGTAAAGTTAAACAAGATGGTCCAGATGATTTAAGATTGTCAGTGGGTCTTTGGAAACAGTTGGATAACTCTTTCAAAAGAATCTACAACAAAAACAACTTTACATTGGATTTATTCCGTGGAGAGATCTACAACTTCTTTAATGGTAAAGTTGAGTTCCAAGGTCCAGATCCAAAACGCTCTCTAGTTGTACAAACTGGTATGGGTGGTATGAGAATGGTAAATGAGGCTATCAAACGTGAGGCAGTATCTTCAGGTTTATTGATTCAAGCTGCTGATATAGGTGCAATCACTGGTAAAGGTATGGACTTGAACTTTGGATTTGCATACACTTCATATGTTATCCCATTCTTGGCTAACGTGAAATTTGTATTGAATCCAGCATTTGACAATGTTCACACAAATGATATTGAAAACCCAATTATTGATGGTTTCCCATTATCTTCTTATTCATTCATTATCTTTGATATTACTGATAATACTAATGATAACATCTTCTTATTGAAATTATCTTGGGATAATCAATTGAAATGGTGGTATCAAAATGGTACTATGGATTACATGGGTAGAACTCAAGGGTTCCAATCTTCAGGTCAATTCAATGGATACCGTGTAATGATGTCTCAAACAATGCCAGCTATTTGGGTTAAAGATCCAACTAAAGTATTGAAAATTGTTATGAGAAACCCTATTACAGGAGGAAGTTTTTGATCAGACAGTAATTGGATTTCTCAAATATTCTTTTTATATTTGTGTTTTAATTATAAAAACATGGACAAAAAGAAAAGAATTTACCCGCATAGACCTTATAATGCGGTAGCTAATTTGAGTAAAATTACAACAGAGCAAAAAGAAACTGTTAAAAGTATGTATCTTCAAGGGCTTCCTCAAACTAAAATTGAGGAAGTCATGAAGATGACTAGAAAAACTATTAGAACAATACTACAGCAATCTGGGTTAATAAGAGATAAATCTACACAATGGAGACTCAGTAGAGGTTCTACGTTAGATGAAACTGTTTTTGATACATTAACACCAGAAGCTTTATATTGGATAGGTTTTCTATATGCAGATGGTCACATTAGAAAAGAAAAAGAATATTCTATTGAATTAGAAATTGAGCTAAAGGATAAAGAACATTTAGAAAAGTTTAAACTTTTTTTTAATTGTAATAAAGAGATAAAATTTTATGCAGAAAATTCTTGTTCAATTAAAATTTTTTCTAAAGTTTTACATAGTAAACTTAAAGAGTTAGGTTTTAATAATAAAAAAAGTTGGACAGCTGTACCACATGACTCTTTAAAAAATTCAAAAGATTTTTGGAGAGGTGTTGTTGACGGTGATGGTGGAGTTTATAACTATGACATTAAACCTCAGATTTCATTATGTGGAACAATTGAAACAATTTTTGAATTTATTATTTTTTGTACTAAGGAACTGGAAATTAAAAGTAAATATCCAAGTCATAGTAATAAAGAAGGAGGTTTAAAAAATAGCTTATTTCAAGTTCACTATTATTCAAGTGATTGTAAAAAAGTTTTAGAATTATTGTATCAAGATGCAACTATCTATTTAGATAGAAAATATAACACTTATCTGGAGATGTGCCAGAATAATTAATTAAATTTACACAAACCAAAAACCAACAAAACAATGGATAATTTCACAATGGTTGAGACCGGTAAGGGCTCAGTTAAAAAAACAGCAATAGCTGTAAGACCTTTCTTTGACAATTCCTCTTCTAACATGGGTTTAGAAGATTATGGGATGAGTTTATTTGATGGGGTAACACACTCTGAACAAATTGCTTGTTTAGACAATAATGGTGTAGTAAGATACCTTACTGGACTGAATGAATTTGCACCGGAAATAAAACTTCTTAATGAAGAAGATAGAGCTGCAAAGGTAAGAGAGATAAGAAGTGCTGTAGCTGAGTTAGAAAAAGAATTAGCTGCAAATGTAATTGATATTGAAGATCCAATGTTTTGGAATCAAGTAAAATTACTACAACCAAACAATAAAGATTTTTGGAATAAGATTTCCATTTCTTGTGGTAATGAACCTTTGTTCTTAGACCCAAGAGATCCTTATGATAGAATCAAACTTTATGCAATTGAAGCAGGAGGATTTTCTCTTGTATCAAAAAGTTTTGATGATGCTAGATCCAAAGCTGTTCCACCTAAGTTTTACTTAGATAAAGAAGAAGAAACAGTAATGGTAAGAACTGAATACAAAAAGCTGCGTAATAAAGCACTTGCTGAACTTCAGAAATTATTTGACAAAAACAGTACTAAGTTGTTTTACATTGCTAAGGTGGTGGATATCAACAGTACACAATATAGAAAATCAACTCCTAATGATGTAATCTATGAAAACATGGATGTATTCATCAACGGTTTAGGAGGAGAAAGTAACAAAGAAAGAGCAGCTAAATCATTTATGGATGTAGCTAATCTTGATATGGAAACACTAAAAATTAAATCAATTGTTAGAGATTCCGTATTTTTTAAGTATATTATAAATAAGGCAGATGGTTATATCTACCACACTAAGTCAGGTGCTATGCTTGGAAGAAATGTGTCTGATGTAGTTGAGCATATGAAGAACCCTTTAAATGAGGATATCTTAAAAGACTTGAACGCTGCTTGTGAAAAGTATTGGAACTCTTAAACTAAAAATAAAATGGCAAATTACACAACTGGGAAAATGAATAACCCAAATGCAAAAGTTTCCGCTTCTAAAGTTGCTGGAAGTAAAGGTGTTAAATCTGGAGTTAATCCAAAAGCATCTGCACAAAAAGTAGCAAAAGGAAAAGTAGGTGGAATATCTAAAGCTCCTAAATCAGCATCTCCTTCTAAATAAGGGGATGCTTAATTTTATTTTAATATTATGGCAAAGAAAGTAAGAGAAGAAGTTAAAGATGAAACAGTAAAGAAAGTTTCAACTGCTAAAAAAGCATCAGTAAGAAAACCTAGAGTTAAGAAAGCTAAACCTGTTATAGTTAAAGAAGAGGTTGAACAAGAAGTATTAGCAATAGTTGAAAATGCTACATATGAAGCAACTAAAATTATTTCTGAACACAAAGAATTAGTTGAAGAAAAAGCTGAGGAGATTGAAGAAATAGTAATTGAATCAGTATCAACAGCTGCTAAAATTAAATCTTTTTTTAAAAACTTATTTAAGAAAAAATAATAATGGCAAAGCAAATGCTAAAAAGAAAAGACGGTAGTGTTTCCCAGAGAGGTCTCTGGGATAACATCCGTGATAATAAAGGTTCTGGAAAGAAACCTACAGCTCAAATGCTGAAACAAGAGAAAAAGATTAAAGCAACTACAAAAAAGAAATAGTCATGGCAAAATTAATTCCTTATGCATTAAAAAATCCAAAAACAGATACTGTTGTACCTGGTGCTTTAATTCTTTCTAGTATTAAACCGGTATCAGGAGATTGGTTTCCTGTTGTAGAAGGTGTTGAAAGAAATACAATTAATCCTGTAGACTATGATACTACAGTTAAAGTAACTTATCCTGGAGCAGTTAATGTTCAAAGATTTGGTGATTATGCTAAATCTTTTATACAAGAAAAAGGTTACTTTCCAGATAATATAGTTTTATCAGATTCAATTTGTTCTGATGATATAGATGGTCCTATTTATTCAGATATTTCAAACATTGGTCAGACTCCTGCATCTCAGAATCAGTTTTTAGGTGCATTCATGGCAGGTGGTTTAGCTGGTTATCCTCACACAGGTATATTAGGTATACAAGCTTGGGGATCACATGTTACAACAAGTACAAATGGTGGTTTGTTTATGATTAATACACCGCATATTGGAATATCAAGAACAGGTAGTGTAGGAAGGATTTGGAGAAGAGGAAAGAGTGAAACGCAATCTTTAACGGATAATACTTGTGGTGCAGTTGCTACAGCAATTACATGGGTAGCAGCAAATGCTGTTGCTCCAGTTGTAACAAACTTTCCAAATGATTATCAAAACTATACTCTATGTGCTATACTATTTCCATTTAAAGCGGCTCTTGCAGCTATAACAACTTATGGAGCTAAAATGGTTTATGCTACTGAAAAAATAAGATTAGCTTCAAATACTTTTTTAACAGGTGCAACAGGAATAATTGATGCTAATGTTGGAACAGAAATTGATGTATTTTATTGTTCGGGAACATTTATTAATACAGATGATGGATATAATGCTTATATTAATGTTACATCATTTAAAAAATATAATAGTGTTGGTGGATGGGTAGATTTAACTACATCATTTTTAGCAGGTTTATAAAATTAATAACTATGGCAAAGACAGCAGCACTTTATTCAGTGTATTGTTTTACAAATAATATTAATAATAAAAAGTATATTGGTATTACTTCTGATGTAAAAAGAAGATTTAAGCAACATAAAGGAATGAGAAGCAGAGCAGTTGTTTTTTGTTTGGCTATTAAAAAGTATGGGTTTGAAAAATTTAAATTTGAAATACTAAAAGATAATTTAACTTTAGAAGATGCAAAACTATTTGAAGTACAGTTTATTCAAGAACTAAACTCTATGGTTCCAAATGGATATAATAGAACAAAAGGTGGTGACTATTCTGTAAAACATACAATAGCAACTATTGAAAAAATAAAAGAAAAAAATAGACTTTATAGATTAAATAATCCAGACCCAAGAAAAGGAAAAAAACATTCAGAAGAAACTAAAAAAGTAATGAGTAAGTTAGCATCTGAAAGAACAGATAGACCAAGAGGTGATAGACATTGGAATTACGGAAAGAAAACTAGTGACTTATCAAAACAAAAAATGAGTATTAGCCAAACATTAGGTAATAATGGTTTTGCAAAAAAAGTTATAGATTTAAATACTAATATTGTTTATTCTTGTATAAATGAAGCAAAACAAGTATATAACATTAGTCATTCATTTATAAGCATGGTTTGCACTGGAAAAAAAACAAGTGATAAATATAATTTTAAATATTTAAAAGATTATGAGCAAGAAAAGTGTGTCACTATCAATTTCTAGGGGTGAAAAATCAAAGTCTGGAGGTCTTACAGCAAAAGGGGTAGCTAAATACAATAATGCTACTGGAGGAAATATGAAGACAGCTGTTACTACTAAGCCATCAAAGCTTGATCCAGATAGCAAAGATGCTAAGAGAAGAAAAAGTTTTTGTAGCAGGATGTCAGGGGTTGATGGACCTATGAAAGATGAGAAGGGAAGACCAACAAGAAAAGCATTAGCTTTAAGAAAATGGAATTGTTAAAACTTATATAATATGGCAAAGTGTATGAAATGTGGTGGATCTAAGATGCAATCTGGTGGAGCTACAAAAGGTGGTAGTAATGCAAAAATGGGAATCTTTGGTATTCCTAATGCAGGAGGTACAGGACCTGAAACAATGAAAAAAGGTGGTTCTAAAGTAACTGCTGTTAAACATTCATGCCCTCCAGGTACAGTTAGATCTGCTACTGGTGGATGTGTATCTGAAAGACCAAGCTTTAAAAAAGGTGGTTCATCTTTTGGTATGTTATCAGTTAAAGCGGGTGTAGATAAAAATCCTAAAGCTACTGCTGCTGATAGAATTGCTGGTGCTAAAATGAGCAAGAAAAAAATGGGTGGTGCAACTAAAAAGAAGTGCTAATCATGGCTGAGAAAAAAGATAAAAACTGGATTCAAAAAGCTACAGCTGATATTAAGAAAAGGGGTACAAAAGGTAAATGCACCCCTATAACTAAACCTGGTTGTAAAGGTAAAGCTAAGCAGTTAGCTAAGACATTTAAAGCAATGGCTAAAAAGAAATAATTATGGCAAAGAAAGAAACACTTAATCCTATTACTGCTTTTAGAAAAGCTAATGAAGCTAGAAAAGCTGTAGTCATGAAGTCTTTGAAAAAAGCTCAGGCGGGTATTGCACAAGATACAACTGCTGCACAACAACCTGTCAATAAATATTATCCTTGGAAAGGAAATGTTAAACTTAAAACACCAACTGTTAAAGAAGAAACACCTGATTATTTAAAACCTACTAGAAAATATGCTGATCCTAGAATGGATCCAAATTATAATTCAAACCCTCCTGCTTCTTCACAGTTTGAAGGGCCAAAATCAATTTCAACAAAATCTGGCAAATCTGCTTCAGATATTTTGAATTCTTATAATAATAGTAAGAAAAAAGGAGGCGTTGTAAAAAGAAAAAAATAAGATATGTTAAACAGTGCAATTGAAATAAAAATTAAGCAGCGTATCAATAAATTAGATTCTCAAGACTATGACAACATTCAATGTTGGCAGATTGTTGAGGTATTTAATAAAGCTCAGGTAGAATGGGTAAGAAGACAATTGCATGGTATTAACTTGGTTAAAGAAGGGGATGAGCAATCTACAAGAAGAAAAGATGATCTTCAAGTATTACTTTCCCTACTTACTTTGAATCCTTTAAAAAGAGAATCTTATTTCCAATGTAATATTCCAGGTGATTATCTACAATGGAAAAGGATAGATACTTTTGCAAAAAAGGATTGTTGTGATAAAAGAAGAATGGCTGTATATCTTGCAGAAGAAGGTAACCTTACTCAACTTCTAAGAGATAAATCTAAACAACCCAGTTTTGAGTGGGGAGAAACATTTGCAACATTAATAAACAATACAATTCATATTTATACTAATGATGAATTTGATGTTGAAAGTGCTTCACTTGTTTATTACAGACAACCAAGAAAAGTACAATTTTTAAATTGTTCTGATCCTTATACAGGAGTTGCATCAACAGCTGATATTGAGTGTGAGTTGAAAGATGATATAATTGAATTAATAATTGATGAAGCAGTTTCATTACTTGCTGGAGATATTGAGTCAGGAAACCAATTCTCTAGAGGTACTCAAGGTGCTGAACGTAACAACTAAAAATAATGGAACCAAGAATGTTAAAAAGAAATCCTGGAACAAGTAAGCCAGCAGCAAGTTATCCTACTGTAGAAGCAGGTGCATCAGTAGATACTATGACCGCAGCTTGTGTAAGTGAATTAATGAATGCTGCTACTAGTATTCATAAGCTACACTTAAAGATTACAGGAGCAGGCTCCTATGCAGCTCATAAAGCATTAAATGAATTGTATGATGCTTTACCTGGACACGCTGATGATTTAGCAGAAGGTTACCAAGGAGCAAGTGAGAAACTATTATCATACAGTGAGTCATCACCAAGAGTATTAAACAGTGTAGATGATGCATTAAAATACATCCGTGATATTTGTGATATGGTTTGTGGATTACAAGATAAGATGCCATATTCAGAAATTGTAAATGATCTTGACACAATTAAGTCTACACTTAATTCAACCAAGTACAAGTTACTTTTCCTTAAATAATTTTGATATTATAAAAACTTTTACTATATTATATAGTATTTATTTATTAACTAAAACAAAAACAAAATGAGTTATTTTAATCATGCCTTTCAAAAAGCCTTTGTTGGTGTAAATGCTGCAGCTCCAATGGGGCAAGGTTACACTGAATTAAATCAAGGTGTATTGGGAACTACAGGTAACATTTTGGCTACTGGTCAATTTGCATTTGTAAACCCTAAAGATTGGAAAATCCAATCTACTTCTTATTCTGGTCAAGCATGTTGCCCATTAATTTTGGCTGCTGGATCATTATATGCAAAAGATAAAATTGGACCTTTCCACGGAGGATACAAAGAGTCTAACAAGTCTAAAGAAATTAATCCTAAGTATGTAAGCAAATTTTATTTTGCTCCTGCTTGTGCTCCATCAAACAATGTTATTCATGTTGGATATACTCCATACACTGATGACCAAGTATTAACACTTACAATCACTAATGATGGTGCAAACATCGTTGATGGTGTTTATAATGATGTTGCTTTTTCTGGTGGTGCTGGTGCAGGTTTTATTGCTAAAGTTACTGTTGTTGGTGGTGTTGCTACTGTAGTAGAAATTGCTAACGGTGGTACTGGATATTTAGCTAGTGATGTATTAACTTCTATTGCTGGTCAATTATTATCTAATGGATCTCCTGTTACACAAGTTCAATTAACTGTTGCTACAGCTGGTGCTAAAGATGGTTGTAAAAAAGACTTCTTATGTGGTGAAACTTATAACTTACGTTTAGATGTTAAAGGTTCTCCTGCATTAAGATTCTTGAATCACAATGCTTACTTGACATTAACTGCTAACACAGGATGTTGTCCAGAAGGAACAATTGTTCCAACTGCAGTAGATGCTACTGAAGTATACATCAAATGGGCTCAACAAATTATTGACTCTCCATTAATTGCTCCATTTATCTATCCAGTAGTTACTGCTGAAGATAATACATTATGGTACAAACCAGGAACTGATACATCTGCTTTAGCTGCTCCTGCTGGTTACACAATTGGTGGTACTTGGGATAAATATGTATCTCCAGGACATACTGCTAATCAATATGCAGGTATCACATTATTTGGTGCTTATGTAGATACTAAATTTGGTGATTGTACATTCCAAGTTTCTGATTTCTATGAAAAAGAGCCAGTAAGATTGTATGCTTCTGAAACTGACTTAAACGGTGACCCATGTGCATTCCAAGGATTGTGTGTGATTACTGAGTGTCAAGGAAGACAAGCAAATGGTTTAGGTGAAACAGTTCTTAGAGATGTGATTCTTTCTGAGCGTTACAGCCAAAACTTCTTCCATTCTGACTTCCGTATCCGTGAGATCACTCAAGGAAACCAAGTTTTGAATGCAATTGACAGATCTGCTTCTTACAACAGATTCTACATTCAACACCATGTTCCACGTTTCAACAATGCATCTAGTACTTTTGACAATGATCAATACTTATTAGAAGTTATCGTTGCATCTGATGTTACTCCAACAGATGGTGGACAAGGACAATTATTTGCAGAATTTGTAAATGACTGGTTGAATGGTTGTGGTGGTAACTGTGGTGATCTAGAAACTTTTGCTTGTGGTACTGATTGTACTCCAGTTATTGAGATTCCAGAAACAGTTTAATAACAAAAATTTAATAACTTTAAAGGAGAGTGAGAGTTTCAAACTCTTCTCTCCTTTTTTTATTTTAATAAAGCTATGGCAAATCATGTATTAAGTTTAGAAGTACCTACAGTAACAAATACCTGTGTAATGAAAATATTTGATACTAGTGTGTATCAAACATCATCTCCTAATATCCCTATTGTATGTCCTACATTAACAATTACAGTTCCTGGCTTCAGTACCTCAGTAGAACTTATTGGAAACAGAATGTTAGACTTTGTTGAAACTGGGCATATTAATATAACAGCATGTGATCTAGGATTACAAAAAGAAAATTGTGGTACACAGTTAGCAAATATACCTGATGGTATTTATGCAATTAAATATAGTGTTTCACCAAATAATTTAGTATTTGCTGAGTATAATCATTTAAGAATTTCTCAAGCATTGAATAAGTATTATAAGATTTTATGTAATGTTGATTTAGCAGCATGTGATCCTCCAGCAAAGATTAAGGAGAAATTAGAGAAGCTAAGATTAATAAAGATGTATTTAGAATCTGCAAAATCAAAAGTAGAATTTTGTCATGAATCTCAAAAAGGAATGAGTTTATATAACTATGCATTAAAACTTTTGAATAAATTTGAATGTAATAATTGTTAACCTTAAAAACCAACCAAAATGAATTGTAATAATTGTAATGCAAGACTATCTTGTGGATGTCAAAAGAAAACAGCAAGTGATGGAAAATCATGTTGTGCAAATTGTTTAAGTCTTTATGAAAAAGGTTTAAGAAATAATAAACCTGTTAGTTCTGCAACAAACACTACAAATAAAAATATCTGGGGATCAGATAGATTTACAGCTAATAAATAAATATTAAACTATGAATGATAATGTAAATACAGTTGAGCCAATAGGTAATCAGTGGTATATTTTATATCCTTGTATTAATGATATTTCACAATCTGTATTTTTTACACAGGTAGATTTATTTGGTCAATATGTAAACACAGTAATTGAAGTAGCACTTGATAATGGAGGAACTGATTACTTAGGTTGCTTTAACGTACAGTTATTTTCAGGTACTCCTCCTGCTTATGGAATAGTACATAATAATGCTTTTTATATAGGAACTGCATGTGGTGACTGTGAAACACATTGTATTGCTGTTGGTGGTGGAAATGGTTATGTAACATACATTAACTATGATAACATAGAAGATACTACATCTTTACCAGCTAAAATATGTACTAAGTCAAAACCATTTACTTCAATAGCTACTCCGGTAATAACTGAAATTAATCCTAACTGTTCATCAGGAATTGGTTGTGAAATTTCATGTTATGTATTGACGAACTGTGCAACAGGTCAAATTATCAATTCTAATAATCAAAGTTTATTTTCAGCATATGCTAATCAAAGTACAATAACATTAAATGAATTTGATGGGTGCTGGACCGTAGCAGTAGGTATTGAATGTATATGTTTTGAAGATGTAAGTATAAATCTTATATACAGTAGTTGTGAAACATGTTTACCTATTGTAGCTTATACCCTTACAAATTGTGAAAATGAATCATTAAAAAAATATTCTGAAGAAGATTTATCAGCATATGTTGGTAAAACAGTTTCACTTGATTGTGGAGACTGTTGGTATCTTGAAGAAATAGATTTTAAGCCACCACAAACACAACCTTTTGTAATTGAACATGTATATGATTCATGTGATCAATGTTCAAGAGCATACTGGGTATTATATGATTGTGCTGGTGACTTAGCACCAATTACTACATATACAGATTTAACAGTATATGAAAACAGTATTGTAAAACTTGCAGGATTTTCAAGTTGTTGGTCAATTCAAAGCTCTCCTACTCCAGATTATGAAAATGCTGTAGGGGTATCTATAAGTAAACAGTTTGAAGATTGTCCAACATGTTTAACTGTTTCAGGATGTATTTGTACAAAAATTAAAAATACAACAACAGAAACATTAAATTATACATATAAAGATTGTTCAGGCATGCAACAATCTTTTACATTAGCTTCCGGAGCATCAAGTACTAAGAATTGTGTTAATCAATGGATTTTAAAACATCCTGCCACAGATATAGTAAATGAGTATGGTGAATGTATAGAAGATCCTAACAATATTTCAGATAAAGTATGTCCAATAGATATAACTGGTAGAATGATGAAACCAGGTTATACCACACCTAATTGTAATACTGAAAAATTTGAAAGAATTACATGTGCAACAGCAGAAGTATTATACAAACAAGTTTTACAACAAAGATATGGTATAAGCAACTGTTGTTCGGAAGATGATGAAAACTTAATCCTTAAAAAAGAAGTAATTGATTTGCAATCATTACATGATCCAAATTTCAATTGTACTGAGCCTTTGTCTTGTTGTACACCTTCACAATGTAGTTGTGGAAATTGTATAAGTCAATAATATTTTGTATATTAAACTAAGAAGTAAAGATATGAAACCACTTAATTTAGATAATAGTCCTTGCAGTCCAGTATCAAGTAACTGTATTATTTGGCAAGGCCCAAATATTTCTTGTATAAAGTTATGTACAGGTGATACTGTTACAGATGTAGTATATGCATTAGCAACACAATTGTGTACTATTCTTGATCAAGTTAATATTTCTACACTTGATTTATCTTGTTTAGATATTACAACTGGTACACCAACTAATATTAATCAATTACTTCAAATATTAATTGATAAGATATGTGAGTTAAATAATGTACCAACACCTAGTGCATTTCCTACTCGTGGAAATAGTTCATGTCCTACAAATTGTATTGTACCGGTTGCTACTTGTTTACAAACAGGTGGCCAAACAACAATGAAATTGTTGGACTATGTTCAATTAATTGGTAACACAGTTTGTTCAATCTTAAGTAGTATTGCAACAATTAATAATTCAATTACAAATTTAACAAATAGAGTGATTGAATTAGAATCTGTTCCTCCTAATCCTCCATATGTACTTCCTCCAGTTACACCTATTTGTACTTTATCTCCTAGTATTCCTGGAGGTGTTTCAGCTCCATTAAATTTTGTTCTTGACGCACTTATTAATGATCTTGATCATGGATACTGTGCATTAGTTTCTTCTACAGGACAACCTGCAGTTATTCAACAGGCTTACAATTTACAACCAATTAATGGTACGGATGGTTCTTTATCTAATTGTGCATTAACATTAAATCAATTGTTTAGTACAATATGGGTTAATACACCACAAAATTTAAGTCAGAGTTTTATTGATTTATGGTTCACTGTTAAAGATATCAGAGATGCCTATAAAAGATATAACGTAGTTTCTGGTAGTTCTAATGTTACTGTTACACCAACAACAACTCCTGGAACATGCGGTCCTGAAATTTCATTTTCAATAAGTGTTGATCCAGGAGCTGGTAAATCAGGTAGAGGTATTGCTGTATTTTCACAATCAATTGCACCAACTCAAGCAAATTTTGATGCTAATTATGCAGGTAAAGAAGGATTTACTGTTAACTTTATACCTGGAAACAATCAAATATTACCTGGTGATATTTGGATTGAACCATGTGTGTAATAAATAACTAAAAATGGGAAAATATAAAGTATTTAATGGTTCTAATTGGGTAGATATATGTGATTGCAATGTTCATATAAGAAATGCAAATGATAATTGGCAATTACTTGATCCTGCAAATTGTGTAACAAAATATTGGACAGGTACTGAATGGTGTGAAATTGTATGCTGTAGCTGTGCAGAAGGTTATACATTAAACACATTAACTAATATATGTGAAAAAGTAGAAAGAATTCCTGCTACAGCAAGTGGTGGTACATTTTATCCTATTATTGTAGGTAATAAAGCCGTTGTATATGGAAATCTTGGTGGAGCACTATATCCAAATATTACAGGAGCTACGTTTCCAATCAATGGCTACAGTAGTCCTACATATATAGTTAAAGATGCTGCAGGTACTGGTCTAACATATTCGCCTACATTATCTGTAGCTGGTAACCAAATATTTAATTCAAATGGTACAACTACAGGAGGTAGATTGAATTATAATTCACTATGGGGAACTGATTATCCATTTAATACATGGTTTACTCTTAGATTTTGTATTACAATTACACAAGATAAAACTTATATTTTTGCATTAGCTGGAGATAATCAAGTAAAGGCTGGTATAACATCAACAACATTTCAGGGAGGTGTAACAAGTTTAAATTTAGTTAATCTTTGGGCTTCACCTAGTTCTTCAGGAACTCCTCCAGATCCATCAAATACAGGACCTTTTAATTATTGGCATATGTTTCCTATAAATCTACCTGTAGGGGATCATGTTTTTGAATTATCTGGTTATAACTTTTTTGATTTATACGGGTTTGCTGCTGAAGTTTATGATATACCTGTTTTAGATTTACAAAATTTAATGGCTTCAAGTACAGCAACTGTTGATGATCTTGAGCCTTATATAATGTTCAAAACAAAAGATTTAATTGTAGATCCTCCAATTAGATTACCTCAGGCAGGTAGTACAGGAATAACCTATTCCTGTCCAAGCGGTTATACGTTTACAGAATGTTATGGAGCACCACAATGTACACTTGATCTTAGTTATCCTTGTGGCGGTACACCAGATCCTTGTGCTTGTATTACTGGAGAAGTTGTTATTGGAACACAAACTTGGACTTGTAAAAACTTAGATGTTACAACTTACAGAAATGGAGACCCCATACCTGAAGTGACGGATCCTACTGCGTGGGCTGCTTTAACTACTGGTGCATGGTGTTACTACGATAATGATCCTGCAAATAATGCCGTATATGGAAAATTATATAACTGGTATGCTGTTAATGATCCTCGCGGATTAGCCCCTACTGGTTATCACGTAGCGACAGATGATGAATGGACGGTTTTAATAAATTATGTAGGTGGAACAACTGTTGCAGGGGGCGAATTGAAAGAGATTGGAAATACACATTGGAATTCTCCTAATACAGGTGCAATAAATAGCGTGTGTTTTACTGCTCTTGGGGGTTCACTCCGTTTTGATACTGGAAATTTTAATAGTAACATGAATGAAGTCGGTATGTGGTGGACTTCTACAAATTACAGTTTAAATACGGTCAGTGCTTGGAGCCACTTCATTTACAGTTACAGTGGTCAGATAAACAGAAGCCCCTATCTTAAAACAGCTGGATTTTCTGTAAGACTTATAAAAGATTAGATGAAATTGTATAATATAAATAATTAAACATAATGGAAAATAAATGTAAAGATTGTGGATGCCAAGATTGCGGATGCAAGGATACTTTCTTACCGGTAGCACCATGCTCAGATCCTGCTATATGTCCTTCACCTCAAAAATGTGAAGACACATTTGATTCCTCATGTGTTATATATACAGGACTAGATCTTAAATGTGGTAACACTACTGTTGTTGCTACTAATACAAATTTACAAGATATATTACAAAACCTTGTTGATGAAGTTTGTTCTTTAAAAGGAGATGGTATAAATATTATAATTAATAATCAGGGTTACGGTTTATCTGCAACAGTATCAGGTGGTCAAGGCCCATATCAATATTTATGGTCAATATCACAAGGTGCCTTTGTTTGCCATGAAATACAAAATAATGAATATACTTTTTCAAGTGTTACTTTACTTCCTATACCTGGTAACTCTTTACAAGTAGGTGGTATCAGTGGTGCTACGGGAGCTGTGTATATGTCACATATAAGATTAGATGTTACTGATGCTAATGGTATTAAGAAAACAATATATTATACACTTACTAATTTAGATTAACTATGCCAATTTGTAGAAACTGTGGTGGTAGTAATAAAAAAGTAGTTTTAAACTATACACCTAAATCATATACAATATGTCCTGATCCTGGAACTTGTCCAGAAGATTATATTTGTTCTGAGATACTTGACACAGCATGTATACAATATACTGCTGGAGATATTATGTACTGCGGTACTACATTTAGCGTAGTAGATAATTCTGAAAGTTTAGAAAATGCATTACAAAGTGTGTTAGATTTAATATGCAAAAAATGTGAATTAAATGTAAATATAATTACAAATGATGAAGAAGTAGATGGTCCATCTTTATCAACAGAAATTACAAATGGACTAGCACCGTATACTTATCAATGGGACATTGCTCAAGGAGAATTTGTTGGTCATTTCATTTCTGGTTCTACAACATTACCTACTTTAACATTAACATGTATTGCCGCTAACTCTATTATGACAGGTAATATAGATAAAAATATAAAAGTAACCAATGTTCAATTAACAGTTATAGATGCAAATGGATGTAAAGAAGTAGTTCATTTTGTATATGCATCAGATTGTTATTCAATGATAGTTGATACACCTCAACCAAGACAAGCATTTTTAGGAGGAAGAAATTTTAAAAATAATGGTAAAAAAACTAAATTTGCCAATACACCACTAGACTTTATGGATGATCCATTATATATGCCAACATGTACTGAAATAAAAAACATGTGTTGTATGGAATGTTTTGAACCGGGTTATGAAGGTGCTGCTTCAAATTATAGAAGAAATAGAGATGAGTTTCTTAAAAACACAAATGAAAACTTAATGAATGAGTATGTAGGTACTCCTGTACCTGATGAAGCTCTAAATTACACACAATGGCAACAAGGTAATATAGGTGATCAATTAGTGCTATACAAAGGTGGTTTACAAAATTATAATGTTTTATGGGGATGTCCGGAATGTTCATTTAGAATTTGGTCAGAAATTCCTTGGCCTCAATTGAATAATCAAACATTAGCACAAAGATTTCCTACTATTAATGTAAATACAGGAGCTAAGTTTTATTGGATTCTTGCAGTACCTTTTGGTAATACACCCCCTACTGGACAACCTGGTCAATTAGTAAAATGGGCAACTGACCCGTTAGATCCAACATACTTTAGTGAATATGCATGGGATCCAGTCACAAATATGTGGAGTGCAACATTAGGTGGTATAATAAGTGACTTAAATGTTGATACTAGAGCAAGAAGAGATGCATGGTACAAAGCACTTGATGAATTTATTTTAGCAAATACACCTTTTGTATGGGCTAATGATTATGCACTATTTCACAGATACAAATATGAATTAAAATTTACAGTTTAAGATGGGATTTATTAAGAATATAGAAATTTGGAATAATCAAAGACCAAGAGTTTGTTCTTTTGATTTAGATGATTATTGTTATTATTATGGTGCTGTAGGAAACACTTGTACTGAAAATACAGCAGCTCCAGATATGACAGGAAATGGTGATATGTTTACAACTGCTAATGCAACACATGATGTATGGGCAAAAGCAGTTATAGAATATTTTACAGCTTCAATTGCTTTTTATAGAGAAGCTGATTATCAAGATCCTGTAACTGGAGAAATAATTATTCCACAAGTTTTAAATGAAAGGTGTATTCCACGTGATGAATACAATAAATTATGTAATTTATTCTATAATCAAACTGATGGGTTTTACATGAAAGATATTGCATTTCAAGCAAAGAAAATGCAAATTAGAAACTCATTTAAACTTAATACTGATCCTAATAAACTTACAGGTATTCATTCTTTTACTCAACTTATTGAAACTTCACCGCAATCAACAGGTATAATATATACATATACAGTAGATTTTACAGATTATCAAGCACCTGATTATAATCACTATTTAGAATATAGAACTGTTTTAGGGGATCTAATGCAACTTGTTAAAAAACTTATGACTGCTACAGCTGATCATCCTTTAACACCTTTTGAGATTCCTCCAATGTGTTCAGGTGATGTAGTTATTGGTGATCAAACTTGGAATCAATGTAATTTAGGTGTAACAACATATAAGAATGGTGATCCTATTCCTTATGTGGAAGATCCGGTTGAATGGGCTGCTTTGACTACGGGTGCTTGGTGTTACTATGACAATAATCCAGATACTGAACCTGCATTTGGTAAGTTATACAATTGGTATGCAATTAATGATTCTAGAGGTTTAACTCCAGAAGGATATCATATACCAACACGTTATGAATGGCAAACTTTAATTGATACAGTAGGTGGAAATGCAACTGCAGGAATAGCATTGAAACAAATTGGTTCATTGGATAGAACTTGTGTTACAGAAATAAATGCTTCATATTGGCAATATGCTTCTATTGATCCTCCAACTAATTCAAGTTTTTTCACAGCATTACCGGCTGGAGAACGTACACAAAATGGTGATTATCTTTATTCTGGTTATCTTGCTTATTGGTGGACTACTGCAGAAGAAAGTGTAAATAATGCATGGTATGGTAATTTGAATTATAATACAAATGAAGCTTATAGCACTAATAATTCTAAAAAATTTGGTTTATCAGTTAGAGCTGTAAAAGATCCAACATGTGCTGATGATGTTACTATTGGATCTCAAGTATGGACTAGATGTAATTTAGGTATAACAACATACAGAAACGGAGATGTAATTCCTCAGGTTACTGATCCTACTGCGTGGGCATCATTAACAACAGGTGCTTGGTGTTACTATAATAATGATCCTTTAACTGAACCTTTATATGGTAAATTATATAACTGGTATGCTGTAAACGATCCTAGAGGTCTTTCACCAGTAGGTTATCATATTCCTACCGATGGTGAAGTTGCTACATTATCAACTTATTTAGGTGGCGATTCAGTAGCAGGAGGTAAGATGAAAGAAATAGGTTTAAGTTATTGGATTGCTCCCAATACCGCTGCCACAAATGAATCAGGATTTACAGCACTTCCAGCAGGTTACCGTGTAAATGGTGGAAATTTTTCAAATATTGGGAAAGTTACTCGTTGGTGGACTTCTACAGAAGTTGATACTCTTGATGCAGGAAGTTATGATTTAGATAATACAAATCCTAATTTATTTAGAGGCTCCTATGGAAAAAACTGGGGTCACTCTGTCAGACTTGTTAAAGATTAAATATAATTAGTTAGTTGAAGTTTGTTGGTTTATTCTACAACTACGGACAGACCCCTGCACTTGCGGGGGTTTTGTTTTATAGCTATATTTGCTAATATCACATATTTTTACTATATTATTATGAAGGAATTTAAGAAACCAGATTTAACAGCTCCAAGATTTAGACCAGAAGTTTACAATGTTTTAAATGAAAAGTTCTTTGATAATTTTAGAAAGAAGCATCCTAAATATGCTAAGTTGACAAATGCAGCTTTAAAGAAAATAGCTAAAACATTTAATCAATATGTATATAATACAGTAATAGATACCAGAGATGGTGTTCAGTTACCGGAACAAATAGGATGGCTTTTTATTGGAACCTGTCAGCAAAGTAAGAAATATAATGTTGACTTTAATAAATCCAAAACATATGGTGTGCAAGTTTCCAATAACAACTTTGCCACTGATGGAAAATTAGCAAAGATATTCTATAGCAATTTTGCACCAAAACATAAGATAAAGAATAGAGAGTTTTGGACTTTTGTTGCTTGTAGAGATTTTAAAAGAAGTGTAGCAAAAACATATCCTGAGAACTGGAACATATATGTTGTAGTTGAAAATGGAAGACAAGTTAAGCTTACTTATAATAAAGAAGTATATAAAGATAGAAAAACTAAAGAGCAGTCTGAAGCTTTAAAAACATATAATGAATTTGACCTATGACAACAATTGGAGAAGCTATATCAAGAGTAAGAAATACATTAAAAGCTGTTAAGGAGGATCCTTTCTTAACTGACAGAACTATATATTATTCTTTACTGAAGTATGGGCAGACTCTCTTAAAGAGAGAGGACAACCAGTATAGACTTATGAAAATAAGTTCTATATTCACTGTATTACCATATGTAGAACTTATTGATGTAGATAAGATAGAGGCTGGCTGTACTGGTGTATATTCAGGATGTTACTTTAAGAGAAGTAAAGAAAAAATCCCTGGAATACTATCTGGTATAATGGGTCCTATTATCCGTACTGTGTCTTCTATTGATGGTACAGATATTATGTACAGAACTCAACCAGGTACATGGGTATCTATTACAAAATCAACTACTTTTAAATATAATAAAAGAAGATACTTCTGGTTTTCAGAAGGTTACTTATATTGTCCTAATATTGATTGGGATGCTATCAGAGTTGAAGCAATATTTGATGCTGATAAAAGTGCTTACTTATGTTCTAAAGAAGATCAATGTAAACTTAGACAAGATAATGCATTACCATTTCCAGAATATTTATTTTCTGAAATAGAACAATATGTTGTTAAAGAATTAACCATGGCTGCACAGATTCCAACAGATGGTTCTGATGATGGTCAAAATATCTTAAGATAATGGATTTTAATTACACACTCCGCTTCCGAACATTTGACCAATTGATGGAAGATGTTCAAATTGACTTATCAAGTTTTGCTTTAGAAAACATGATAGAGCCTCAACAATTAATCAAACTTGCTAGAAAGATTAATTATGATTTAGGCCTTAGAATCAATCAAACTAAAGAAGTTGTACTAGATATCTGTCATGGAAGAGTTAAGCTTCCAGATGACTTCTATGTGTGGAATTATGGTATGTCTTGTCATGAAAGAACCGAGCATGTTGGTTATGATGGTAGAATGGGTGGTACTAATATACAAGAAAGACCATTTCCTGCTCCTGCAAAATACAAAGAATTCCCAGGAGGTATAGATTTATGCACACCAGAAACAGTAAACTGTAGAACATGTAATTCAAATCCATGTAATCATACAGCAGGTTGTGAATTAAATACTCCAGTTACAAATTCTATTCCGACAGAATATGATCCTAATAATCCTTATGGTGATACATGTATTGCTCCAAGAGTATTTATGAATTGTAAAGGAGAATCTTATGAGCTAATACAAGTAGTACATCCAGGACTTACAAGAAAATATACTGTGATGACTCAGTTAAGAATGAAAGCTAGTCAGAACATTGATGGTGATTGTCCAAATTTATATCATAATGGTCCAGATGAAGGATGGCTTAAAGATGGATTTCTTTTTACTACTTTCCAAGATGGTCATGTGTATGTAAACTACCAAGGAGAATTACAAGATGAGAATGGAAACTTAATGGTTCCTGATCATCCAAGACTTAATGATTACTATGAGTATGCTTTCAAGAAAAGAATTCTTGAGAATTTATATTTAAATGGTGAGGATGTAGCTCAAAGACTGCAGGTCATCCTACCTGAGTTAAAAGAATCTAGAGTGAATGCATTAAGTTTAGTTAATACTCCAAACTTTAAAGAGATGGAGCAACTATGGTGGACTAACAGAAGAGCACAGTATTCTAAATACTATGATATGTTCAAGGCTCCAACAGTTGGTAACTATACAAGATTAAATTATAATACTAAAGTTATATAATTATGGCTGATAACAATATGCAAAATAGCTCTCAAGTTATAAATGATAGTTTCATAAAGGGTCTAAATAAAGATTCTGATCCATCATATGTAACAGAAGGAATGTGGACCCATGCTGTCAACATGGTTAATAACTCTAAGACAGGTAAAGTAGGTTCTATATCTAATGAATCAGCTAATTACTTATGTTTTAATGCAGGTAATTTTATGCCTGTTAACGCTACTGAAAAATTAGTAATAGGCGCTATATATCTTTTTTCAGATAAATGGTTAATTTTTACAGCTGGTCATAATACAAATGGTCAACCAGTATCATCTGAAATTGGTTTGTTTGAAGAAGAAAATTGTAGTTACAAACCAATTGTTATTGATGTATGTTTAGCTTTTGATAAAAGATATTTAATATCTGGTGTATCAAGATTAAAAGAGGATTGTACTTGGCAAGTATATTGGTCAGATGGTTTAAACCCTGATAGATACTTAAATATTGGAGATCCTCAAACATGGCCTGGTCCTGAATATTTTTACGTAACTTCAATTGGAACAAATGCAAATTACTACCAAGGACCTGGAGGAACTAAAATGCTTTGGCCAAATGTACAGTGGATAAAAAAATGTAAAGATGAAGCTGATGTAATTGTTCCAAAAACTGGTTATACACCAATAGGTTGTATTACATGCACAAATACAAACAAATTAGATTGTGAGCATATAAGACTAGCAAGACTTATGACCACTCCTTGTTTAAATTTAACAAGAGGACAACAAGGTGGTACTTTAGCAAACGGAACTTATTTTGCTCTTATTGCTTATACAATAAAAGGTCAAAAAGTAACTGATTACTTTGCTCAAAGTAACTACCAATTTATTTATTCTCCACAAGATCTTCAAGGATCTCTTACTTTAAATGTATCAGCAGATAATAAAAACTTTGATGAGTTTCAATTAGTTATTGTAAAGTGTGTTAATCAACAGACTGTGGCTCAGTTAATGGGTATATACTCTACTAATACATCAACTATAAGTATTGATCAAATTGATAATGGAGGTAATATAACTATACCTCTTGAACAATTACCTTTACAAACTCCAGTATTTGAAACTTCTGATCAAATGGCAGAGGTTAATAATTATTTATTAAGAGTTGGTCCAAGAAGTAAGTTTGATTTTAATTATCAACCTTTAGCTAACTTAATTAAAACTAAGTGGGCTTCTGTAGAATACCCTGCTGAGTATTATATGAAAGGTGGTAATAAAACTAACTACATGAGAGATGAAGTATATTCTTTTTTCATTAGATGGGCTTATGACACTGGAGATAAAACTTCTACATATCATATTCCAGGAAGACCTCCTAGAAGCTTTAACGTTCCTAATGGAGGATCTCTACTAGAAGATGCTCTATTAGTAGGTAACCAAAATACACTATACTCAGATGACAAAGTATTTGAAGTGTATAATACTGCTACAATAGATAATGCATCTGCTGTAGTTGGTACTTTTAGTGATGATGGTGGAAAAGTTATTGCAACAGGAGACATGGGATACTGGGAATCAACTGAAAAGTATCCAGATAACCGTGATGATATATGGAATACTTCTGCTCATTGTTGGACAGGAGAGACAAGTACTACTTATGATTTATGTGGTAAGCATATCAGACATCATAAATTTCCTGAAGACTATACTGCAGGAAGTGCCGCAGATACAGTAACACACTTTAGAAGAAATACAAATCCTCAAAATAACTCTAATGATTACTTTATTAGATTGATGGGGGTTTACTTTGAAAACATTGCATTACCGAAAGATAATGATGGTGATGATATTGCTGGTATTGTAGGTTATGAAATTCTAAGAGGATCAAGAGAAGGAAACAAAACCATTGTTGCTAAAGGTATGGTAAATAACTTTAGAACATATGAAATTCCTGGAACAGGTAATCTTAGTGCTACTGGTTTATATGCAAATTATCCATTTAATACAATTGAACCTTTGAGTAATACACTGGGTACAAATGTAGCTGGATATAATGATCCATTTATTAAAGCTGGTATAAATTCATTATATAATCAAACTGTACCTAGTGATATTTTTAGTTTCCATTCACCGGATACTATGATGACAACACCATTTTTATCTACAACAGAATTTAAAACATATGGTCCGTTATCAGGATATAGTCAGCAAAATTTTAATACTCCATCTGATCATCCTAAATTCAAACTATTATCAGATGCAGTTATAGTACCAATGATATTTGGTGGTTTAGCTGAAGCTATAATATCAATGGTAGGTAAAAGAAGTTCTGTGTCTCCAGGGCCTGCTTATCAAGATATTCAGATACCTGATATGACAGGTGAGGCAATTACGGGCGGTGCATCAGGACAAGAAAGTATAAATGGTGCTGGTACAGCTACTTCTTATAATGTTAATGTTAATTACTCACTTCCGGGTGCTGAAAGTGGTAAAATAACAACTAAACCTAAACAAGCATCTGAGCCTGGTATATTTGCTAATATACTTGCTGACTTTACAAAATCAAAAACAATTTATGGAGTAGGTGGTGTAATAATTGCAGATGCAATGGCTGGTGGTGGTGGTTTAGAAACTATATACAGTACCAATGCAGCACTTGGACTATCGGCCGATGGTGGTGTGTACACAGGTTCACAATTAAATACAGAATTTGCACCTTCACAATATTTACCAACAGCTCTTGCTGTTCTTAATAATCTTGCAAAAATTGCTTTTTACTTTTCTGAAGGAGCAAGAGTAACATTAGATTTGATTTATGCTGTAGTAGGATATAAACAATTTGCATTACAGCAAAAAGCATACGGTTTTTATTCAAATATGGATAAAAACTTAAATACAGATATCACAAGATTTAAAATGGAAGATGGTTTTTATTTAAGAGATAATATACAAACTGTTTCTAGATATCAAGATAACACAGGTGCGTGGAGATCTTATAGTCTTAATAATATAAAAAGATCACCTAAAGTAGTTGTAAGAACAAAAGCTGGTAATAATCAAAATATAGGTCCTAAGTTATTATCTGGTGATAAGTCATTAACAACATTAGGTACTTTGTTACAAGCATCTGATTTTAATAATTACTTACCTACAGGTACAGTCAAACCAGATTTTACACATCTTGATCGTACTTTTTCATTACCTATTCAAAGTCACTATGGTGCTATAAGAGGTAGAGTGAGAAACCAGTATGGTCAATTAGATTCTATTAAACAATTACCGGTTGGTACATGTGAGCAAAAGATTGCTAATACTATAGTTAATCCATCAACTGTAGTTTGTAATGGTGTAAACAAAACTAAGAATACAATTTACAGATCTCCTTTAATGTTTGGAGGTGATACATATATTAATAGATATACTGAAAAAGACAGCATGTGTTTTTTTTATGATTGGTTATATGATCAACCTGATGGTTTTGAATATAACTATTATTTAAGAAGTATGATTCCTAATCCAAGATTCAGATTGAATAGTAGAAAATATGATATTCAAGATTTAGCAGGGGCTGTAGATTTTAAAAACATTGTTACTATTCTTTCTGGTAGTAGTATAACAGCTCCTCCTGGAGAAGGTGTTACACCTTCTGATTTTTACAATCTTGATTACTATGTAGACGATGGTCAAAAATATAATTATTCTAATGATGTAGCATCAAATTATCCTGGATTATTTGTTTGTAAACAATCAGCATTTTATTTAGCTGTTTCTTCTATAAAAGACTTCTTTGTAGAATCTGAAGTTCTTGTAGATTTTAGAACACAACCAGAAGAAATAGCAAGAAAATATTATAACCCGTATAATTTCACAGATTATAATTCAATGTTTGATACTAACCCAACTATACTTGGTGTAAATAGTTATAATCAATATGACTATTCATTAAGTGTATCTAAGTTATATAATCAATACTTTTCATTAAGTACTATACAAAGTAGATATTACAATCCAAATGTAGCTGACTTATGTTATACTTATTACCCAAACAGAATTATTTATTCATTGCCACAACAAGATGAGATGGTAAAAGATAGTTGGTTTATTTATTTAGTAAACAACTATAAAACTTTTAAATCTAAAGTAAGTGGAGTTAAAGCAATAAACAAATCTGGTATTGTAATTACATTTAAAAATGATAGTCCTATAATGTATCAGGGTGTAGATACTCTTCAAACTGATTTAGGTACTAAAGTTACATTAGGTGATGGAGGTTTATTTAGTCAACCACCTCAACAATTAACTAATGCTGATAAACCATATGAGTATGGAGCATCTCAAAATAGACTATCCGTTATATCTACACCAGTAGGTATATACTATATGTCTCAAGCGGCAGGTAAGATATTCTCAATTGGAGACGGATTACAAGAAATTTCTCAGCAAGGTATGAAATGGTGGTTCACCCTGTTCTTACCTTACAAGCTTTTACAAGATTTCCCATTATATCCTTATCAAGATAATCCTGTAGCAGGTATTGGATGTCAATCTGTATTTGATAATACAAATACTATTTTATATTTCTGTAAAAAGGATTATCAACTTAAAGATGAGTATAAAGGACAAGTAACCTATGTACCGCTTAAAGGAGATAATACAGGTGATTACTTTATGATTAATGGTAACATATCAGCTAAGTTTAAATTAGGTGATCCTATTTTATTTAGAGATGCCTCATGGACTGTAAGTTATGACCCTAAGAATCAGTTCTGGATTAGTTTCCATGACTGGCATCCTGATCTATTATTGCCTACAAAAGATGTATTCATATCTACAAAAGGTACTGGTGGATGGAGACATAACTGGATTTGTGATAACTACTGTAATTACTATGGTGTTGATTATGCATGTGAAATTGATATTCCAATCACAACAGGTCAGACAGTTACTACTACAAGATCCATTGAATATATCATGGAAGCATACAGAAAAACTGATAACTGTGTTGACTCTTATCATGTATTAGATTATAACTTTGATAGTGCTGTGATATATAATTCAGAGCAAGTATCTGGTTACTTAAATCTTAATATATATCCTAAGAATGACCTACCTCTTACAAGACAATTTCCAAGATTAAATCCAGCTACAGGAACTTCATTTGATATTTTATTTACAAAAGAAGAAAACAAATATAGATTTAATCAGTTTTGGGATATAACTAATAATAGAGGTGAGTTCCCAATTGGTTCTCCTTATCCTGCTGGACAAGGTCAGTATATACCAGGAACTACAACTTTGATTGGTAACTATTCAAATGAAAGCACATGGGTTACAGAACCTGATGGATTCAGAAGAGTACTTAATTCAAATAATCTTGACTATACAAAACCAGAATTAGAAAGAAAAAAATTCAGACATTACATGAGTTTTATTAACTTAAAGAAAAAAATATCAGGTAACACTAATATCATTTTGAAAATTAGTGATAGTAAAAATGAAATATCTCAAAGATAATGTACAATAAAAAAGCTCTATCTAAAGCTACAGCTGAGTTGGACAAAGCTAAAGCTCCTGCAAAACCTAAAGATATAATCACTGATCCAATGGGTCAGTGGAAATATCCTGGTTTACCTACTAGAATTCCTGGTAATGATATTACCATGAAAGGTGTGGGTTATCCTGTTGTTGGTGTAACTGATACAGGTCAAAGACAAATTATGCTTCCTGGAGCAGACTATACTTTTCCAGGAGCAGACTATGTAGATGAATATCCACAAATGAAAAAAGGAGGTAGCAAAAAGAAAACTAAAAGTATTTCTGGAACTAACAAATTACTTAAGGTTCATCCTTTATTTAAGAATTATAAGCATAGAGAATTTGATCCTAAAGCAAAACACTTTCAAGATGGTGGTGATGTAGAAGCAGATCTTACACAAGATGAAATTGACCAATATGTAAAAGGTGGATTCATTGTAGAAGACATATCTGTACCAGAACTTAATCAAGCTAAGAAAGGTAAAAGTGTTAATACAAGCAAATCACCAAAACCAAGCGTATATACAGCAAAAAATGATAAAGATTATGCATTTAGAAAAAAAGCTTATGATGATAGTTTATCAATGTATAATTTAAGTACATTGAATAATATGCTTGCAAATAACTATGAAAAAGATCCTAATGTTTCAGAAAAAGAACAAATGGACTATGCAAAAAAGAATGATACTTACATTCAAAAAATGAAAAAAATCAAATCACAAGCACTTACAAAATTTGGAGATGTGTATGGTAAACAAACTAAACCTGCACAAACTATAATCAAACCTTATAAGCCAGAAGTTGAGCCAATAGATTTTAAATCTGGTAATAAAAAATCTGTAGAAAAAACAAAAAAAATTCCTAATATAGAAACAAGAAATTCTGTTAATTCTTATGAAGATAGTCTTACTGCATATAATAACTATGTGCAAAGAAAAGATATATTAGCTAATTTAAAAAAAGATCAGTTTAAATCAAAAAAAGAACTTGATGAGTTCTTAAACAAAGAAAATTTAAAATATCCTACTAATCCATCATTGGCTGCAAAAACAAAGTCAATAAAAAAACAATTTGTATACCCTAAGGGTGAATCAATAATTTCTTTAGAAGACTATATAAAACCTAAAGGTTCACAAACATCTAAACCAAAAGATGTTATAGTTGATAAACCAAATAATACAGCAAAATCAGTTAAAGTTAATAATGCACAGTATCCTCAAGGTTATCAACCATACTCTTTATATGGTAAAGTACTAGATCCTGAAGTATATGGTTATGCTGAATCACTTAATGGCAAACCTGTACAGGTATCTCAGTTTGCTGATACTTATGGACACAAAGCAAAAATGGATACATACAGAAAGTCTGGTCAATATCCATGGAAAAAACAAAAAGGCGGAATGGTTGCAAAACTCACTCCTAAAGAAATACAAGAGTACATTAACCAAGGTTATATTGTTGAAGAACACTAAACTTTTGAAGTTTACATAATAAATTAAAATTTAGTATATTAGTTATATACCCAAAATATGGAAAAAAGAACTGTAAGAATTTACAAAGCACCAGACGGTAAAGGTAGATACATAAACAAAACAAATCAATTTTTGCACAGAGCTCAAGAAGGTGCACAAGTTGATGGTGGTATGGATCAATATGTTCAGTATATACAATCTGAATTACAAAATCAAACTGCTCCAGAAGAGATATATCAAAAGCTTGTTGAAGCAGGTTTACCTGAAGAGAATGCACAAAGCTTGATTCAACAAATCATGCAAAGTATGTCTCAACCACAAGAAGCAGAACCTGCTCAATATCAAGATGGTGGTGAACAAGAAGCATTAGATCAATATGCTACACTGACTGATCAAGGTCAAGAAGATCCTGAGTCTTATGATATAGATAATATGATAGCAAATACCCCAGGTACTCAAACATTTGAATTTCCTGGTCTTGAAGAATATGTACCAAGCTATACTCCTATAGGATGGGATCAAACTAATGTTGATGCTTATGGAAATGTTACATTTGAAAGAGGAGGAACTAAAAAATCTTTTGCTAAAAATGTATTGAATTACCTTAAAAAACAACAAACTGGTGGTGAAGGTGATGCTGCAGAAGTAGATCCGAATCAACCATTAGGTAGAGGAAATTTACAAGATACAGATACAGATACTGTAAGTAAAAGAAAATCTGATTTCTTAGCTACATTAAAGAATCAAGCTGACACAGCTAAAACTGAAGAATTGCATGGAAAGATGATGCAGTCTGGTGATCCTTCTTTAATGCAAATAGCAGATACATTAGGTCAAGGAGATAATGCAAAACCAATTCCATTTGCTCCAGTAGCACAAGAAGGTGGTTATGATGAACAATATGCTCAAAAAGGTGCTGAGGTAAGAAAAGCTAGAATTAACTATGTTCCTAAATATGTTACAACGGATGGTGGTTTAAGAAACTTTATACCTTGGAATAGACTTGTTAGTTCAGAAAAACAATTACTACAATCCAATCCTTATCATGTTGCTGATCATAAAAAATATGAAGGCAGTATGGAAGGTTATCATCCTATTGAAAGAAGAGTAACTAAAACAGGAATCTTTGGTAGACCGAAAGAATGGACTGATATTTATTCTAATGCTCCTCAAACAGATAATGCAAGTAAAAAAGACACTGAGTCTAAAAAAGATACAGGGTCTAAGAAAGATTATGATGTTTCTTTAGTACAAAGAATGCGTGATAAAATGTATGATAGAAGAGAGGCTAGATATAAAAGAGATAATGCAGCTTTTGATAAAGGTGTTCACCAATTTGTTGACTTAGACAAAGAAAAAGAAAAAGAACAACTTGACTTAAACGCAAAATATCAAAAATCAAAGCCCTCAAATTTAAGTATGGATAATCCAAACTGGTATAATCAACCTACACCGGTTGAATATACGCCAGTTGAGTTTGCATATGGTGGTGCTTTAGGTGAGTATCAAATTGCAGGAGCAGTCAAATCTCCTACAAATAAATTAAATGCAGCATCTGATGCAACAGCATCGTTAGGACCAATTTTAGCACCAGCACCTTCATCAATACCAAAAAGTTTTCAGAGTTTAGCTGGAGCTGTAGAAGCAGTTGGGCAAACTCCTGAAACAGAAGCAAAAACTCCTGAGTATAATACTATTGGTGTTGATAATAAAAGAAAAAGAGCTATGAATTTTAATGGTGAAAAAGCTGTAAATGTATTTAATGCGGGAGCAGATACTTTAACAGGAGCTCTTGCTGGAATTGATCAAGCAAAACAAAATTCTGATTTTTTAAAAAATAACTTTAATTCAGATAACATTTATGATGCTTCATCAGATAAAGATAAAGGTGACTATGTAGCATACGGTCAACAAACAGGAATGTTTAGACCAGATCAAACAGGTCAACAAACAGCTGGTAGATTTGCATATGGTCAATATGGAGGTTATATGCAAGAAGGTGGAATGACTGAAGGGGATGAAGTTGAAATGACTGAAGAAGAATTAGCTGATTTCTTTGCTAATGGAGGTGAAGTAGAATATTTATAATCTTGATAAGATGAAAGTAAGAATTACAAAAGTACCACAAGCTAGAACAGGTTACCAAGTACAAGGTTCTTTAGCTAATGATGTACCAGCTATGGGTGGTGCAGATTACAATACCTATACTGGTCAACCAAAACTAAAAACTAGTAAGTATATCACAGCTGTTCCTAGAGAAGACGCTAATCTAGAAGCTGAAGGAGGTGAAGGTGTTTGGGGTGATCTTAATGGTGATGGAATGCCAGAATATAAAACTATCAAAGGTCCTAGACACTCAGGCGGAGGTGTTCCACTTAGTCTTCCTGATGATACTTTTATATATAGTGACTTCAGAGGGATGAATATGAAAGATCCTAATATCTTAAATAAGTTTGGTAAAGGTTCTACAGGTAAGAAAAGTTATACTCCTGCAGAATTAGCTAAACAATATGATATTGAGAAATACAGAAAACTTCTTGAAGATCCAAATTCTGATGTAATAGATAGAAAGACTGCTGAGTTAATGATAAAAAATTATACTCAAAAACTTGGAGCTCTAGCATTAGCACAAGAAGCTAAGAAAGGATTCCCGCAAGGTATTCCAGCTGCAGCTAAACCATACATGGAAGTTAATGGAATTAAGGAAGATGCATTAATCTCTCCTGAAATAAAACAATTAAGTTCTCAAGTTGATGGGCAATTAAAAAGAGCTCAACAAATGAATGGTGATGAAACTGACATGGCAGAAAACCAAGAGAATGAAGCTGCTGAAAGTCAACAACCAAGTTTTGAAGAGGCTCAAGAATTAAACCAAGGTCAACCAGTTGCTGAACCAATGGCTCAGTTTGGTATGAGCATGGGTGGTTATGATGTTCCGTATACTGATGTAGAAACAGGAGATTTTCTAGAGCAAGCACAATATAGTATGCCAATGGGTATTAACTCTGGTAACTATGTTGGAAGACCTCATACTCCAAGATATGCAAGAGGTGGTGGATTAAATGAATATCAAGGTGATAAAGGTGCAAGTACTGTAGCACCTACTGGTGGTGCTGAACCAATTACTTTAGATGCATCTGATAAAGATGATGCATGGATTAATCAACAAATGAGAATTAAAAAACAGACTGATCCTAATGCTAAATTTAATATTACTAGAAATGGTAAACCTTTAAAAGCAAAAGAGCGTAAAGCATTAACACCAGAAGAACAAGCAAAAGGTATTACTCCTGAGCAACTTAAAGGTTTAGGAATAGAAAAAGATACTCAAGCTAATAGAATTGCTGCTGCTCAAATAGGACTTCTTGAAAAAGAATATAAAGATCCAAAGTCACCAGTTAGAAAAGCATATCTTGAACAATATGATAAAACTATAAATGATCCAAAAGCTTTTACTGAAAAGACTGGTGATTATTTTAAAGGTAAACTTACAGAAGCTAATTTATCAGCAGATGATAAAATAAATGCTTTGTTAGAAAGCAATAAAAGAAATATTATGTTAAGTGCAAATGGTGCTAATCCTAGAATGTTAACTAATGATGGTTTTAGTCTTGATACACCAGCTCATATTGTTGCTCAAGGTACTATTAATCCTGATACTGGTCAACCTTTTAATTTAGCTAGTGCTAAAAAGAAACTTGAAGAGTACAAAACAAAAGGTTGGACAAGTAGAGAAAAAATGATTAAGGATGTTGGAGCTCCAGCATTACCGCTTAGACCTGATGGAAAAGTGGATAAAGTTAAAGTTGCTCAACAACAAATTTCAACACATGCTTATAGAAGAGTAGGTGAAGCTATTTCTAATGGAACTTATAAAGATTATTCACCAGAAGAACAAGATAGACTTCGCACATTTACTCAAAATAGTGAAATGAACACTGGTAGAGCAGATGAAAAAGATATCTATGGTAATGGTAAAGGTGCTGTTATATCTCCTGTTGAAGGAGATGCGGGTAATACTTTCTTAGAACAAAAACATGGTTCAATTGCTGCTGAAGATACTTATGAAGAAGTACCTGAAGAAGATACTAAAGTAGAAAAAAAATGTCCTTGTCAAAAATCTGATGGTACAAAAACTGATACTGGTACTGATCCTAATACAGGAGAATGTAATGAATGTACAGAAGATGTAACTGTTGATGTTGAAAAACCTGCAGAAACTTGGTTACAAGATACTATTAAAACTACAGGTGCACTTGGTGATTTAATGAAAGTTAAAAAATACATGCCTTGGGCTCCTTCTGTAGATCTTCAAACACCTAAACCTACATTCTTAGATCCAACTAGAGAGCTTGCTGCTAATGCTGAACAAGCAAATATACAAACCGCAGGTATGGCGCAGTTTGCTGGACCTCAAGCATTGTCTGCTAGATCTTCTGGTATTCAAGGACAAGCTGCTAAAAATGCTGCTGATGTTCTAGGTAAATATAATAATGCCAATGTAAATATTGCTAATCAGTTTGAAACTAATAATGCAAATATTCAGAATCAAGAAGCTGCTGCTAATCAAGGTATTAAGTCTAGATTATATGATCAAAATACTATGGCTAACCAACAGTATGATAATTCAAAAATGGCATTAAGAGGTAACTTAAGAAATCAATATGCAAACTCTATCACTAATAAATGGAAGACAGATGCATTAAACCAAATGTTTCCACAATATAATACATCTGCTGCTTCTGGAGGTAAAATGAGCTTTACACAGGGTAAGTCAAATAAGCCTGAACAAGCTGCATCAATGAGACAGAAGATGGATGATTATATTAAAACTTACAAAATGGATCCTGATAAAGCTCATGCTGCAGCTTATAAAGAACTATATGGTGATAACAGTAAAGAAGCTGTACAAAACCCTAATGGTTATCCTGGAGCAGTAAAAGGTCAATCAGGAGGTTTCATATATGGTGATAATACATATCCATTCATATACTAAACTTTTGAGGTTTAGTTAAATTATAAAAATTTAATAGTTTTACATTATACATTTAAACTATGGCAACGTACTTACAATCTTCACCTGGTATATACAAGATTACTAATCTTGTTAATAATAAGATTTATATTGGATGTGCTTCAAATATCAGAACAAGAAAAAATGGTCATTTATATGATTTAAGAAAAGGTGTTCACAAGAATGATTACTTACAACATGCTTGGAATAAATATGGAGAATTAAATTTTAAGTTTGAAGTTGTTGAGTTATGTGACACAGATCTTTTACATGAAAAAGAACATTTTTGGGTTGACTATTATAGTTGTTTAGATAGAGAAATAGGTTATAACTTAAAACCTACTGATCCAGACGGTTGTTCTTTACATTCAGAAGAAACAAAAGAAAAACTTAGACAACATTTTAAAGGTAAAAAATTACATCCTAACTGTTATGAAGCAGGTAAAAAATATAATCATTCAGAAGAATGCAAAATAAATTTAGCTAAAGCTAGAGAAAAATTAAAAAATGTAGATTTCTATAAAGTACATAGTATTAAAAGAAAACAGGTAAAAAATACAATTACTGGAGAAATATATGAATCACTTAGAGTTGCTTCTGATATATTGAATATACCAAAATATGAATTATCTAGAAGACTCTTAGGTAAGAGAAAAAATAATACAAACTTAATATATTTATAATGAGTACTTATCTTCAAGGTGTCACAGACTTTATTCCGGAACTACAACCATTCCAACCTGACTTAAACTTTTATGCTAATGCAATGCAGACAAAGCAAAATCAGTATGATACTAATTATAAGGCGATTAATAACTTATATGGTGAACTATATGATTCTGATTTGACTCATGATAAAAACATTCAGAAGAAAGATCAACTTTTAAAGAATTTAGATTTTGAACTTAAAAGAGTTTCTGGTCTAGATTTGTCATTGGATCAAAATGTAAACCAAGCAAAACAAGTATTCAAACCTTTCTATGAAGATAAGTATTTGATGAAAGATATGGCTTGGACAAAAAATTGGAATAGTACTTTAGGTAGTGCTCAGGCTTTACAAAATAATCCTGATGAAAAAATGAGCGGTCAATACTGGGATACTGGTATTAAAGAATTACAGTATAAAAAAGAAGAGTTTAGAAATTCTGATTTAGAAAAAACTTTAAATATTGGTACTGCTCAATATACTCCTTATGTGAATGCTGCTAAAGTATATAGAGAACTTGCAAAAGAAATGAACTTATCAGTAGATATTGAAAAGCCAGATGCTTCAGGTATGTACATGGTAAGACAAAAGAACGGAGACTTAATACTTCCTACCTTACAAAAACTATTCTTAGCAGAATACACTAGCAACCCAGCTCTTCAAAAAGTATATGCAACACAAGCATATGTAAACAGAAATGATTATGTTAACCAAAATGCTGAAAGATTTAAAGGTGATAAACTAGCTGCTGAAAAAGAATACTTACAAACTAAGTACAATGAACTAAGTGCGTATTCAGCTAAGAGAGCTCAGAATCATGCTGAGGCTGTTAAGGTGACAGAAACTAAGAAAAATAATGTTGAAGTAGCTGTTGAAAAAGGTGATGTAAACCCATCTCAAAATGAATACTTAAGAAAGCTTAATGAGCTTTATGAGATAAACACAAAAGTAAGTGCTCATAGTTCTAGTCTTAATGAAAAACTTAATGGTGAATCAAGAACTTTAACTACACAAGGACCGACTAATGCTGCTGGTTTAGATCTTACTAACATGGAGCTTGCTAGATTAAAGATAGATTCTGGTATTGCTGCTTTTGATGCTGAACAAGATGTTATGGGTGCAGCTGATATTCATGCACGTCAAGACATGGTGTTTAAACAAGACTTCAGTAAACTTTACATGGAGAATGTTAGTCATCAACATGCAATGCAGAGACAAGCAATAAGTGATCAAAGAGCTGATCAAAGAGCTGAAAAAACAGCTAATGCTGCTAAGTTAATTGAACGTAACAAAAGTTTAGTAACAAGTGGTGCTTATGTATATGACATAAACGGTGATATTAAACCTAATCCTGCATATACAAGAACAATTAATCTAGGTGTAAACCCAGATGGTACTGAAACTAAAATTGAAAATATTCCAACATTGATGGCTGGTGATTACTTTGAAAAAGTATCTAGCTTAACAAGTGGTTATGCTAAAAATATGTATTCTACTGTAGCTAATCTTTATGAAACAGGACAATTGCAAAATGATGAACTTTGGGCAATTATGCATCCTAATGAAACTCTTAAAGCTAATCAAGACTTTAGTCAAGCAAAAGGTGAGTTTTATAAAGAATATAGCAAATTTAAAAAAGATGAAGCTGCTGGTACAAATTATTTAGCAACATCAGGTAAACTTTTTAAATACAGAGATCAGTTAAAAAAATGGGCTGTTAAAAATAGTGGTAAAGAGGAAGCTGCTTTAATATTAGCACCAGATCAGGCTACTGATAGATTGGCTAATCATGATGTAGATGTTCAGCAATTTGAATGGTATGCAAAACAATACTATAAAACTAAAGCTACAAATGATGAAAGAATAGATAATGCATTGATGAAAAACATTGCAAACTCTGGTTATAGTGAACAAACTAAAAAAGCTCTTGTTGATTTATATAAAAGAAAAGTTGTAACACATCAATATGATGATGATGACTTTGTTAATATTGCAACTAAGTACATACTGGAAAAATATGAACCTGATTTTAAAAATAAAGAGCCATTAAAAACTGGGCCAACAGGTAGTGCTAAAGAATCTGCTGATTATGATAAAAAACTATTTGCTTATCTACAACAAAAAGATAAAGCAAAAGGTCGTAAAACTCCTGGACAAATGCATGATGTTAGATTTAATAATTTAACAAATAGTGAAGTAAAGCAATATGCACAGCAATTTGAAAGTAAAGCTGGTTATACATCTCCAAAGATAGCTGCAAAAGGTACATTAAAAAGTTTAATAACAGATATGGACAATGCATACTATAACATTGTCTCTAATGCAGATAAAAAATCAGGATTATTATCTCCTTTTCCAACTCTTATAAATGGAAAAGATGGTAGAGCTACTATGGCTGCAAATCAAACAGCTGCTGTTGTAAATATAGGAGCAGTAGGAACATATGGTAATACTGCTTATTTTGAATTCTTAAATGACTTGGAGCGTATCAATTTTAAAAATGATAATACTAAGTATAGAGTAACTATTGGTAATAAAACTCTTGGTGAAGCAGAAAACTTAAATGTAGATGCTCAAAAATACAAAGACATGTTAAGAGCCTTGTCTTATACTATAAGAGATAAAACTAAACCTGAAGACTTTATGTTAGCTCAAAGTCAAATTGCCTTAGAAAATAAAAATCTTGGTTCAATGACTGTTAAAGTTCCTAGAAGTTTTGCTGAAAAATTCTTTAAAGATGACAAGGGTAAAGTTGATAATGAAATTGTAAACAAAATTGTTGGTGAAGGAATTACTTTTGTTGCTCCTAGACATGAATGGAAAAATAGTTTGTTTAAAGGTAATATAACAACACCTGTTCAATCTATTATAAACAGTTCTCCTGATGGAAGACTTAACTATAAAGATCCAAGTAATGCAGGACGCTACACTATAGAGAAAATGGGTGATGAGTCATACAGAGCTAATATTACATTTAATGAACTTGGTCCAGATGGTAGATTGATATCTAATAGTTCTATACTTAGTTCAGAACAATTAGGAAATAATGTTGATCAACTTGTATATCAAGCAAATCAACAAATGGCAATAAGAATTCAAAAAAATTTAGCAAAATATAAAGAGTTTCATGCAACTGGTAATACTGATGCAATGAGAAATGCTGAAAAAGCACTTGGATATATACCTAAAAACTTTGGTTGGAAACATTAATAATTATGGCAGAAAACACTATACCACAAGATGGATTAAATGGGTTAACGGATATTAATACATTTACAGGACCAGTAAAATCAGGACTTACAGAATATACACCTTTAGCTCCATTACCAACAGATATACAACAATTACCTGGTGGATCAAGTATTCCAAATAGAACTTATGCTACTAAGGATTTTACTGTAGGTTCATCTCCCACATATTCTGCAAAATTAAATCAAAGAGTTGCTACACCTGGTACAAGTAGTAAAGCTCAAGCAGATTTCATGCAGAATTTATTTAATAATTCTCATGATCCAAATGCATATGGTAAAATGTATTCATTTGATAACTCTCCTGGTAGTGGTTCCTTCAAAGCAAGATATAGTGGATATGGAGAAAAGACATATAATAAACTAGGTTTTGATCCAACTTCAGATACAGAAACATGGTATAATCAAAATACAACTCAGTTTGATGACTGGAAAAGAATGATGACTCATGCTGCTTGGCCAATGATTAAATTAGGATTTATGAGTCCTGTTAATTCATATGCTAAAATGCTAGGTCATGGTGATGTTGGAGCTAATCAGCAAGAAGCAAGAGATTATGAGTACTTTAATGCTATTGGTAATTCTACCAAAGGTGGTCTTGGAGGATTCATGACTAACTTGCAAAATTCAGCTGCTTATTCTGTAGGTATTCTTGCAGAAGGATTAGTTGAAGGTGCAATTATTGGAGGAGCTGTGGGTTTTGCTGAAGGTGGTTTTGGAGCTATTCCAGGAGCGGCAATTGGTGGTATTACAGGTACAGTAAAAAGTTTAGCAAAATTACCAGGAGCTTTGTTTAACACAGCTAAGAACATGGGTAAAATTGCAAGTTCTTTGAAAAGTTTGTCTAACATAAGTAGTGCAAAAAGTTTTTGGACAAATGCTGGTAGTAAATTAGCAAATGGATTAAATCCTTTAGATAATACAACTGATTTAATCAGAGGTTGGAAAGATATGGGAGACATAACAAGTTTAGCACGTTCTGCTAGATCTGTTGGTGCTTTCTGGCATGATGTTAAAAATATTAACATGGCTTTATCTGAAGGTAGGCTTGAAGGTGGTTTTTCAGAACAAGCAACTTACAAAAAACTGTATGATGAACATTATGCAAAAACTGGAGAAGTTCCTTCTGATGATGAGCAGGTAAGAATGATGCAACAAGCAAAAGATAATGGTTTTGCTAATACAATGTGGAATACTGGATTAGTATTCTATTCAAATAAAATTGCTTTTCCTTCTATTACAAGAGCTGGTTTCTTAAAAGGTATCCCTAAGTTTGGAGGAGTTATTGGAACTGTAGGTAGAGAGAAACAAATCATATTTAATCCAGGTAAGAAAGCTGCAGAGGCTGCTTATACTCTAGAAGATGTTAGTATTAAAAACTCACTGAAAGCTTTAAAGAGCCCAAAACAATGGGGAAAACTTGCAGGTAATTATTTCAAAGCTAATTTAGTTGAAGGTTTTCAAGAAGTTGGTCAAGAAGCTTTATCAAAAGCAACAGAAGATTACTATGTAAGTAGTTATAACAACCCAGCATTAAAGAACTATAGATATGCATTAGGTGCTATTGGAGCAGGTATTAAAGATCAATTAAGTGCTCAAGGAGCAGAAGTATTTGCTTCTGGTTTCTTAATGGGTAGTTTAATTTCTGGTCCAATAAATACTGTACAAAAATTTGGTAGTGTTGGTTATAATAAATACTTTAAGCATAAAGATAATTACAATGAATACATAGCAAATAAACAAGCACAAGGTACACAGATTGTTGAAGCATTAAATACAATGCATCAAAATGGTAAATACTTTTTTGATCCTAAACTGAATAATTATTCAGATCAAATGCTGGTTGGTAAAGTTGTTGATAATTCAGATGATAAAACTACTGCAGAAATAAAAGATGCAGGTCATCAAGCTTTTACTTCATCTGTCTTAACAGCATTACAAACAGGAACCTTTGATACTTTTATTAAAAACTTTGCTGATTACAAATCTGCAACACCTGAAGAGTTAGAAGAAGCTTGGAGCTTAGAGCCTGGTCAAGGTGCAAAAGCATTACAAAAACTAGACAAAGCAATTGATAATGCAAAAGTTATTGCAAAAAGATTTCAGTTTGCTCAAGATAAGTTTGGTAAATACAGAGTAAATCCTGCAGAGTATAAAGAAGGAACTATAGAAAGACAAAGAGCTGAGTTTTATAACAAAGCAATCAGTATAGGTATAAACAACCTGACTTTTATGCAATCTGCTTTTGATGATACTTTAAAAAGAAGTAATAAACTATACAGTGGTTTAGCTGACATATCTTCAATTACAGGAAATGCTTTTGCTGATGTTGCTTTACTAACTGATCCGTCAAGATTGAATAACCAAATTCAAATGTTGGCTTCTCAAATTACATTTGCTAAAGAATCAAATGATCCACAAATCATGGATAATGTGAGAAAGGACTTGAAGACAATGAAACTTGTGGAGGACTTTCAAAAAAAGCAAAAAGTATTAAGACAATATGTATTAGATACAGCTCTCTTACCGGAAGAAGAATTATATAAAAGATATGCAAGTGATCCAATTGAGGATTACAAAGCTAGTTATCATGATTTATTAAAAGGTTTAGCAGGTACTCCTGAGAAGCAAATGAATCTTGATAATGATATAAGTGCAAAGGGTGGTATTGATGTTTTATTTGATGAGCTTTTAGATACTGACATGTTAAAGAATCAAGCTGCAGGTCTTGCTAAATATGTTAACTTATTAAGTGATCCAAAAGATTTCTTAGAGCATGTAGATAAAAACTATGAATGGATGCAAAATCTTTACAATAACAGAAAAGAATATTTTCAGTCTATTGTAAATGAGCAAATGGCAGCTATTGAAAGAAATGCTTTACTTAATGCTTTAGCTGATCAAGGTATATATGTTGATTTAGAGCAGTTTGCAAATTGGGCTCAGGATAATAATAATTATCCAGAATACTTTATTGATGAAACAAGAGGTATGATCATCAACCAAAACAGCCCTCTTTATGCTGACTACTTAGATCTTTTCATTGATGCAACAAATATGAATGCAATTCCAGCTGCGGGTAATCCGGTATCTGAGAAAGAAAAAATGCAAGATAGACTTGATGATATTGAAGAAAGAAGAAGTAAAGACTTAGAAGATGCTAATGAAAATTATAATAGAGAATTAGTAAAAGCTTATGGTAAAGATGAGGCAGGTATATTTGATGATATAAGAAAAACTTTAAATGAAGATACTTCAAGAGAAGAAATAGTTGCATTAGAAATTCAAAAAGAAGAACAAGAAGTTTATTTGAACATCCTGAATGGAGACACTGTTCAAGGAATGATTGACATCTATCCTAAATTGGAAGAGCTTGTATCTGAAGAAAGCTTCAATGATGCTCAGACTATAGCAGCTTCTGATAAAACTATAATTGAAAAAGCAAGAAAAAGAGGTCCTATTTTTAATCCTGATGCTCAAACACCACAGGAAAAAGCTGATGCTATAAATAATGCATTTACAATTGAAGTATATAAAAACATCCTTGAGAACAACATTAAAGATCTTGAGGAGCAAATTAAAAATGTTAAGTCTCCTGAGACTTTTGATATTGAAGCTTTTCCAGAGTATTTAGCATACCAAAGTGATGTAAACCAGATCAATGAAAAATATGATGGTTTTGTTCAAGAAGTAAAAGATGAATTTAAAGAACAAGGTGTTGATGAAAATACTTATGAAGAAGTAACTACAGCTACTCCTTATGAAAATTTACCAGAAGGGTTAAAAGCCATGGTTGATGAAGAGTTTGCAAAGTTTCTTACTGAACAATTAGAAGATCCAAATTTACAACAAACTAATCCAGAAAATTTTGAACGTACAAGAGCTAACTGGTTGCAAAGTCAAACTAAATTATTTAAAGCTTATGGTGAGAAGGCAAGAGCTGAGGCAGTTGAACGCGCTAAGGAACTTGCCAGACCACCATTCTTAAAATTTTTCAAATTACAAGTATCAGGAAAAGATGCTCTAAATACTTTAACAGACTATTTAAAAAATCTTCAGAAAATTGTTGACACTGGTAAGTTTTTAAATTCAAAATCTAAAACTATTGAAGCTACAGCTGATGAACTTGCCCTTATTAAAGAAGACATTGAGGCTTTAAAAGGTTATATAAACAGCAGAAAACAAGTTTATAAACCACAAAATATTGCTCAAGAAACTTATAACAATGTAGAACAAAACATTGTAAATAGAAGAGGAGAAGTAGAAGATGTATTTAATGAAGAAGGTGTTAAGACAGGTAGAAAATTTGTTGATTCTGAAAACACACCTTTAAGAGCTACTCAAGTATCTGATGAGGTTGTAACTAAAATGGTTGGTAAACCAGATTATTTCTTTACTCCTATCAATGAAAGTAAATATGAAACAATAATAGAAATGTATGATAGGATTTTTAATGACCCTACTGTAACAGATCCTATTAACCAATTCATGTTAGCATTTCAAAAAAGAGCAGCAGAATTTAGAGGAACCTTTGGTACTAATGCAACAAAATTAGATCAGGTAGAAAAAGCTTTAGACTTACCAAAAGAAGAATTTTTAAAAGCTCTTGATAATATTGCTTTTAATCACAGAAGCACAGCAGGAACAAATGCAGATGCTTTAATTAGAGAATCACTTTCTATTTCTAATGATGAAATTAAATTTAAAGCAGTACCATATACAGACTCAATTGATATTAATGGGCAAAGAGTTAGGGTATCAGATATAATGACTAAGGATGCATATGATGCATTGTTTGATGCAAATACTGGTATCATTGCTCCACTGTTAAATGACATATTTGATAACAAACTTAGAATACTATCTAACAATGTTCTTGTGTTTGACAAATCCTTAAGAGAAAATGGTATTACAGGTGAGTTAGATTTACTTGCATTAACAACTGATGGTAAATTAAAGATTATTGATATCAAACTTTCTTCTGGTTCTACTTGGAAATCTTATGAAAAAGAAAATAACCGTAGAAAACTAGAGCATAGAGCTCAGCAATCTATTTATCAAACATTGGTGTATAACATGACTGGTATTACTCCTGACATATCTATATTACCAATTGAATTTGAAGCAAATCTTGATGGTAAAATAACTAGTATTAAAAAATCTTCATTACTTGCTGAAGATCAAAATGTTTATGATTTAGAATATTTACCAGAGATTGAAAACGCTGGTATAGTTAGAGTAGATTCTGCTATTTCAATGACAACAAGTTCTTCAATGGGGGAAAGCTCACCTGAGGTTAAACCCGCAACAGAAGAAGAACTTGGAGAAATAATCAATTCTACAAAAGTTACTGATGAAGAATTGTTAGATGAAGAAACTGCTAAAAATCCTATAATGGATTTCAGTAAAGCTAAAAACATGACTGAACTTGGTAAATTAACAGCAGAAGCTCTTATTGATAATCCCGAATTAGCATCAGAAATTGCTGATGCATATGCAGCTAAACAATATGAATTAAAAACAAAAATTTCTGTTGATAATCTTGAAGTTGGTGAGTTATTGATGGCTAAAGTTCCTATCTTTACAAACTATGAAAATGAATTTGTTTTTGTAACACAAGTCAAAGGCAACAATGTGATTGTTAAGGACTCAATGACAGATGAAACAAAAACATTTACAGAAGAGGAAATGAAAGAAATGTTCATTAAAACAACTAAAGAAGCTGTGGAAAACATGAATGCACCAATAGTTACACAAGAAGATGTAGCAAATTCTAAAGAATCTCATGAGAATTTTTTAAAATTCTCAGAAAATACTGAAGAAATTAGTAAATTAAAAAAAGAGACTGATAACAAATCAGAAGATGAGATAATCAGTAAGATTCAAACTAACGCTAAATACTGTTAAGATATGGCATGTTCACTTACCCAAGAGCAAATTGGTGATGTTTATCAATTAATTTATAAAAAACTTTCTGGAGCTGATACTTTGGAAAGTTTTGATTTAGAGGGATTGATAAAACAACTTTATAAAATAGTTCTAGAAGCTACAGAAGATACAGGTAAAGCTTTACAATATGCACAAGCTGTTCCTGATATTTTTTATTTGGTTGGAAATGATTCAGAAATAAGAAAAAAACTAAGACAAAGTAAGTTTAGTTTTGATGCCTTAGCAGATTTAAGTTCAGATTTTGAAAATTTAGAAACTGTAAATACTTATGTAAATCCTGCTCCTATAACACCTGATGAAATTGAAGACACAGTTACTGATATTTTAAACCATAAGGAAGATGTTTCATATGAAGAACTTCCTGAAGAAAAAGTTGCTGAATATCAAAAATCTGCAGCAAGGATTTTATTTCCAATGTTTACAACAGGTCAAGAAGCAATTGCAGTAAATCCATCAACTACATCAGAAAAAAATGTAAAAGATCCTGAGAAAGCTTTATTTTACAAAGTAATTAGAGACATAGTTTATTTTGCTAAGAACAGAAATGAAGATGATACTGTTACTTATGCTGGTAAAGAACTTGGTCTTACTATAATGAGAGCTAATCAGTTTCCAGATGATTATAGATTGGAATCTGATAAAGCATATTATAAAGGAGAAGATACTGAACTTTATGGAGTTGTAACATACACAGATGGTTCACCAGTTTATTTTAAAGAAAATGGTGAGATTACTGAAAATCCACAAGATGGTAGAATAATCTATCAAACTATAAGAAAACCTCAGTTAAGTGACACTAATAGACTTCTTTTTAAAAATAAGTCTGGTTATGCTTATCAATTGCTTGATGCTGAATCAATAGTTGAAAGAGAGCAAAAAGAGTTAGGTACTGACTATTCAAAAGCTGCTTTTGATACTAGAGTTAATGAAATAAAGAAAGCTCAACAAATGCAGATGAATCAATTATTTGCATTAAGAAAATATGTTAGTGAAACAGGTAAAGCTATTGTTACTCCTATAACAGGTGGATCTTTTGGAGCATATGAGAAAGTACCTGCACCTAAGTCAATAAAAAGTTTTACAGAGCTATCAGAAGCAGATCTTAAATCTTATGAATACCATCCTAAAACAGGATATGTTTCTTTTGATTATAGTACTGAAACACCAGGTGGTAAAATAGATCAAACAGTATATCTAAAATCAGATATGGATGAGACACTTGCTGCTAAAATTGCTGATGTTTTAACAAGTAAGGGTAAGCTTAATGGTGAAGAATTTAGTGGTGCTGATAAAAGAACATTCTTTGAAGTATTTGTTTACAATACTACTATTACAGATGGTGAACCAAGTAGTATTGAAGTGGTTCTTAATAGTAACAAAGAACTTGTTGTTAAAATCAAAGGTAAAGCAATACCAGAAAATGTATTATATAGTGAAGAAGGAAAACAAATTATAAAAGAAGCACTTCTTAAAGGAAAAGTAAAAAAGAATAAGCAAGGAAATATTACTGGAACTTATCCATTAAATGTGCATTATAATAAAACTTATAAAGATAAACCTTTTACTGACTATGAAATTAATGGTGATAAAGTAATTGCAAAAGAAATGAGTCATTTTGATGCAATTAAACCATACATGAAAATTCAGTATACAGGTGATACAAATGCATATTACAATGGATTAAATGCTTACTTAGGATTTAGTCTACCTGCTGATTTACCGGCTGACTTCCCTAATGTTCCTAACTTTGGAATCTCAGTATTTAAGCCAGCAGATAAAATCAAAACTCCAATTAAAACAGAAGAACCTAAAACTGATTTACCAGCTAAACCTTCTGTAAGTAGAACTATAACAAAACCTGCAGCAGATAAAGTTATAATAGAAGATAGAACACCAGGTATACCAGATATACAAACAAGAAGTGCAATTATAAATACTCCATCAACAAAAACTTCTGAGAAAATTGATTTTGATAAATTAGACAGAAAAAAATCTGTATCTAATTTCTTAGATAGAGTGTTTACAAATAAAGCTGACAGAGAAAGAGCTGAGAAATGGTGGAAAAATTCTCCATTAAATAAAGACAGTGAAGCAAATAAAGAAAAAGAAAGACTTTCTCCAGGTAGTACTAAAAATTTAATCAGTCTTAAAAGAATTACTGAAGTAGTGAACTCAGATGCATTTGCAACATTTACTGGTTCAGGTATTACTCTTTATCAAGCTGATGGAGGTACTGCAGTAGATTTGTATCATGAATCTTGGCATGCATTCTCACAGTTGTTCTTAACAAAAGATGAAAAAATAAAATTATATAATGAGCTCCGTACAAACAAGAAATGGGCTAAAGCAGATTACATTGATATTGAAGAAGCAATTGCTGAAGATTTCAGATCTTATGCAAAAAGTAAAGGCAAGAAAGAAGCACCTAAAGGTTTTCTTGGAGAAGTGTTTAAAAGGATTTATGCTTTTTTGCGCAACATGTTTGCAAAAGTTAAGACAACTGAAATGGCTACTAGACCTAGGGATATTGAATCCGTTAGGGAGTTGTATGACATGTTGTACAGAGCTTCTGCAACTCCTGACATATTCCAAAATCTAAAAGCAAATGCTGAGAACATGATGTTTACTCAGCTTAACAGATTAAAAGATAATATTGTTCCTGTAAAAACTGCAGCAAAAGACTTTGCTCCATTTACAATTGATGAATCAGTATTAATGACAAATACAATTGATAATATCATAGCAGATGTTTTTGAAAATTACAATTTAGATAGACAAACTTCCACAGGTCCTGTTAAATTTTTACGTAGTACTAATAACAGAGTTATACTGTACAAAAATGTTAAAGCTGAGTTGGATAATTTATGGAAACTTAAAGTAGCACAGTTTGAAAGTATTGTAAATTCTAACCTAGCTAAAGATGAGCTTAGTGATGAAGATATAATAACTGAAGAAAATGCATTAGCTAAAATTGAATTGTTAAACAAAACAATAGAAAGTTTTGGTGATCCTGAATTATCTGTTACTGGGCAACAAAAAACAGGTGTAATAGCTTTCCATTTAGCAAACTCAAAATTTAAACTGCTTAATGATACTTTCACAGAATCATTAGAAGACCCAACAATCATCAAGTCAGACAGTGGTAATACTATTAATTCAAAAGACTTAGCAAGTATTGAGACTGTAACTGTTTTGAGTAGTTTATTCAAAATAGCAAGAAATGAAAATAACAAGATTATTACAAATGATAATGGTTATGTATATGAAGTTGATGAGTTTGGGTTTAAACAATTAGAAGATTATAATAATAATTGGAACAGACTAGCAAAAGTACTTGAAGGTTCATTTGATAAAAATGAAATGTATGATAGAATTGAAGCAAACAAAGAAAATTATCCTGAGTTTATTCAACTATTGACATTACTTCCTGCTAAAGACAGTGAGAAGTACTCTGATAAAATTGCTTTTAATACAATTACTAAATTCTGGCAAGACCTTAAAAAACCAAGAATCCGTTACAATCAGTTAAATATTAATAGAGTTACTGATGAAAAAGGTAACATAACTAATGAAGCAAGAGTATCTACAAGTGCATTTGATATACAATCTGTTGTAAAAGACTGGCAATATTCTTTTACATTAGCTGATGCAGGTGTAAGTGACTTCATTGATAAAGAAACTAAATTTGGTAGAAACCTTCTTAACGTGGAAGCAGTTATAAAAGCATTCTATGACCCACAAACAAAAGGTTTAAAAACAGGTAAAGATGTACCATTAAAATTCTTAAATGCAATTGGAATTAAATTAGATCAAGGAAGTCCTGTTATAAAAGAACTTACAGCAGATAAAAATTTCAGTAGGGAGTATGGTTTACAATATATATTTGATGCATTGCAACAAGTTTATATTAACCGTGCGGAACCTAAAGCTTATGAATTTGCTTTAAATCCAGTTAAAAATTTATTAGATGGCTTAGATGAGTCATTAAAAATGGATAAAACAAAAGCTGGTGATGTAAGATCAAGAATTAAAAAACTTGCTGAATTACAAGTACAAAACTCTGATGCATATTCAAATTTTGCTGCTCTTAGTCCTGAAAAAAATAGAGTGTGGGAACATTTTGTTGATAATACAATTACAAGAGTAGTAACCTCATTAAATTATGGTAAAAACTGGCAAGAATTAACTAGAGATGACGCTGATCCAAATAACAAGTTTCAGCATATGAGATGGTTGTCAGTAGATAACAATACTTATACACAATTCTCCAAGTTAATTAATTCAATGTATGATATTAAAACAGGAGAGAAAAAGAAGAATGCATTAAGTATCTACAACATGGCGGGTACACAAGTAATTGGTGAAAATGATTCCAGTACTACAGGTGTATCTACTGCTTCTATGGATGCAACAAGCAAGTTCTTACAAGAAATGCATACAATGTTATTGCAAGGTTTAGAAGAGTTCATGAGACATGCTTCTAAACAAAGTGCAATGGGTTTAACTGCTAAGAATGGTATTCAAACATATGCTGATAAAAAAGCATCTAAACTTTATGTAGATATTGAAGCTTTTGAAGGAAACCCAACTTATGGTGAATCAAAAGCATTTGATATTTTAGTAGGTTATTTATCTGGTGAAGCAAATAGAATTTTTAGATTTCAATCAGATTCTAAATTTGAAAACTGGGCTGGGTACAATAGACCTGTAAAAAGAAAAGATGGCAAAGGTACAGAAACAATGGCCGGAGCAGCATTTACTGCATTTGATGATGTTCTTACAGAAGATACACAAGCAGACTTATATGCTATAATAGACAAAGCTTCTAAATCAAAAGATGCTAAATTCAATATGTTTGATATATTGTCAGACAATGTTGATTTAAGATTGAAGGTAAAAGCTGATGTAGTTAAATACTTTAATGCACTTACTAAGCAAAGTCAATCTATGCTTGATGAAGCTAAGTATATTGATAATGGTTTACTTTCAAGAGTAGACAGTAAACTAAAACCTTCTGAAAAAGAAACAGCTTTACTAAAAGCATACAACTATAATTCATGGATTCATAAATTTGAAACAGCAATAATTGCTTATGGTGACTTTGCTCAATACAATCATGAGAAAGAAGAGTTCCACAAGCGTAATGCTGGTTTAGGTTCCGGTGGAGGCGGGTTTGGTGTTGATCTTAAAGATCAGCAATATGTAAATGCATTAGAAAAAGTTTATGTCAATACCCTTAATCAAAAAAGAAAAGACAAAGGTCTTGATCTAATTATTCCAAGAGACTATACTGGTACACTGGATACAGCTATCATAAAAGAAAGAGAAGAAAATTCTATATACTTCAATGAATATAGAGAAGCTCTTATTGCTGATTACACAGATAGATTAAAAGATGCTAGACAAGCTGAAAAACTAGCTGATATTGCATTAGGAGAATACAATGGAATGAAGATTGGTGATGGTCAAGGTCATATTACTATTGAAGCATATAGAAATCTTAAAAACTTAGAAGGTAAATGGTCTGATGAACAAGAAGAACTTTACAAGAAAGTTTCTAGAGGTGAAGATGTAACTATAGAAGATGTAATAAAATACTTTCCCCCATATAAGTTACAGTATTTTGGTAATATGAAAACTGAGGGTCTTACTTTAACATCTTTTCATAAATTCTCCCTTGCTCCAATAGTACCAGGGGTGGCTAAAGAAGGTACACCTTTATATGACTTACATGAAAAGATGTTGGTTGATGGTATAGATTATGTATTATTTGAGTCAGGATCAAAAGTTGGCCATATTGGAACAGGTGATAATATCTTTAATGCAGACAACTCAATTAATAAAGATGCTGTATTTACTAAGAATACAATATTTGCTGAATACTTGAAGAATCAAACAGAAATGAATGAGTCATATAAGGGTAAGTCAATTTTTTCTACTCAGATGAGAAAGCTTATACTGGATGGTCTTTATGAGCAAGGAGTAATTACTACTAAAAATGACAAAGCAATAACAAGTGATATTGTAAATAAGTATTTAAATGATGTATCTGAATATACTGAGCTATTAAAACTTGAGTTGCTTAATGAAATTGGTTATAATGAGACTACTCCTGGAGAATATACTCCAAAAGATGCTGAAAGTATTGGTAAATTATTGATGTTAATCAGAGATAATTTGGAAAGAGAAGATGCATTAAGTGATGATATCATTTCATTCATTGATGCAACTAAGACAGGTGAATTAGTAAATGATCTTTCATTCCACCCGGAAGCAGGTAAGATTGAGAAGTTGTTATTATCTCTTATCAATAAAAGAGTGATTAAACAGAAAGTAAAAGGTGAACCATTGATTCAAGTTTCATCTGCACTGTATGAGAACAATTTCACGGGAATGCCTACTTTTGAAAATCCTACAGATGAAGAGAAGAAAAAATGGTTAGGTACCAATGGTCTTCCTACCTATCATAAAAGAGCTGATGGTAAAACCGCAGCAATGAAGGTTATGATTGCATTACAGGGGGACTATGCTAACTTGTTGAATCTTGAGTATAATGGACAAATCATTGGTGATATCAAGACATTAAACAGAGCTGTCAAAGATGATACATGGTTAGATGCAAATGATGGTGCTAACAGAAAAGCAATAACACTTGTTGGTGTACGTATTCCAGTTCAAGGTTTGAACTCTATGGAGTTTATGGAAGTGTATGAATTCTTACCTCCACAAGCAGGTAATATCATCATTCCTCCAGCAGAGATAGTTGCTAAGTCCGGAGGTGACTTTGATATTGATAAACTTACAATCTTTATGACTAACATAGACAAGACTGGTAAGCTTAAAGAAAAAACCTATGAAAGCAATGAATGGATTAAAAAACAAATAGCTGAGCTTAATGCTAAAGGTGAATCAACTGAAGCTTTATTCAAAACTCAAAAAGCTGGTTTAGAGAATGAATTAATTAAAGACATCAAAGAAATTCTTGAGCTACCAAGTAATTATGTATCTCTAATTACACCAAATGGTACTTTCTTACTTAAAGAGATTGCTGATGATTTATCTCAATATGTAATGGATTATAACCGTTTTGAAACTTTTATGACTGAAGGTCAAAAAAACAAGAAAAATAAGGATATGATCAGTCCAACAAGAGTATTAGAGAATGCTTATAATATCTTTAAGCATGAGTCAAACATTGTAGGTAAGAAAACCCTTGGTCTAGGTGCTATTGAAAACACATTCAATGTACTCTTTAATTCAATTGGAGCTTACATGCCAGCTCAATACAAAGGTGCTGAGATAATTAAAAAAGTTAATCTTGCTTTGAGACATAATTCAATGGATGTTAATGGAGAAAAAAGAATTTCTCTTTCTAACAGATATGATGCAGATAACTATAATAAAATTGCAGATATCTTTTCTCAAGCAATGAATGGCTGGGTAGATGTTGAAAAAGATGCATGGATATTCTTTATCCAGGGTAACTATGAAGTTGCTCCTATACTTACTTATTTAGCAAAAGCAGGTGTTCCAATCAAAGAAGCTATTTACTTTGTGTCACAACCTTTAGTAAGAGAGTATGTAAAAGAACAAAGAGAAATTACTTCTGCTTATGCTGAAGTGTTACACAAAGTTCCAAAATTTGGTGGTGTTAAAATAAATGCAGCTAAAAACATATTAAGCAGACGTTTTGGATATTCATTTAACAAAAATGCATCTGATAAAATTTATCAAGCAGCAGTGGAAGCTGTAGGAGATAAACAATTTTCTCAAGATGAGATGTATAAATTGATTAAGGATTACAAAAAAGATCCTTCTGTGGCAAACAGTGAACTTTCTAAAGCAATGTTCTTACATTTCTTACAGATAGAAGATCAGATAAAAGGAATAGCTCAGGTTAAAATGAATACTAATCCTGATACAAGTTTAAAATCTGTAATTGCGGGTGTTGAACAAACTGAATCTAACTTAGAAAATTTAGCAGAAAATGAAGATCTTAATTACCTTGTAGAAAAGTTTTTAAAAGATTCTGTAATATCTTCTTTCTTTAATGGTCCTTTGGCCCTTGCAATAGGCAGACCTTTATTTAAATTAAGATACCATAAGGCAATCAGTAGATATCTAATGGACAAAGAAATGAGTATCATTCAAGAAATGAAAGAAACTGTAGGTGAAAACAAAAGAGATTTGTTTAGCTCTACTTTCAGAAATGACTTAGTTATGTATTTGTTGCAAAATGCTATTAGAAAATATACTAAGTCTGATAGCTACATGTCTCTGAACTCTACAAAAATGACTGCAGCGGATATGAAATCAAATGTAATTGGAGCCTTTGTTAAAAAAGGTACTCTTTACATTGATGAAGCAAGAATAAAACAAGAGTTTCTTGATAAAGCTTGGGCTATTAAATCTGAAGCAGAAAACAGTTATGAAAAACTAGGTCTTCATCCATTACCTGCAGGAACATTCACTGGTAACAAAAATGGTAACTTATCTGAATATACAAAATTTGTTGCTGAAAGAGAATACTTAAGAAGTGCCTTCCCTCAAAGAGAAGATGAAACTAAAGCTGAATATGAAAAATTCTTAGCTGAGAGAGCTTTGGACAATACTTTTAACTTGTTTCACTTGTTTAAAGATGAGAATAATAACTATGCAAAAAGATACACTGAGCTTTTAGAGAAATACCCTAGACTAGCAAACAGATTTGAAGTTCTTAAGAAAATTGGATATGATGAATTGAGAGATAAGAATACGCTTAAGATTGCTAACTTAAAGCTTAATGATAGAGATGTAAATAGCAGTAAAGCTAACTTATACACAACTAACATTAAAAACTTAAGTGATGTGATATACTTAAGAAAACTTGGATACAAAGATGGAGCAGCAACTGAGATTTCTCAATTCTTTAACAAACTTCCAATGTATGCTTATATCCAATCCGGATTGAATAAAACTCCATACAGTTTGACAAGTATTGTTGATTACACAGATTTTGCTAATATCTTAAAAGAAGAATCTGAAGCATTTATCAAAGTGTTAGATTCTTCAACAAGTGAGGTAGTATTAAATGATTTCAATAACCTATTCCTAACTCAAAACAACATTTCTAGAGGTTCTGAAAAAGGAAGACTTAAAGACTATATCAGCAATTTAGATTTTAAAACTTTTAAGTTAAGTGACAACAGTAATTTAATAGATTCAAATGTTAGACTTGAAAAAGCTACTCAACCAGCTACTGAAGCTGTAGAAGAACAAGATTATCTAGAAGAAACTTCTGTAGAAAACATGATGACTTTTAATGATCAAGATGCTGATGTTAATTACTACAGAAATATGTTGAAACAACATCCAGATGTTATCTATATTACTAATCCTGCTGTAACAGATATACAAACTAAGTTTGCAAAACCTGAGACTAATCAAGCTGAATTTGCTAAATTAGCAGGTGAAATGAGTATAACAATTCCTACAGATTTAAAACCAGGTGATAATATGAAAACTTTCCCTGTTGATAAGTATGATGACTACAAAAAAATGGTTGAAAGAAAGATTGCAGACATTAAAACGGCAATGCAAAATCAATCAGTAGCTTTTTCTAAAGCTGGTTATGGAAATGCATACTCAATGCCTCAAGAATTATTTGTATATTTAAGTAAGAGGTTGTATGAAGAATTTGGATATGTAAATCCAGGTTCAGCTATAGATAATGAACTAAGTGATCAAGATATAAGTGATGCAGAAATACTGCAAGCATTAGGTTTTGAAAGTGATCCATTTAAATGTTAAGAAATGACTTGTGAAGTAACAGCAAAAACACTGCAGTATTTAACCGATGAAGGTTTTATTGATTCTGATAACAATGTAATTGAACTTGATAGAGCTCAAATAGCAAAAAAAGGTACATTACTTGAACAAATAAATAAACTTACAGAACTTGCTGAAAAGAAATATGGTTTAATAACAGGAGGTAAAAATCTGTTGTTTACCAGAAAAAGTATTATCAGTAATGCTGAAAAGGTCTATACAAATGATTATTTGTTTAATGAGCTTCAAGATAAGATCAATAATTATAAACCAGCAACTACAGAAAACTCTAATACTTATAAAGGAATTCCTGTAGTAGATACTGAAGATATTATTTCTTATGAGGGTGGTAAAGGTGCAGCTAGTTATAATAGAGCAAATAATATAATAAAAGTAAACAGAAATTTATTAAAGCAAAAATTTGAAGAAAAAGCTTGGACTAAACCAAGAAAATTAAAAGAAAATTTGCATGGTGAAATTGTTGAAAGTTCTGCACAAGCGTTACCAGAAGATATATTTAAAAATTATATTGAGTGGGAACATTTTGTAATTAATCATGAGTATCAGCATTCTTTGTATTCTAGAGAAGATTTTGATAAAGATTTTCCTAACAGAAGAAAAGGTGATTATGAAAGTGAAATTAACAAAAGAGCTTTAGAAGATCTTAAAGATGAAGCATTAATAAAAAAAGTATTTGAAATAAGTTTCAATGAAGAAATTCCATTAGTTGACATTAATGTTGATATTATAAATAGTGCAAGAACAAAAGAAGTTGCTGATGTTTTAGCTCAAAGGCTTTCACAAGGATTAAATGTGAATTATTTTAACATTAGTGCTGAGGAAGCAGTGAAAACCTTGAAAAGCTCACCGGTGCCATATAATGGAGAAGCTGCATTTTATTATGCTGGAACTGTATATGTAGTAGGGGATAATGTAAATGTTAGAACTGTTCTTCATGAGTTTTCTCACCCTTTATTAGGAGGTATAAGAAAAAGCAACCCTGCTTTGTTTAACAATCTGTTTAATCAACTTATGATGACAGATGAGGGAAAAACACTTTTTGCACATGTAGAAAAAGAATATCCAGAGTTAGAAGTAGGCAATGATCTTTTTAAAGAAGAAGTATTATCATTTGCTTTACAATTAAAAGCTACCAACAGAGTTAATAATGAAATAGAGTCAAAAGGTTTTGATGCTTTTATCACTAAGCTTTTAGCAGCAATGAAGCAATTTCTCCGTAATATTTTTGGTGAAAAAGTCAATGTAAAAAACTTAGATGTAGATACTACATTAGATGAACTTGCTGAAATGCTATTGGAAAAAGACTTTGAATTTGCTACAGACATGATATCTGAGGATGACTTGGTCATGTACGGGAGATTTGTTACTGAAAGAGCTAATGAGTTAGTAAGTAAAACTTCACCAGAGTCTTTACAAAAAGTAGTAAATGAAGTATATGCACAAAACAGAATCTTACTTAACCAAGCAAGAAACTTCCGTGCAGATAAACCTACTTATGAAAGACTTAAACAAACTCTTTTTAAAGAAGGTACTACAAGTTTATTACCAGAAGTAGTAAGTACTCTTAAAGGATACCAAAATATTGAAACAGATAATATACTTGATACAGCTGCAATTATTGATAATGTATTAGATGCTGAAGAAAAAAGAATGATTGAAACTAAACTTAAAGCTGATGCTTTAGTTAACAGTTTAAATAAGATGGACATGTCTAGTGATTTAATTATCAAAGACTTAAACAAAATTTTATCTCAAAGCAATATTAATAATAGACAGATTGTTAGTTTAGTTAATTTGTATAAAAACACTGCTTATGCCTGGGATTCAATCATAGATGAGATTAACAATATCTTGAATGTTGATGAAATTGATACATCAAGTGAATTCTATATAACACTTAATAAGCTTAAAAATAATGTAAGCATAATTCAAACTCAGATTGCTAATATATACAAGAAGAACAATGTTCAATTTTTTGTTGAAGCAACCAGTTATATGAATGACTTTGTTATTAAACAATTAAACACAGACTTAAAAGCTGCATTACAAAAAGCTTATGCTCCAGAAGATCTTGAGAATGTTATTACAGGCATTGTAGATAAAGTTACCACACAATCATTAACAACAGAAGATATTGAAGCTTTAGCAAAAGATGGTGTTCCTGTTGATAGACTTAATGAGTTCATCAAAAAGTATAATGATTACATTGTTGATGAAGACAGAATTACAAAAGCTTTAACAGGACATGCTAAGGATGTCTCTTGGTTCAACAGATGGTTAGAGACATATAGTTCAAGTAATGATATCATTGCAGGACCTCTTGCTAACTTTATTCAGAATCAAAAGACTGAAGTTGAAACAGAAGTATGGCATAAGTCAGCTAAGTTTCAGAAAAAACTAGAAGAGCTTTTACCAAAAGTAAACTTTAATAAATTAAATTCTACTCAGGTAAGAGATATGGTTGCTGGTGTAGATACCATAATGACTTATGATAAAAAAACTGGTAAGACAACAGAAAAAGAAATCTACACTTTCTTAAATGAATTTGGTAATGGTTGGAGATATCAGTTAGATATTCTTGAATACAACTATGATCAAGCAAAAGAATCAGGTGATAAAGAAAAAACGGCTCAAGCATTATCTGCATTAAGACAGTTTAATACTGACTATATGTGGCAAGAATACACTCCAGAGTACTATAAAAAAGATGATATCTTTAAAGAGTCTGAAGCTGGTAACTTGGCATACTTAGCAAGAAAACAAGCTCTTGATAAATTTAATAACTTGAACAATCAGTTTACAAAAGAACTTGATAGATTTGAACATTATGGAGAAATTGAAGCCGCTTACAGAGAATACAAACAGTTATATTCTAGTTTATATGAAGATGGAACTGCTAAATTTGATGATCCTTCTAAAGGTATTTATGATTTATCTATTTCTAAAGTACTTCAGCAACATAGACAAGCTACAAGCGGTTTCTATGAGTTTATTCCCCTTGAGGGATCCCTTGAGACTTCTTATAATCAATTCATAATTGGTCTTAAAACACTTGGTATTGAAAACGGAACAGTTGAGTTTAATAAAAAGTATAATGAATGGCTTAAACAAAATGTTAAAGTAGTTTATGATACAGCTTTTTATGAACAAAGAGCTAAATTATTTACAAGATTAGCTAAAATTCAATCTAAAATGAATGATGCATTTAAATCAGAGTTTGATGTAAGTGCTGCTTATAAAACAATCAGTGATTTAATTTATAGTTACCGAGATGATTTTGGACAACCTGATACAAGTCAATTAGGAGTTGAGAGGTTAAAAAAAATCAAAGACATGGAACAAGCTATTATTAACTTTAGAAATAATGTAGATAGTAAGTCAGGTCTTTCTAAAGCAGATACAGAATTGTTAAACTCTTATGCAGATAAAGCTAAGAAAAGAACATTAACTCCAGAAGATAGTAAAGAGTACATGAGACTCTTACAAAAACAAAAAGATAGTGGGATTGATCCTAAGTTATTAGTAGAACTTGATGCTTTATTTGCTGAGCTTAGAGATATGTCAAATAAAATTCCTACAGAATATTACTTGGATGCAATCAATATGCATTTATCTAAGTACAACATTAAAGAAGTAGATGAATTAACAGTTGATGATTTTATAAACAGTGAAACTTTTCAAGATTTATTAGAAAAAGATGAAAAATTAGCTGACTGGTTTAATTTGAATCATGTTGAGAATACAAGATATGATAAAGATGCAAAGGATTGGGTTAATGTTTTTCAAAGAACTGCAGCCAATTCATTTACTAAACCAAGTAATCCTGATCATTTTATTAAGACATACATCAATAATACAGAAACAGGAGAGAAAATAGAAATCTTTGGTGTTCCTGGTGCAAGACATTCTAGATTAGAAGTAAAAGATAAATACAGAACAATTCCTAGAGAAGATGTAAGAGAAAACTATGTTGGTAAATACATAGACAATAAAGGTAATTTCTTACCAAGAAGCTTTCAACCAGGTGTAAAAAATTCTGCAAGGGATGACAAATTCATGGATAAAAGATATGCTGCTTTAAAAGCATCTAATTCTGCAGAGTATCAATTGCTAGAAGCAATGAAAGAACATCACCTTGAAATGCAAAAAAGTCAAAGTACATTTGGTAAGTTATATTTAGATGTTCCAAGATTTGCTGTAAATAAAGGAGATATCTATCAGGCTTTAAATAGAGGTGCTTATGGTGAAAGATATAAAGAAGCTTGGGGTAGTATTAAATCAATGTTGAAACAACAGTTTGGTACTTCAGTAGTGGATTTTGAAAATGATTTAAATTACAATCCGGAAAACAACTTGGTTAATACAGATTTAAGAGGAGATGAAGTTTCATACATTCCCGTAACAGGTCTTTATAACTTAGATATAAAAGATACGGATGCTGATATCATACAAAGTATGTTTAAGTATGCTCTTTCTTTGCAAACACAAGGGAAGCTGAATGAATCATTACCATTGGTGCAAAGTTTACTTTCTACCTTAGAAGATCCAGCTAACCAACCAAAGAATTTAGAGAAGTTCTCTAAAGGTCAGTTTAATGTAAGAAATCAATTGCAAAACATAAATAAAAAAGGAGCTGCTAACAATAGATTAGGTCAAGTAAGATCTTTAATAGAAAGAGAATACTACGGTGTTAATGTAATTGGTCTTGAAGAAAACTACCCAAGACTAGGTAAATGGTTAAACACACTTACTAAGCTATCAAGTAAATCTGCATTAACGCTTAATATTCCTTCAGATTTAAAAAATAAATATTCTGGTTATGTCCAAACTCTTATTGAAGGAGCAGGTGGTGACTTTATTACATTAAAGGATATTGCTATTGCTACACCTTGGGCTACTAAAGCTATGTTAGAGTGGACTACAAAAGGAATCTATCAGATTGGTCCTGGAGCAGTAAGTACACAACTTGTACAAGTATTTGATCCAGTATTTAAAATGGAAGATGAATTTGGTAGATCTATTACAAGAAGTTTATACAAAGACTTAGTAAATGGTGAGTGGATGTTCATGCACCGTAAGTTTGGTGAGATGGAAGTTGCTATGAAATTATTTGGTAGTTTCTTGCATGGTCAAAAAATAGATATGGTTGGAGCGGATGGTAAATCTACTCTTATAAGATATGCTGATGCATGGGAAAAAGATGCAGAAGGTGTTCTTCAGTTAAAAAAGGGTATTCATCCAGGTTGGGATTACAAATCTGTATATCATACTTATGCTAAAGGTGAAAGCTTGCAAGAAATTGCAGATAAATATGGAATCACTCTGGAAGAATTAAAAGCAAAAAATAGTATAAAAGTTGTTGAACAGCTTGAAGATGGTCAAGAAATTGTAATTGCTAAATCTGAAAAATTTAAACTTTTTAAAAATAGATTGCAAGGAACTTCTAGAAGACTATTTGGGGTTTATGATAAGTTTGGTCAACCAGAGGGTAACAAGTACATTATGTACCGTATGTTCTTCTTCATGAGAAAATGGTTTACTCCAATGTTTGCTAACCGTTTTGGTATGGATGTTTCTAAACAAAACTTTGGTGGTGATAGATATGATTGGGCTCTTGGTAAAACAACAAAAGGGTTTTATATATCTGCATTCCAAACAATGTGGGGTATATTAAAATCTAAAGGAGCTAACTATCAGTATATGACCGATCAAGAAAAAGCAGACTTTAGAAGATTTGCTGCTGAAGGAATGATGATTGTGTTTACTGCATTACTTGCTTCTATGTTATTTGGATACACAGATGATGATGATGACAAATGGAAAAAAGTAAAAGCTAGATCTGGTGCTTTTGGTACAGATGAGTATAATACTTATGGATTCCTTGCTAATCATGCTCTCTTATTATTATTAGGGTTACAAGCTGAAACAGGAGCCTTTGTTCCACTTCCTAAAGTATTTGGTTTAAACTTAGGAGCAGATGATTATGGTAAAATGTTAACATCTACTACTACTGCTTTTGGAAATACATTGTTACTATACACTGAAATCTTTGGTGATATACTAAATGTATTAACTTTCAATGAAGCAGCAAGATTTAAAAAAGATACTGGACCATACTGGTGGCAACAAAAAGATGAGTTAAAAATATGGAAAAGATTATTTTCTGCAGTTGGTTTCACAGCTGGTACAGGAGATCCTGAATCTGTATTGAAAAACTTATCTAAAGGTGCTGGTAGAGTAAGATAAAGCTCAGGAGAAAAAAAAGGGAGAGCCTAAGCTCTCCCGTTTCTAAATTTCTGTGTTACATGTATTATCATATTTAAACTTTTGTAGTTTAAGTATGTCATTAGTGTTTAAACCTTCTAAGTTTACAAGCTCAACTTTAAATTGACCAGAAACTTTGTCTTTGTTTTTTGTTACTATTGCATAACTACAGTCTGAAGAAACCATAGTAACAAAAACTGATGTTCCGTTCCATTTTGCTTTCATAAAAACTGTTGTAAATTTGGTTTAAAATAGTTTTTTCCTTTTAAGATTTTACCATCTTCTCTGATGATAGCTTCTCCATCTTCACCAACCTTGCTCATGTTGCTTGAATGAATTTCATCAAATACTTTCTCAATGATATCCTGCATACCGTGTTTAAGTATGGTTCCGCATAAGATATATAACTGATCTCCAAGAGCATCTGCTATTTCTACCATATCTCTTTTATCACAAGCATCAAAATACTCATCATTCTCTTCAGCCATAAGTTTATGTCTTAACATCCACTCATGATGTTCTATCAATCTTGGTTCAGTTCCATTTACTTGTTTAAAAGTTTCATGAAATACTTGTACACTGTCTAATTGTTTTTTCATAATTAATACATTATTGTTTTACCTAGTTTGTTTAACCCATTTATGATATCTTGTACACCATGCCCTTTGGCATCAGTGCGTTCTAATATAGCTTTGTATTTAGAATCTACTTTACTTGTAAAAAGTAAACAGATTTTTAATAAATAATCTATGTACTGGTCATTATACTTCAACTCACTAATATCATTAATGATTGATTTTAGTTTTGCATAGTATAGTATGAGAGCTGTTAACTCTTCATTTATAAATTTAATCTTATTAGAAAAATCTCTAAATATTTGTTGCAATTCCATTTGAGTATTCTCATCTTCTTGAACAAAATGTTTTAAGAATTCTGAGCTGAATAACTCAACAGTAGAGCCAGACTTAATGAAAGGATCTTTTAGATCATGCTTAACATACTTTGCTTTCTTATCTTCTATAAGATCATTAATGACATCAAAGTCTACTAATGCATCTGCACATTTTAGAGCTATTCTAACAACTCTAATTGTGTCTTTAGGACTTACTGTTTTTTCCATTATCCACTGCAATTTATACAACCCTCATCATCATCTTCCTCTGGGTGAAGTTCAATTCTAGGATTGAGTTGTTTTTTAAGTTCATAAATTTTTTGCATAACTTCTCCATCTTGGAATATGTTACCTGTAAGCACATTCTTGTACTCAGCAATTTGCTGTCTAATTTGTTCTTCACTCATAATATATTTGATTTACTTGTTGAATCTTCTAGTTTTGTGGACTTTTTTCCACATCTTACTATCTTCTTTTTTCATTTTTTTAATCTTGTAACTAATTTCTTGTTGCCTCAAACTACTGTGAGTTGCACAAGATGATAATAAGATAATGAATAATAAAATTCTCATGATGATTTCTAAAATGCAAATATAAAAAAAAGGAGTAGCCTAAACTACTCCTCATGATAACAAACTTGTCTAACCACAAACAAGCTATTAAAAGAAGTCTGGAATTGAATCCAGATCTTCATCATCTTCATCTGAACCAAGAGCAAGATCTTGCTCCATGTCAAATAAATCATTTTCTGATTTTTCTAATTCTCTAGCTTTTTCTGCATTTGGAATTCTGATCAGAATATCATCTAATGATAATTTTTCAGGTTCTGATAAGTCAATCATTTTTGGTGCTTCTTCAATAACTGGTGCTTCAAATGTATTACCTACAGGATCTGTATAAGTAATTATATCTTCAACATTGTCTTCTAAAGCAAACTCACTTTCTACTTCAGGCTCTTCAATTTCTTCAACAGGTGGAGGGCATACAGCTATTTCTTCTTCATCTTCTTTATTTGATTCAGAATTTTCTATTAAACTTTCAACAGCTTCAATTGCTTCAATTTCAGCAATTTGATCTAATAAGTTTATTTGATTAGGATCCGTAAATTCCGGCACCTCTACTGCTTCTACCGTAGGAACAACAGCTACTCCAGCTTTTGGAAACTTATTCACAGTATCCAAGAAATAGTGAAGAACTCTTTGGTCCTCAATCCATGTTCTAGGATGTGAAATCTGAAGAGAAATAGTAACATAGTTATAGAATGCCCATAAACTATCATTGTTTTTATAAACATGACTTGGTCTATCCATCTGAGAACGGATAATACTAGCTTGCTCTGTAGTTAGGATACTATACTCTGCAAAAAGAATACCTAGCATCTGAGCTTGTTTTCTTCTTGTCATTGTTACTGTTTCCATGAAAGCTTTATCAGAAACTAATTGAGAGTAATACATGTGTGCATTAGCAATCTGGTCATCAATAGTAGCTTTAGTCTCTACATCTGCAGTTCCCGTGTGCTTTCTGGTCCATGTTCCAATTTCACCGGATGTCATTACAGTTTCTGTAGCTGTAATATAACCTCCAATCAAACATTTAAACTTAACCTGTTTGTTGTAACTGTTTGTCCAAGCAAACATCATGTATAATTCAGGGTCTAGATTATAATTTAATCTATAAACTCCTTGAGCAATTTGCCCGTCAGCAGTACATCTGTACTCTTCATCTACAATAACAAATCCAGCAGCAGTTAATTGCTGTTTGGAATAATCAATAACAAATTGGTGGCTGATTACTGTATAAGTAGCAGCATGTTGTGGCAAAGGCACACCAACTAGGTGCGCCATTGTACATTCTTGTATTTTCTTTGGCATTAGAATAAACTTAATTGGTTTGTGACTTGTTCAAGAGAATGAATCTCTTTCTTAATCTTTTGTAAATAGAAATCATTATGGATTAAATATTCCTCAAAAGGTTTTTCTACATAGTTTATGAATACTGTTTGCATCCATGGTCCGGCCTCAACCTGAATCTCTCTGTTGTCAGAAAGATTGGTCTTAATAATTTTACTACCTGTCTTAGATATATAATACCTAAGAGTATGTTGGAGCTCATCTTTTACATAAGATCCCATTTCAACATGGTGCTCTACAAACTTCCAATTACCTTTAATCTTTACTCCTCCACAATAATCAAAGATGTCTTGATTTTGTTGCAGATAATTTTCTGGTTCAATACCAAATACAAAATGATAATAAATTGCTTTAGGAATGATCAAAAATGATCTGTTTTTGTGCAGAGCTAAATTATTAAACTCAAATCTACCTTTTGCTTTTACATTAGCATAATAAAATTTACCATCTCTTTCTTCAAATACATCATAAGATTGTTCCTTCTTGAGCTTATCATAGACATCTTTAGGAACCTCAGACAATTCATTGACAGCAATATAGTTATTTACATCTCCCAGTACTATTTTTTGATAAGTACCATGCTCTAATTTAAGCTGTGTTAGCTTTTCCCATCTCTCACAAATTTCCATATACCTATCATAGTACTTTCTTGGTATAAGAGTTTCCAAACCATCTGTATTTTGCATAAGCGGCATAACATCTGGAATCTCTTCACAAATCATTTCATGAAGCATCATCAAACTCAATTGACCATTGATAGTAATCCTCATTGTAAACTCAGGATCATATAGAAAACTATTAGCATCATTACTCAAACCATAAGTTGAGTTAAGAATAATCTTATACACATAGTTTTTAGGATCTTTCTTACTAATCTTTTTTCTCTCATCAAAGAACCATTCATACAGCTCACAAAATTCTGCTTTAGGAAGATGAGCTGGTGCCCATTTATTTCTGATAGCAAGATTAGGATAGTAACTTACAACATCTGAAGAAAGAATTACCATCTCTTCATCAGATTCATAAATACCTGTTGTCCTAGCTCCATGTACACCACCTAGACCAAAGTCTGTCTTCACGCCTTTATACTGCACAGAATATTTAAACCCTCCTTTTGTGTTATCTGGATACACAACAATATCATTGAACTTATCTAATAAATTCTGAAAGGTTGCTGTCTTAAATTTTGTATAAGGAAGAATAATATCCTTTACTCTAATCTCAGTTCTATAAGTTCTAAGCTGTTTAAGGTCATACTTCTTATAACCTGTTTGTTTACTCAAAAAATATAAAAACAACTCTTTGGAAATTCTTGGCTCAGATGCACTATAAAGATCAATACCATACTCTTGGGTCAAAGTCCTTCTTAAATCAATCTGACTCTTGCTTAAGTACATTATTTGCTTAGTAGACTTAACATCATTAATGCAATAAGTAATAACTTGGTTGATTTGATAATCTTCAATTTCAGTAGTATGATGAATAGGCATGTCCTGGATATTCTCCCAGTTCATGCTATACTGAATCCATTTTAATGAACTTCTCTTAGCTGGATTATCCCAATGATTAAGTTTAAATACATCAACCTGTTGAATACTTAAATCTTTTGGACTAAATTCAGAGAACTCTCCTCTATTTTGTCTACTAATAACATCTTGGGCTTTACCATATAGGAATCTAGCAATATAATCTCCTTTACTCCAAAGCAATTGCTGCTTGTTTCTAAGAATATGCTCTGTTATCTGACTGTCAAATGACAAACCATTAAAACTAACATGCCATTCTCTATATGCTACATTTTTTTCTAGAAAGGTAACAAGATCTACAATATCATTCTTGCTCTCATGGCAAACAAATATTTCTTTATTGTCAGATCTTACATCCTCAAAGACGGCTACAAAACAATTTTTCAAAGTCTCATAGTCCATCACGTAATGGCAACGACTCATACACTTTGTTTTAAATAATTAATAGCTAATTGTAATCTTTCAATAGAATCTCCTAATTTACCCATACCATTATTACAATTACTGCAAAGAAGACCTCTTACTTTTCCAGTACTATGACAATGATCCACATGTAGTTTTTTAATATCAGTATGTTCTAAATTGCATATTGCACATTTGTTATTCTGATCAATTAACATTTGCTCATATAAATTATAAGTCATTCCAATGATACCTCTTTGTCGCCAAGATTTTTCTCTTCTTTTTTTCCAACCACCTCTATTATAATAAGAAGTTTCATCAAAAATTTTAGTTTTAGAATGAAATTCCGTTGTAGGTTTGCCTTGTCTTCTTAACTTTCTCATTGCTTTAATTCTTTCAGCATTCTCTTTATAATAATTATTTGCATAATTATTAAATGAATCTTTATTTTTTGTTCTATATTCTTTCTGAGAAAGATTGAAACAAGTTCGGCAATGAACATGATGACCTGTTGGATTATGTTGGTCTTTTCTAAATTCTGTAATAAGCTGTTCAGTATTACATTTAGTACAAATTTGTGTTTCCATAAATATTAGTTTAATAATCAAAGATAGTAATTTCTGACTATGAAACAAAATAAATATGTCCTCATGTGTGTCCTCATATCATAATTCAGTTAAGCTGTTTCCCCGTTTTAGTTAAAAAGCACAGAGGGAAGTTGATTTCCCTCTGTGAAATCATTTTACTTTGCCTCTGCTTGCATGAATGCATTATAATCAAATGTAGAAGCATTAACTGCAAAAAGATTAATTAAATCTTCAGTAGCAATTTTATCTTCAACATAATACTCTTGAAAAACTTCAATTTTGTTTCTCTCTTCTTTAAAGTTTCTACCATTAGGTCTTACTGATTTGCATGCTACTGGATCACCATTCTCATCCATTTTAGGCAACATGTGAAGACTCATTTTTGTAATTTTAGAAATGATTACAAATACTTTTGTAGCTGGGTCAAAGATACATTCTACATAAGGACATGATTCTGAAATAGGAATCATTCTAAAAGTTTGTTGTTCATTCCATGTAGCTTGAACAATCATCATTGTTTTGTTTTCCATAAAAATTGGTTTAGTTTTTGTCATTGTTTTGCAAATTTAATGTAGTTTCTGATATATTTTCCAAATCTGCTACATCTAGTATTAAGTTTTCTTTTTCAAAGTTGGGTTTACTACATAGCTCACCAACTTCTTTAAGAACTTCTACAGGATGATTTAATAATTCTGCATATTCATCAAAATGTTTTTCAGGAAATAAATAACTGTTGACATAGGCATAATTACCACTTGATTTGTCAAAGAAATCTAAAATCTTACGCTTTAAATTCATACTGATTTTGCTGTACTTACCATTTATAAAGTGACACCAGTTTTCTTCCAGGTCACTAAAGTCAAAAGTAAATACACTGGTTTTGCTATCAGTCTTAACATAACCACACAATCTAGGATGTTTAAGAAGAACTGCTTTAGAAAAGTTATCAAACTTCTCTTGGTTCTCAATTTCATAAACACATACTAGTTTCATATCCTCAAGAGCAACATTATCATTCCAACTTAAATAAGTTGTTTTTGGAATAACAAGGGCACCTCTTTGAATCCCCAAGAGCGGATATATAAATACTTGGGATTTTTGGAAATATTTCCTATACACTGAACTTAAAGCCATAATTTTTACAATTTTACATTACCTAATGCTAGATCATATGGTAAGTCATATCTTCTGTTGTCATAATGCCATTTAACTTTGACAATTAACTCTTTAAAGTTTGCCTTCCATTTCACTAGAGTTTCTTCACTCACTTGAAAAGGATAAACTTGATTGTATTTATCTATTACTATAAAAGTAATCTGAGTTTTCCAATCTTCTTTATCCTCTCTTCCTTTTAAAAATTTGTCTGTTACAAGTACAGAATAGATAACAGCTTGGAGCCAGTATCTATAATACTCAACACTTTCCGGGAAATCTTGAATTGATTTTGCAGTGGTCTTTAAGTCATTAATAAAAATGGTCTTTGAGTTTTTGTCAACAACAACATTGTCAAGCACACCATGTAAGCCAAATGATAAATCTGGATTGTCATAGGTTAGTTTTAACTCACTTGCAGTATTGATAGAATCATCATTCAAGTTTCTATCTAACTGTAATAAAGCTCTTACATCTTGATTAGCTCTAAGGACCTCAACTTGTGCTCTGCAATTGCTAAGAGTCACTTCATCTACTACTGTTTTGCCTAGGCTAGCTTTTAAGAAATCAAAATACTCTATGTTTTCTGGAGTTAAAACTTTGTCAAGTCTTTGTTGATCAGTCTTGAGAGTTTGATAGAGATTAGCTGAGAGTAGATTGGAGAGTATATCTTGAGAGTAGTCCAACAAAGATAGTGTATTGTTTCCAATTGTCATATGATATTTAAAAATACCATCAATAATTTTCTTCTGACTATCTGTTGGCACTTTGCCGGGTAATGTGAGAAATTGTTCTTCAAACTTATCTTCTTCAAATAGTAGACAATGCAGAACGCGCCCTGCTACCAGGTGCGCGTCTGTTGAGTCTTCTCTTTGGTTAAGAACATAGTGGCTGTAAAACATGCCAGGAGAAAATAGCAACTTATTTATCCCGCTGTAGCTAAAGTAAAACTTTTTTTTGTAAAACTGTTCTAATTCCTCATTAGAACCAATCAATGCTTGACTCATCTTCTTCTTTTTTAGGTTCAACAACTTGTGTTTCAAATACTTCTTCTTCAATTTCAAATGTAGATTCAATCTCTATTTCAATCTCTGTTCCTGGAAGTTCTTCTTCAATTACTTCATCAACTACTTCTTCAATCTCATCTGTAGGCTCTTCACCTAATTGAGTAAAAGTTGCTTCTTCATCAGTCGGAATGTAGTTTAAGAAATCATCAGAGATTACTTCTTCTTCCGGAGCAACAACTTCTTCTACCTCTGGAACAAAATCTTCTACTAGATTATAAGCAAAGTTCTTATTGATAATATTATGTATCTCTTCAGTTACACTGATATCTTTAATTGTAAAGTAAGTACTCTCACCTCCACTGATAATTTCTTGCTTATATCTATGCATTAAATCAGTAAGTATGTCATGTGTTAAAACTTGTTTATCAATCAAGCTTTTAACTATACTATCTAAACCTGTATTAAAATAAGAACCTTTACCAAGATAAGTAACTAATGATTTAAAATTAACATGTCTTTTAGTTGGTGTGTCATACATTCTACTGGAATGTTCTTTAAACAACAACTCTATGAAATAAAGACTTTCTTCATATTTAGAATTTGCCATTATTTCCATTGCTAAAACCCAGTTATCTCTATCATTACTGTCAAACATAGCAGATAATCTAGCAAACATTTCTTCATCAATAACAGCAGCATTAGTACCATTAAGTACACTAGTTAAACAAGACTCATGACACAATGTAAGATCTTTTATCTGGTTGTATATTGATAAATACTCAGGTTTAATATAATACACTGTTTTAGAATATTGAAAATCATCATTATTATATGCAGGATCCTTAATTAATTCAGAATAGTGAAGTAATGATGTATCAACAAATAATTTTATACCTTGATAATTAAGATAAACTGTGTCTTCATTATAAAACTCTAATGCTTGTCTGATATCTTCAATACGCATTGTATCAAAACACTCAGTATGCAACTCAACAAACTTCTTAAATAAACTTGTAGGTATAGAATATCTATAAGCTTTATCAACATAAAAATCTTCAGTAGCATCACCAATAAAAACATGTGTTGCTTGAGTAATATCTCTCACTGTTTTAGTACCATTTTCATCATGAAATTCTTTTAATTTCACTCTAGGAATGTTTACTTTGTCAAGAAAATAATATTTATCTCCTTTTACTGGTGTATATGGATCTTTACTTATATTAAAAAAGTCAGACTCTTCAGAAACACATTCAAGTGAGATGTCACTTAAATCAAAACTAGTCCATTTGCTATTTCTTGGATCTCTATTGTTTCCATTCAAATTAAAATATAATATATTTATCATAATCTTTTAAAAATAAAATAGGGGATGTAATCACCCCCTATCTTGGTTAATAATAATTAAATTGTTTTTTTATGTGAAATGCTCACTTGTGATTTATTTCACAGCCATTTTAACAATCTCTGGTTGCATCATAAGCAAACCAAATTTATTCTTGTTACCATTGACAATCTCTTTGATCATATAATATTTTAAATCAGATGTAAAAGATTCACAATCAGTAACAATTTTGCCTATTCTTTGTACCATTTCTTTAGGAACAGTATTCTTATCAGCAAAAGTTAAAGAATAATTGACAATTCTTGTTGAAATAACGCTTGCTATATCAGCACGGAAATCATCTCCTTCTCCAACAGCCCCTTTCAATGCTCCTAAAACATAAGTTTCATCCTTAGTCATAATAGTTTCAGGACTAATGATCTTATCAAGTTTATTATTAATAAACATAGTAAACATAGATGCAAATTCAGGACCTACAGAACCTTCACCAATCATTTGAATTATTGGTAAATTTTTTCCAAAATCATCAATTGAACTAATTGAGTTAAAGAAAGTTGTAATTGCTCTTGGATTTACACTTTGAGATACTAATTCAGGATGCATTAACAAAAAGTTGATACATCTACCGTCAATACTAACAGTCTCTGCCCATCTTGCCCAAACATTTACATCAAACTTAACTTCAGTTGAGATAAATCTTGTTTTCTGAGCAATATCTAGAGAAGTTACATTATAATCACCATTGTCTGGATTAGTAGTTAACAAAATATGCCAGTTCTTAGGTAATTTCCAAGAAGCATATGCTTGCTCATCAATAAGAGTCATGGTAGCTTGCATGAATCTATGGTCAGCTCTGGTGTAGTCATCAAGAATTAAGAATCCACCTTCACCTTTACCTTGGATCCAATCTGGAGCAGCATGAGACATTCTCTTGTCTGTTACCTTGTAACCTTTCTTCATGGCAGCATCAATCTGGTGCTCATTGATCCATGTTTTCTTACCCTCTGCATTTTGAATCTCAAATTCTTTAACAGGAAAACCTACTAAATCACCCAATTCCTCAAACTCTGCTAAGTTTAATCTAATTACATCCATGTTAAGCTCTTTAGAAAGTTGCTTAACTGAAGATGTTTTACCCAAACCTGCATCACCCTCAATATTGATTGCTACAGGAACCTTACCTTGTGATTGAATGTGTTGGTTATTCTTAACCATGAATTTAACAAAATCCTTAATCTCATCTAAATTTAATTGAACTGACTTACTCATAACTTTAATTTTTTATAATTCTAACTTAATAACTTTCCCTTTACACTTAAAATTATGTGTTAAGGCTTTTCTAACAGCTCCTTCATTTGCATTTAACAATAAAGCAGCTTCTTTAATACTTGATACAATACAATAAGATTTACCATCAAAAATGCTTATTTTTTTAATACTATAAGGCTTTCTTTGTCTTTTGGAAATACAAGGAATTTTATCTAATTTTTCTTTTCTCCATTGATATCCTCCAGCAGATTTAGTATCTCCTTTTGCTGCATCACCTATAGATGTAGCATTGCCATTAACAGCTAAAGCAGCTTCTCTTATTGTATTATATTCATTTACATAGACACCTTCTAAAGTATATTGATATACTTTTACAGAAGCATGATTTTCTTTACCTAACCTTTTATTTCTGTTAGCCATACTTAATTTTTTTCTTGTTTCAATGCTTTTTGCCTGAGTTACGGGATTTCTTTCTACATTAACATCACAATTGTAATATTCAATATAATAAAGCTCTCTTTCAATATAATTACTGCAAATTTCAATAAGCTTAAAACTTATATTATCTGGATATTTATTATACAGATTTTGTAGAAAACTATTATAATGTTTTCCTTTCCTTAATGCATAAGCATGTTGTTTATATCTGTCATATAAATTAACACTGCTTCCAATATACTTATGAGAATTACACTCAATAAGATATATTCCAGATTTTTTAATTAAATCTTCTTTTAATGTCAATAGTTTCATATACAAATATAAACACAAAAAATGTGATCAAGTAATTAAATTAGAATTAAAGCTCAAGCTTGATTACTTTTCCAGGAAGTGCTGTGTTTAATTGTGATCTTTCAGAAATAACCCACAATACATTTCCTTTTGGCCTCTGACTGGTGTAACACTCACCATCAGTAAAATACACAAGACTTGTAAACTTTTTTCCATTAGCTGAATAATAGTCAAGTACAGGTTCAAAACTTGTGCCTCCCCTACCCCTTACAGTAATTTCATTTTTGCCTTTATAAGGCTCAATACTATTG